GGTAAAACCGTTCTTAGAGTTAGTGAAGCCTTTACAAGCAAAACAAACTCTTGGACTGGAGAAATCATAGAAAATCTTGGCGCTAAAAAGTTTATTACCGTTTCAAAAAACAGGATCGATAGAGATATCAACGGCGCTCGCAACATTTTATTGCGGGCTTTGGGAGATGCTCCCATCATTCTAAAAAAAGGAGAGTGGTGCATTTGTTAACGTGAGTTAACAAAAAAGCATCGGTCAAGTGTATTGATTGATCAACTTGAAAAGTATAAAGAGAATTTGCCATTTTATACTGTGATCAAGAAAATAGATAGATATTATACTTTTACTTAGAAGATCTTATGGATAAAAAATAAGCCTATTAAATAAATAATAGTAAGAAGTTTGGATTGAATATCGTTTTTTAATTGGAGATGTAAATTATGTCTGATGAATATAGAAAACTTAGATTTGTTAAATTTTATAAAGATAGGGTTAATGTTGGTACAGAAGGGTATAATCCTAAAGTAACATTGTATTATAATAGTTCTGATGAGCTTATAAAAATTAGAGAAGAGTGGCGTGATGAAATTTGGGAACAAACGGTTTCTGGTACAGTTACAGGTGGTGGAGATATGAGTCAAGTCGTTGATCATGAAACTTGTTTTGATCCTTGGGTAAAGCTATAATCTAATTAAAAAAATTTTAGGAATTAAATTATGTCGTATGAAACTGAGTTAGAGCTTTCTTCTGATGATTCTATAATTGTAAATAAAATACGAATTTTAATAGGCGATGAAAAAAAAGTAGTACATGATTATATAAGTACCTGTAAATCTAGATTGTCAGAAGATGGCCGTACTATAGAAATGAAAAATAAGGGTTGGCCAAAGTCTATTTATTGGAATGGCGTAGAAGAAACAAGTTCTTCCGGTGTTGTTGTTCAGGACTATCGTTATTTAACGTTTAGCGGTTCTATAGCACCATCAGATGTAATTGATATGTATTGTTATACTTTTAGAAATTCTGATTCAAGTATTAATGATGCTTATAATAATGCTATGATTCCTCCCGGATTAACTTCTGCTACTGTTACTTCAGATCATTTTATATTACAGGCGGCTATTGATTTGTTAGAAGGTGAATTAATATCTGATTCTGTAGATAGTGGTGTAAAAATTCGTGATGGAGATACTAACTATGATCCAACTCCGTCACTTACTGCTAGACAAAAGATACTTGATAGGTTGCGGAAACGTCTTGATGACTTGGTTTTACAATACATGCTAAGTAGAGATGGGGTTTTGATAGACTAATGTTTAAACGAGATGCTATAGGAAAAAAATTTGGCCGAGTATTAAAAAATGTAATAAAGGAATTATCTAAGCAAATAGAAATTATAAGCATTGAACCAGATCATCCCTGTCCTAATTGTTTTTTTGACAGCTCTACTGGAAAAAGTTCGGGTGTTTGTAAAAATCCACCAGGACATCCGAATTATTTTAAATTTGGTAGATGTCCTGTTTGTAAGGGTGAGGGTGTAATAACACAAGAAAATAAAGTTTGTATAAATGCTTCTGTTGTTTGGCGTGGTGCTAATTCTTCTAAATCTAGTGAAAATGATCTAATATTTAATGATTATGGCTTTGAAGGGAGGGCTGTAGCAAGATTAAAAACAGATATTTGTTATTTAAATTTGTTTAAGTCGTGTGATTATATAATAGTAGAAGGTATAAAATGTACTTTATATAATCCACCTATTGTAAGGGGTCTTGCTAAAAAAAGTATACTTATTGCGTATGTATGTAGTGTTGATAAATTTAAAGATAATGAAACAATAAAAGAAACTTCTTCTTTTTAATGGTTGTTTATGACTGGAAAATTAAAGAGATTGCTTTTAAAAAATTTATATTTTTCTATACAAAATAAGGTAGGGCCAGAAGTAATAAGAAGAATAATGGACAAGTTTCAAGTAGGGTTAATAGGGAAAGTAACAATTAAAGATCCAGCTGCTCCAGAACATTTTAAAGATGAGTTTTTTTCTATGTTAAAAGGGCAATTAGAAGAAAGTCTTGTTATTACTCCAGATGGTATATCTTTTTCTTTAGGAGATAGAGATAAACTTGGATACGATGGAAATGTAAAAACACCATTACAAACAATGGTTTTTATACTCGAAGGGGTGCTTGGAGAATATGCTTTTATATCTCCTGATTTTTATAAAACGTACAAGTCTGGTAAAAATATTAAATTTGGTAGGTGGAGCGGGGGTTTTCTTATATCTAAAGAGGCTTTTTTTAAGGAGGGTTGGGATAAAAGAATTTCGTGGAATGAAGCCCGTTGGGGATTTTCTAATACAGGTCCAATAAATATTTTTGATATAGATCAATCGTTTATAGCTGAAATAATAGATACTACTATTAAATCAACAATAGAAGAGTTTGCTGCTTCGTTAAGAGCAGAACACGGTAAAACATAATGGAATTTATAAGAAAGGTAAATCTTAGTTTACATTATAATTTAAAATATAATATTTTGTCTAATTATATTGAATCAGAGTCCAGTAATCTAGAGTTTGATGAACAGCTTGGTATGTATAAACCTACATATGACTATACTCCGAACGCAGGCGGTAGAGGTAGAGGAGTATATCCATTTGATACTATAGGTAGTGGTATTTTTTCTACATGTTGCGAGGGATCTTATATTAAAGTTTATCATTCTACTGGCGAAATATCTTCAAGTAATTATAATATAAATTATAAGGTTCCGGGAGTAACGTTGGTTTCTGGTACAGATATTCCTGCCATGTTTGAATATAAATGGAATTATGTTTCTGTTATAGATGAGTGGCCTTATGTAAATGTGCCAGAACTTCCGTTTATATTACTTGATTGGAAAAAATTTAATAGTGAGGGTTTTCAATTAGGTGGAGGTAAAAAACATATATGTAATTTAGATGTACTTATTTTTGGTAGTTCTAAACCAGAATTAGATGATTTAACTTATATAGTTCATGATGGTTTATATAATAAATGTTTAACAGTATTTGATTTTAGTGGTGGTGATGTTTTTGATTGGTCTGGCGAGTTTAATGATTTTTTTAATTGTGACCACAATAGTGAGATTCCAAAAGTAGAATTTAATAATGTTAGTGTTAATTATTTAAATTTACCTGTTGATTTTAATAATGATTTGAATGCTTATAGATCTAAAGTTAGTTTAGAAATTTTTGCTTATAAGGAAGCTTAATAAACTGTCTAAAATATTATAGAAAGAAGTTTTTTTTTTGATTAGAGAATAAATTTTAATGGAGGTTAAAATATAATGGCTAGACGTAATAGGATCATGTATGCTAGTCAGTCTGTGTATTGTAACGGTGAGGTTTTATACCGCGTGCAGACTATGGGTAGTACAACAACGTTTACTAGTACTGATATTTTTGAGCTAGGCCATTTAGACGTAACCGACGTAGTAGATGATGTTAACTAAGTAGCTGATTTTTTATGAGAAAATCAGGAGCATCCTCATCAGGTAACTGATGTGTAAAATTTCACGATATGCTGGAAACTCTCGTTAAGCCTTTATTACTACCGAAATCGGAGTTATAATATAAAGGATAGAGACAATCAGCAGGGAGCTGATTTATAATGAATAAAAAAATAGAATATAGTAAAAATGAACTTATACGTTTATATATTTCTTGTGGTTCTATAGGAAAAGTTGCAGCTGAGTTATCAAAAGCCTATTCTACAGTAAGATATTGGTTTAAAAAGTACGGTATAGAAACACAAGAATCTTGTATGACAGTTTATCAGGAAATACGAAAAACACCTTTGTCTGATTTACAAAAATCTGTTGTTCTTGGCTCGGTTTTGGGTGATGGGACATTAAGGTTGGCCCCACATAGCAAAAACGCGTATTTAAAGATTGGACATTGTGAAAAACAACGTAAATATTTAGAATGGAAAAAAAAACTTTTAGATCCGTTTTCAAGACCTGTTGTTTTAAGTCAAAAGGAGCAACAAAAAATAATTGCTGGAAGAAAAACGTACTCAACAAATCAATATGAGTTTAGAACTATTGCACATCCTGATATAACTTATTATTATAAAACGTATTATTCAAGAAACCATAAACATATATTATGTAATAATGTTATTGATAGTCTTAATTTAATTGCACTGGCTATTTGGTTTGCTGATGACGGTTCTGTTTATGTAGATAAAAGAAACGGGACAGTTTCATGTATGATAGCTACAAATTCTTTTGATTATGTAGAACAGACTATTCTTAAAAAAGCCGTTTCAAAGTTTTTTCAGGGTACTATAAATATAAGACCTCAATATAGTAACGGTAGAAATGATATGTTATTACGTATGTATGGTACTAAAAAATTGATAGATTTTTTGTTTATGATAAGTTCTGTTTTGCCTACTAGTATTCATTATAAATTGGGCCTTCAGAGACTGGGTGTGAAACTCCCTTGATTAGGGATGAAGGTACAGTCCGACCTATATGGAGACATATAGAGATAAGAAGAAATTCTTATCCGCCTAACAGGTAAGGCTGAGGTTATTATAAGTAACAGAAATGTCCTGCTGTCGCAGTTACGTTAAATACGAACGATTGGGGTGATGTTAGAACGTTTGCCCTTTTAGCTCAAGTATCAGATGCTAAGCTTGCTATGAATGAAGATGCTACAAATGCCAATGCTAATTTGGCTGTTGTTAGTGGTACACAAATGACAGAAACAGGCAAATATTTACACGGTGCTTGTCTTGCTGATTTTGCAATAGTTTGTGGAAATTTACCTGGGATTCCATTGTGGTCACCTATACAAAGTGAATGCGATGTGGGGACTTTGTCTAATAATATTGATCAAACAATGTTTATGGACAATGTTTATGTTAATAGGGTAGAGTTTAATTATAGTACTGGTGCTGAGGCAACAGAGAACTATACAGCTGAAACAGATAATAAAATGTGGCTGCTTAATTCTGCTAAATTTCTTAATTATCAGAAGTGGGATTTAGATGGTGCAGAGGGTGACCATGTGGTAGTTACTACTGATGGTGGAACTATAGCAGAATTATCTGACGGTTCTTTAGCTTTTATGAGGACTAGTGAAGAGGGGTATAGGGGTGTAGTCCATTATGATAATACTAATCCTTCTTCTCCAGAAGCAAAGGTGTGGCGTGTTGAGGCTGGCAGTTCTGCACATGCCGATTATTTTGTATATAATTCAGTAAATGATTATTTGTATTTTCCAAGTGGAGCAGGTTTTACTCTTACATCCGGAAATGCTTTAGAGGCTATATTTGCTGCTGATAAATATAACGGACTTACACAGAATTGTTATTTTAAGGCTTTATCAGCTTCTGAGCGGTATCCTGCTGGTGCTCTTAGGCAGGGCCAGGTTGAAATCTATATTGTTGGTCCTACAGATACTTCTTATAAGGGCGCTTGGCGTTTAACTAGTGTTGTGATAGGAGCAGATCTTACTCGTGAGCCACTGAACGAGTTAGGGCATCTTAATCCGTATGATAGGCCGTTAACCCTTCCAATTCCTGTAACCGCTAATATTGAGACTACCGCTGGTGATTTAGAACATTGGTCTGTGTTTGCGGATAAGTATAGTGAGTATGATGCTGCTACTCTTAAGGATTTAGATCTTACAGATCTTATGAGAACGGATTATCTTAAGTTAGTAGTTATGGTTTACGCGCAAACCGATGAGGAGGCTGGAGGTTCTGGCGCAGCTAGAAAAGTTTTGGCCGGATCAGATTTAATAGGTAGAGAGTATATGTATGATGGAAATGTTGGAACTTATAGCGAAAATGATAGAGAGTATCCATTAAAAACCATTATAGTGGATAACTTAAAGATTACTGAAGAAGCATGTAATTTAGATGTGGGTACTAATGCTACACAAACCTTTAATTTTAAGACAAATAATGATGTGTTTGTTGTTAAGGGTGGAATTCCAATTAGTCGTATTACTAATGAAAATTCTGTAAGGCGTAATTCCTAAGTTTTGTTAGTATAAGTACAAGGTAATATAAAGCACAAATCTAGGTTATTACGCTTAGGTTTGTGCTTTTTTGTGTTTGATTTAAATAAGGAAAGGAGGGTGATTTATTTATGAGTTTATATTCGGAAAGGAGTAAAATTAAATTAAAGAATGAAATAACAAAAGAAATAACACAACTTTTTGAGAAGTGTTTAGATTTTGTGGAAGTTACTTTGCCAGAGAAACAAGTTTATAAACTTGTTAGAAGTAAAGTGTTAAGGGCTGGAAATAATGCTATTAGGGGGATTAGTAAAAATATAGATGAAAATTATATTGTAAATTTTTCTCCAGAAACAGGTCTTAATGAAGATATTATAGAATTTAAAAGAAATATTTAATTTTACTATTTTTAAAAATAAGACTAATAAAAATGTCTTAGAAAAATTAATTAATTGTGGAATAATGTATTTGTTAGCGTAAGTTAGCAAAAAAACATTGGTTAGGATAGGAGGAAGAAAATGGATATAGAAAGAAGAAGTTTTACAGTAGATGGTAATGTATATTATATTAATCAGCCAACCGCATCAAATATAAGAAACTCAGATTGGAATTATAGTAAAGTCTATTCAAAATCTCTTGTTGAAGGTATTTATACTGCTTCTGAAATGAGAGACATCTTAAAAAAACGTGGAATTATTGGACCAGAATACGATAAACGTTCTCAAGAGTTGACTGACATGTTAGAGGCTTCTATTAGTAAAATGTATTCAGCCGATTCTGATGAAGATAGGCAGAAAGCTGCTGAAGAAACAGGTAACATTAGAAACGAAATTTTTCAGTGGAATCATAGGCTTAATGGTCCTATGAGCAATACCTGTGAACAGATTGCTGACGATGCTAAGCTTGAGTTTTTGACAAGCTGTATTGTTGTATCTGATAACGGAGAGCTTGTTTGGAAGGATTATGATGCTTTTCTTAATGAAACAGATCAAGTTTTACAAACACGTGCAAAATTTGAAGTGATGCTTTATTTGCAGGGTTTAGATTCTGATTTTTTAGATACTGTTCCTGAAGCTATGGTTTTAAAAGATATTGAAAATAAAAAAGAAGAAAATGAAAAAGAAACTACTGATAAAGTTTCTGACGAAGATAAAGAAAATAAAAAAATGAAGCAAATATCTGATAAAGATGTTGGAACAGAAAAAAATAAAACCGTAAAGAAAAAAACAAAAAATGAAAAAATAAAGAAATAAAATGTCAATAAATTTAGATGAACTTAGAGAATCTACAGCTATTGATGTTATTGTTTCTGCTAAATATTATACAAAGGTTTTTTTTGATTCTGAGGAAATAGTTTTATGTTTAGTTCATCCGTTTTGTGCTGATAGACTATATTCTGATTTTTTGTATGAATCTGCTTATAATGAAGCAATTGATAATGGTTTATTACCGAAAGATGAACTTAAAAAAATAATAAGAAAACGTGGTTTAGTAACAGAAAAGGATGAGAGGTATGAGCAAGATTTAATAAAGCGGATAGAGGGGCAAGAAGCTTTATTTGATAAGATGCGCTTTGTTAAAGATAAAAAAAATAAAGTTAAAGAAAATATAATTAAATTAAAATCAGAGCTGTTTGAATTGAGATCTAAAATTAATAGATTTTATTCTTTTTCAGCAGAAAATATAGCTAATGAGGTAAAGATAAATTATTTATGTTGGGCATCTTGCTATAAAGAATCTGGTGTTGATAGACTGTGGGATAGATATTCTGATTTTGAGTCAGAAAAAAATTTTTCTTTTAGATCAAAAATTGTAAATATTGTGTTAACATTTTTAGTGGGATTTTCTGAAAAAACTCTTCGCAAGTTAGCTAGGAGCTCTGACTGGAGAATTAGGTATGTTTCTAGTGTAAAGGCTTCTTTTCCTCTTTTTTCTAGAAAACCAGATGATTATACTAAAGATCAAATAGCTTTAATGTATTGGTCTAATTTTTATCAAAATATTTATGAAATGTTGCCTGAAGACAGGCCGGCAGACGATGTGATAGAAAATGATGTTTTATTAGATGCTTATATGCAAGAGTATTATAAAAGTTTAGAACAAGATAGATTGGTGTCAAAGTCAAAAAAGATGGGTACAAATGCTTTTGATAATGATGAGGTAATTGTAACGCAATTTAATGATTTATATGATAAACTTGATTATGATGATCCAAAAGAAGCGCGTAGAAATAAAAACGCTACTGATTTAAATATTAGAAGGAATAAAAGATAGGTGTAGTCGGTGGCTGAAGAATACAGATATTCTATAAATATAAAGCAGATTACTGATGTTGCTGAACGAGAAATTGCTACTAAAGCAGCAAAAGAGATAGAATCCCCTGGAGTAATATCGAAAAGTGCTGAGATATCACGTTTAATAGGTGAGTTAAAAACATCTAGTTCAGAACAGGTAGTTACTATTGCAAAGGAACTTGAGATAGCTTTAAATAGGGCATTAACAGGAGCAGTAAAAAATATTGGTCCTGAGATATCTAAAGTAATCACACAACAACCTAAAGAAAAAAGAATAGTAACAACCCCAGCAAAAGAAGTATTACCGTATAAAAAAGAACGATCTATAATACCTGCAGTAACACAAGTAGCAGAGAAAAAGAGTCTTATTGATTCGTCTGATGTTTTGATGAATCAAATTAGGAAAGATTATGAATCATTTAAGGTTAAGTTTGCAAAAACAGTAAAGTCCCAACTTGTAAGTGCTTATGGGGAATCTTTTCAGATTATTGGAAAGGGTTCTGCACAATATACTAAACGTGGAGGTGTTGATGTTTTAAAGATTGCTGATATTGGTATTCTTGTTAATGCCTTAAAAATGTTAACGAATACTACAGAGGAGGCGGCTCTTAAACTGGCTAAAGAGAAAGGAGCAGAGGCTTTAGTTACTAAAGCTAGTAGGGCTACTATGGAGGAGTTTTCTGGTGAGTTTGGTAAAACTAAAACAGAACGAACACAACGATCAATAGCGAAGATTACTGAATATATAAACAAACACGGGTATGAAGGTCTAAACAAGGGTATACAGCAGATAGTACAGAAACAACAAGCAAGAGGTTTAGGTGTAACAGAACAGCAGATAAGAAAAGCTTTAGTTGTAAGAGAAGAGGGCGCTAAAAGAGGAGCAGTTTCTCAAGAACGTCTTATGGATTTATTAAGTGAGACTGCGGGCCGTTCTCGTGTTTATGAGCGTATTGGAGCTGCAATTAAAGAAATAGAAATACCACGTCCACAAAAAGGACCACAAGGTATGCCTGCTATGCAGATGCCTTCTGGTAGGTATAGGGCTTTAGCTCAAGAATATCGTTTTACTCCTGGTATTATGGTTGCTCAAAAGATGGCTGAAAATATAATAAGCACTGGTGGAAAAGAAATTGAGAGTAAAAAAGCACTTGCGCAAAAAGTTCAAAAGATCAGTCCTGAATTACCAAAAATGATTGTTGAAGATCAAAAAGCAGCTCTTGCTGAGCATGCATCTAGTATTATGGATGTAATGAAAACAGATAAAAAAGGAAGACTTGAATTAATAAATGCTTATAGAACTACATTGTCTGCAAAGTATGGCAGAGAACCAACGCAGCAAATACCAAAAAGCAAAGTTGGGCAGTTAAAATATTTAGATGATTTGGCAAATAAAGCTAAAAAAGCTGCAATAGGATTTGATGATGTTCTTGTGGCTATGGGTAAATTTAGTAAAACGAGTATATATGATAGATTATTTGATACTTTAACTAAAGAATCTGTTGGTATAACATCTCCTTTAAGAACTACTGTTAAAAGTTTAGGTGAAGGTTTAACTGAAAGCACACAGTCAGTAAAGACATTTAATAAGCGGGTTAGAGAACCTTTTACTGAACAGGAGTTGGTAGAAGAAGATTTACCCCTGCTTTCTTGGTATCAGGGCAAGTCTTCAAAGTTGAATGTTCCTGTATTGACAGGAGCTGCTGGTGGTGAAATTGTAGCTGGAGAGCTACAACGCAAGCAGTTGGTTGCTCATAATAGGGAAATTGAAAAATATTTAGCGTTATCTGGAAAACAATTTCGTTTAAGTTCTCAAGGCGTTGGTGAAAGCAGATCAGTTAAGTTGGCTTCTGATGTTACAGATCCTTTTAGAATGAGAATGAATGTTTTTGCTGGTAATATTAGGGAGTATATACCTTTAGGCGAGTGGAGTAATTTTGCACGTACTTTAGCACCAACATATCATGCATTAGGGGGAGGTAAAGCTCTTGGTGGTAAGGTGATTGGTGAGTTAGAAACTCCTCTTTTGCAAAGTATTCGTGGGCGTGCTGCAGAAAAAGAGGGTTTGTGGGGAGAAGGGGGCTATGGTCTTAATTTGCAGACAGTTATAAAAGATTCTGCTGGTACTTTTGAAGATCAAATAGAAATAGCTGGTAAAGCAGTTAATAGGTTTGCAAAATATATAAAACCTATGATAAAAGATGTAAGTGGGGTAGAGGGGGCAGAGCTTGTAGCTAAAGATATAGTATCAAAATATGCTCCAGATATTGGAAAAACTTTTGGAATTGGTGGTGTTGGTGAAGGCGAGACTGGAAGGGAGATGGTTAGTGAAATATCAAAAGTTTTAACCAGTGCTGGTGGGGAAAGTTTAGAGGCAGTTGCTGTTAAAATTGTTGAGCGCTTATTTACTGCTTTAGGGACCAAAATGACGACACACTATGGTTCAAAGGGTGTAGTGAAGTTTGGGAAGGGAGAAGAAGGAGAGCTTGGTTATGTGGAGCAAGCTACGTCATATCATAAACTTATTCAAAAAATGCTTGAAACAAAGAAAGGGGTAAGTAGACAGACAGATAAAGAGATAGATAAACTTATTACAGATTTGGATGAGCTTGGAACAATGCCTTTTGTTGAATTTATGCATAAAGATTTATCAAAAGAGGTTCAAAGTAAATGTGAAAAAATAAGAAATGCTGTTTCGAAAATTTTAGATATTGATATTAGAGTTGCTACTCCTGAGTCTATAGAGAAGGGAAGAAAAAAAGCTAAGCAGATTCTTGGTGCTGGAGCACTGACTGAAAAAATAGCGACGGAAGTAAGAATGAGTCTTACTGGTGCAACTAAACGTTTAAATTTAGCTGAACCTTTGGAGGTTGTTATTAATAATATTGCAGGCAATGTTAAAGGTGCTATAGCTCCGAAACTAACACCTGAACAACTTACTTCAACTGGTGAGGTTTCTAAATATTTACAAGCCATGGGTTATGGTTGGGGGCCGGAAGAAAAATTTGCTATAGAAGAGAGAACTTTACCAATGTATTCTGGTAAAGGTGCTGGTGGTGTTATTGCAGGACAGAAGTTTTGGAGATATACTCGTGAGCCTTCTAGGTATGAAGAGTGGTCACAAAAACAAATAGAAAGAAGAATTAAAGGGCAAAAATTGAACGTAGCGGCTATGGCTGCTCTTATGTCAACATTTGGTGAGGGATCTGCTGTAGTCCAAGAAACACTTGGCGGTTATAAACCGGATACTGGTGCTGCTTTAGAGAACATATTTGCTTTGAAAACTCTTGAAGAAGAACCAGTAAAGACTAAAGCCCCATACATATCTACAAAAGGTATTAGAGAATTACCAGGTGTAATATCAAAATATAAAGATTTGCGTGATACTGTTTTAGATATTGAGAAATTTGGAGCTGGTGGCTTTGTTAAAGTTCCAGAATTTGAAGAAGGAAAAGAAATAGGAAGAAGGCCATTATATATTCCGTCTAGAAAAAGTCTTGGTGCTTATGCTGAAGAAGGTGGTGCAGTTAGTGCTAATAAGTTAGCAGTGTTATATAATAGTCTGTTGAGTAATGTGGAAGATTATGAAAAGATAAAAAAGACGAAATATTTAAAGGGCGAGAAAGCAAATGTAGATGTTTTAAGGAGAAATGTTAAAGACCAAATAGGTGAGACTTCTTCAGTATTTCGTAATGTTGTATCAAAAGCTTTTAAGCAACCTTCTGCTGTTTCGGATGAAGATTTAAAAAATCTGATAGCTTATTTTGAAAAAATAAAAATTATATTGAAAGAGGCTTCTGCTGTTGGAGATGTTGGTTTGGGAGCAATGAAGACACCTGTTAGAAGTCTTTTAAATAAGATTGGATCTGGAATATCTCTGTTAGAAAAAGCATCTAAAGCTGGAAAAGGTTTAGGTAAGAAAGAAGCTAGAAGTATTGTTGGGTTATTAATGAATGTAAAAGATAATATGTTGGAGCCTAAAATTGATGTTGGACAAATAGAAAGTTTTGAAAGAGATTTAGAACGAATGAAGGCTGGCAAACCTTTTACTGAGCTTGAGTCCTATTTTTATTATAAAAAACGTTCTAGAGAAAAACCAGATATAGGTGAGAAAGGTTTTGAGGAAGAGACTCCGAAAGCTAGAGAGTGGATTACTAATGCGTTAAAACGCGGTATAGATATATATAGTGCTGGTGTTGAAAAGCCTGGATTACTTTCTGTTAGTGAGGGTGCTCTTGGTGTTGCTGCAAAACAGTTTGGTGTTACTACCGATGTTAAAGAACAAGCTTTAGAAGAGAAAATAAGGCTTATAGAGAGAGATAAGCAAAGATTAAAGAAAGCTTTAATTGAATCTACTATAGGTAAGGGAAAGGGTGTTGAATCTTTTCAAACTAGAGTTATGCCTGCTGTACGTGGTACTTTAAGTGCAGCTATAAACAGTAAAGTAGAAGATTTTAAAGAAGCAGCAGAAATAATAAATAGGTTGAGTGAAAAAGGTGTTTTAGGAGATCCAAACAAGGCAAAATCTTTGGGTAATACTCTTGTAAATTCGATTATAACTCAAACAGAAAAACATGAGAAAGCAGTAGAAGCAGAAAAAAAAGCCGGGGCTGTTGTTTTAAGAGAGGGCGAGGTAGGAATTCCTGCTGCAAAGATGGAAAAGTTGACTGGTGATTATGGGAAGGCCGGGAAAACTCTTTTAGATGCTGTTAGAGAAGGTCAAAATGTTCCAGTTATGACTACTAGATTTCCTATGACTGGTATTGCTAGTCATCAATTTGGTATTGCTAAGGAATTAGTTCATCCAAGAGCGCGGGATGTTATTGCAATTCCTGGTGGTGTAGCACCTGGTGTTGATATTGAAGAGATGAAGAGAATCAAAGAAAAACTTGAATTAAGACAAGCATCTTTGAGAAAAGAAAGATCAGAATTACCGATAGCAGAAAAGGGTACAGCAAAAGCAAAAGAATTAGATGCTCAAAGAGCCGAGTTAACTAAAAATATAATGGAGTTGTCTAAAGCTATAGATCTTCTTACTGTAAAGTTTGCTGGTTATGCTCAAAATGCAGATTTAGATGGTGATGAAATTAATGTTCATGCTGCTAAAACAAAAAAAGCAAGAAAAGAAATAGAAGCTCAATATCAAGCTGCACGTAAAGGTGTATATGGTAAAGTTGGTACTTTAGATCCTAGAGCTTTTATTAATCAGATGATGAATTATAAAGAAGTTGGTTTGACAGGATCTATGGCAGAACTTGCAGATTTGTATACTTCTAGGGCTGGTATTCCTGGAGCTAAGATATTTAAAACTCCCGATATAACCGAAGAAATGAAACATTTAACTACTCCTGATGTTTTAGAGGGGTTGAAGAATCTTGGTATTACTGTAGGGCATTTATCTAAGATTGCTGAAAAAAAAGGTATTGTTGATGCAGAGGGTATAGAGACTTTTTCAAGAAAAATGTTGTATGAAAAAGTTCGTGCAAAGCAATATGAAAATCTGTATGTAAAAACAGGCCTTGGTGAATCAACAGAAGCAATAAGCAGGTTAGCGAGAATTATTGAAACTTCCATAGGTTTTGGTGATAGACAAGTAACTAAATCTGAGTATGCTGCTTGGAAGCCTGAGAGTGTTGCTCTTGGTGCTGTGTATGGAAAGGGTGGCGAATTAGTTCAAAAAGCTGTACCTGCTCGTGAAATGCAAACAATGATGAATGCTTTGTTAGAACAGGTTATTAATGCCTCTATGTCAGCAAAACACGGTGGAAAGGCAATATTTCAGGAAGTAACGCAGGGTATGGCTTCTGGTACTTTGTTTGCTACTATGCAGAAAGAACCGGAAAGATTTAAGGGAATATTAAAAGCAAATGAAATAATAAAAACTACAATTAAAGACAGGTTAGATGCTTTAAATTCTGAAGATTTTTTATCAGAAGTGCGGAGAATGAGTCCTGAAACAGCAAAGGGAAAAACTGATAAAGAACTATTGATGGTACGTAAGGATATAACAGAAGCGTATGCTGATCAGTTTAGTTTTAAAGGTTTTCTTAGTGCTACTGCTAAAGATATTCAAAATCAAGTTTTAAAAACTGCAAAGACACCAAAACAAAAAGCTATGATAGAGGAACAAATTGCTAGTGGTGAATTAGATTTAGGTAGATATTTTTCACAAATGCAGCCTCTTTATTCTTTGAGAACTTCTACAGCCTCTGTTGAAAAATTTGCCAAACAAGTAGAAAAAGGAAAAACAACCCTAGATAAAGCTATAATAAGAGTTTTAGAAATTATCAAGCAAACAGGTAGTGGTGTGTCTGTATCAGATGTTATGATGCAAGATGCTTTTAAGGATATGTTTGCGATGTTTAATAGAATGGAAAAATTTGGTGTTAATTTAGGTAAAATATTTAAATCTTTGACTACTGCAAAACAAAAACGTAGAGGTGTTGCCGTTCTTGAAGAAAAGCTTGGTGTTCCAAGGCTTACTACGAAAGAAAAAGAAATGATTATGGCTGAGGGTGCTGCTAAATTTAAGAAAGAACGCCCGAAAGCAAAAGAAGAAGAAATAGAAAAATTTCAACAAGAATACCTGTTTCAACATAGGAAAAAAGCGATTGAACAATATGTAAAGTCGGCAGAGTATAAAAAAGATTTGATGTTTTCTATTTCTCCGATTGTTGGTGAACAATATAAAAAACAGGTTGCTGAAGAAGAAGAATATGCTGCTTTTACTAAGAAAAAGAAAGGAAGGGCTAAAAAAAGAGCTGAAGAATATGTACAGCAATTTATGTTTCCTGGATATAGTATAGGGACAGCGCCACCGCCATTAAAAGTTGCTGAGAAACCATTAACAGATGTAAAGACAAAGTATGAGCAGGCTCGTTTGTTTGTTAAAGAAAAGCCTAAGAAAATTCCTCCGAGAGGACCGTTAATGCTTCCATTAGGTTATGGTTATGTTTCTGAAGAGGATGTTCCAGATATACCAGAAAAGACTGTATTGAAGCGGGAAGCTTTAGTTAGAGAACGTGGGAAAATAGAAGTACTAACCGCAGGAAAGAAAGCTGAAACAAAAATAGATAGAGCAAGAGAAATATTAGAGGGCGGTGTTAAGGGTATAGATTATGCTGCTTTTGGTGATCTTTCTGCTGTAAAAGCAGTTAATATGTTAAAAGAGTATAATGAAGCTTTAAATTTTCTTTTAGGTGGGGCAAAAAGTTTAACAAATATACAGATTGCAAAAATTCAAGAGGCTCTAACTTTTATTAAACAAAACATGTCTGTGATGACTGCTGTACCTGGTGGAACAGAACTTGGGGTTGAGGCGAAAAAGGCTGTTAAAGCTTATAAAGTTTTAGAAAAAGAAGGTTTGGCTGATTTTGCTGCTAGAGTTGGTATTTCATTAGGAGGTGTACCGCCAGCAGGTGTACCGCCAGGGGGCGCACCTCCAGGGAATATACCTCCAGGTGGTGTGCCACCAGGGGGAGGAAAACCTAAATATAAATCAAAATTAGAAGCTTTAATGAATTTAATTGCTGCTGCTGAAAAGAGAACTGGTTTTACTCAGGAAGGGTTACCAGAACCAACATTAAATGTTCTTGAAGCTGTGAGAGCTAAAGAGATTTCTCCATTAGTTGCTCCTGAAATTTTAAAAGCATCGATGAAGGGTGTTTCATTTCCTAAACAACAAACTGTTTGGGCTCAGTACCATTTAGAAAGAGCTAGGGCTGAAGCGGATATAGCTCAGCAGGCAGAAGAAGCTGGAGATATTTATGGAAGAGAAAAGGCTATAGGAAAGGCTGGAGCTGTAATTCTTCGTTCTTATGGTAAAAAAACTACTCCATTTTTGAAAAGGGCTGAAAGTGGGAGGGTTTTGGGGTATGCAGATGAGGCAGCTGTAGAGCAGTTAGGTCTTTATCGTGTACCACATGAAAGGGAGAGAGTATTAAAAGCTATAGAAGTTCAAAGTGCTACCGCTGGAAAAGCTGTAGCCCCTGTTTTAATGGGGGCTGGAAGGATGGAAGAGCGTTTAAAAACTATGTGGGCTGAAATAAGGAGATTTAATCCTGAGTTAGCAAAAAGTGGAAAAGCTTTTAATTTTGAAAAAGCGAAAGCAGATTTAGCAATAATTAAAGAAGAATTAAAAGCATTTAGAATTCATGGAATGTTTAGTCCGGAAGAGTATTCTGATTTGGAACATGCTGTAAGGCAAGTAACTAAAATGGAAAAGGCTGTTCAAGAAACCCACGCCGCTGCATTGCCTACTCTTGTTTTACCTGGATTAGAAACCAGAGAAACTGCAGAAGCTGCTGCTGAAGCTCTTTTACAAAAGCATGAAAAAGAGATGTTAGCAGAGAAGGGTTTGGTTGTAGGGACTAAAAGAAAAGTTGCTTTTAAAATACCTACTGAAGAGGGTCTGGTTGAAAAGAGAACAGTTACTCTTGTTGCTAGAGGAGCAAAGGAGGGGTTATATGCTCCAGGAGTTGTAGGTGGAATTGAAAGAATAGAAGAGAAACCTACCGTAGAAAAGGAAGAAGTAATAAGTAGACGTGCTGTTAGACTTATAAAAGAATTCGAATCTTCAACAAAAAATGTAAATGAAAAAATAAAAGATGTATGGCTTGGTATAAAAAGATTTGATGATGTTGCTGGTACTGTTAATTTTGATGAAGCGCTTAAAGATTTAGCTGATATGCAGATGATTCTTAACGAAATGATAAAAACTCCAGGTATTAGTTCAGAAAAATTTGTAGAATTTTCACAATTAAAAAGAAAAATTGGAACAGCTATTCGTACTGTAGCAGAAACAGCTCCAGAAGCATTGCCTGGTATAATAATGAAGGGTATGGAAACTCCCGAATCAGCTGAAGCTGCATTTAGAAAACAGGTGGAATTAGAGAAAGCTGCTATGTGGGAAGATGCTTCGTTAGCTGTTGGAAAAACAATGAAAGTTGCAGCTACGGTTCCTCTTACTACTGGGGTTGTGCAGAGAAGGCAGGTACAACTTAAGGCTGTTGGTGAAGGTGGTGTTGTTACAGGTATAGAAGAACAAGAATCTAAAGCAGCTAAAGAATATGCAAGAGAATTAGAAAAAAATAAAAAAACCCGCGCTAGTACTTTAGTTAGCAAGTTTATGGAGGGAACAGGTGACGTTAATAAGCGTATATCTGATATGTTACTTGGGGTTAAGCAGTTTGATGTGGGTTTGGTAAAAGCTGGAAAACACACAGAAGCTATAAATTTTGATAATGCTGAAAATGATTTAGTAGAAATTATAGCGTTGCTTAAAGAAGCACAAAACGGTGCTGTAATTCTTTCAGAAGAAGAACGTGCTGCTTATAAACAGGCGCAGCTTGCAGCGCAGGGAATGTATCAAAAAGTAGTTAAAACTCCAATTGCTGCGCGCAAGGGTATAACAATGGGTGGTTATGAGACGCCGGAATCTTCACTTGCTGCATTTCGTTCAAGAATAGAAGAAGGAAAAGAGGAGTTAAAAAGAGCTAATCAGATTGGTAAGTCTATGCTTATAAAAGGTAAACTTCTTACAGAGTCTGGTGAAGAGGTTGCTATAACTAAAAGACTTACTGCTAGAGGTAAGTATTTTGGTCTTGCTGGGCCAGTAACTAAGGTATCTGAAAGGGAGGAAGTAGGAGGGGGGCAAATAGGGTCTGTTCTTAGAAGGGTTTCATTGTGGGGTGCTGCATCGGGAGTGGTATATGGTATTATAGGCGGCGCAAGACAAATGATAGAAGTAATGAAACAAGCAGAAACGGGTTTGGTCAATTTAAAGAAGGTGATGTCACCTATTACAACTAACTTTGATAATATGCGAAATTCTGCTGTTCGTTTTGCTAAAGACTATGGTGCTGAGTTAATAGGTGTGTTTGAAACTATGCGTATATTTGCTCAGCAAGGTCTTCCGCAAGAGCAAGTAAAAGAGATGGCGCGTGTTTCTACACTTGCTGCAAATGTTACAACAATGAAACCGGCTGAGGCTGCTGAGGCATTAACATCTGCTACAAGACAGTTTAATATAGAAGGTGAAAAGTCTATTTCTATTCTTGATTCTTGGAATGAAGTTGAAAATAAATTTGCTATAACAGCAAAGGATTTAGCTGATGGTTTTAAAAAAGCTGGTACTGCTGCTAAGGTAATGGGTATAGGTGTTCATAAGCTTAATGGTATTATTACTGCAATTGGAGAAGCTACAAGACAAACGGGTAAGGAGGTGGGTACATCTCTTAAATTTATTTTTTCAAGAATGGGTACACAGAAAGCACCAAAAGCATTAACAGCTATTGGTGTTAAGACTATTGAGGGTGGAAGACTTAGGAGAGGTTCTGATGTTTTAGATGATTTAGCTAAAAAATGGGTTGGTTTAACTAGAGCTCAAAAATTAGCAACAGCACAAGCTATGGGTGGTATACGACATTATAATGCTCTTATGGTTTTAATGGAGCATTATGACAGAGCTTTGGCTGCTAGCGCTGTTAGTATTAATTCGGTTGGGTCGGCAGAAAAAGAAAATAAATTAGTTATGGAGACTTTAGCTAAGAAATCGGCTCAATTAAAGGCTTCTTTTAATGCTTTGGCTATTTCTGCTAGCGGGCCTATTTTAACTGGGTTAAAAGCTCTTACAGATTCTTTGAAAGCGGTAACTGAAGCAATTGCTGGCATACATGGTGGTGCTTTAGCAACTATTGGTACGAGTGCTTATTTAGGTGCAACTGCTCTTGGTAAATATTTTGATTTGTCAATGTTTGGATTGTTGGGGCCTAGTATTGGTGGTGCTAAAAGAAAACGAAGAACACCAAGAGAACTTGTTGGGGCGCTATTTGGAGGGAAGCAAGAAAAAGGAAGAGAGGTTTTTGAAAAGGTTAGGCAGATGTCTCCAAAGGCATTATTACCAAAAGTTGGAACAAGAGTGTCTGGTATTGGAAGGGGTTTAGTTTCTGGTGCTTCCTTTGCATTTTCTGGTGCTATGATAGAGAAATCTGTAAAGTCTATGAGTTCTCTTGTAAAAGCTACAGGTAAAGCATCTCTTTCTGTTTTAGGGTTAGTGACTTCTTTAGGGGCATTGGGTACTTTTATTAGTGTTATAGCGTCACTTGGTGTTGGAATGTATTTGTTTAATAAAGCTGTGACTAAAACTTTTGCTTCTGCTGAGGATAGAACTAAAGATTATAAAAAGGCTTTGGATGTTGTTGAGGAAAAAATAAAATCTATATCTAATGTTAAGATGATACGTTCAAGAGTAGAAATTAGAGGTGGAAGAATAAAAGCTTTAGAAGAATTAACTGAAGAACAGATTGCTAGTCAGGTAAAAGGGAGATCGTACAAGAGTCCATTATTAATGAAGAAAGAGCAGATAGAAAGCATTAGAGAATATGCTACTGCTGTTGTTTCTTTAACTTCTGAAGGTTTTATTGGGTTTGATAAATTTGGTAAATCTATTGTTTCATCGACTGATAAGTTAGATTCTGTTATAGCTAAACTTGAGGAGATTGCTGCCAATGCTAGGATTAATTTAAAATTACATATTGAAAAAGAAGAATTAGATGATTTGATGAAAGCTGTAAAAATAAAAGGTTTTTGGAAAAAACTTCAATACATGTTTAGAGAAGGTATTGGTAATTTAGGAGAGATGACTGGTTTTAAATCTCTTGAAAAGTATGCTGATAAAAGAAGAACATTGTTTGAACGAATGATTCGTTCTTCAGAAAAAATTAATAAAATGCGTTATGAAGCTGGACAGAAGGGGGAGATCATACGTGCTCCATTAACACGTTTAAAGGAGATTAATCCAGAAGAGTACAGCAGACAAGAGGATCGATTTAAAAGATGGTCAGCATTACAAAAAGAACATCTTAATATTATGACAGAGTTTAATGATAAGTTTTTAGAAATCAAAAGAGATTTCTTTACAATGGCTGGTCCTGGTATGACTCCAGAGCTTGCAGGCAAGGCTGCATTTGGAGCAACAGGCAGGGCATTAGCTGAACTAGAGCAGCAAAAAAATAAACAGTTTTATAAGGGAATATCTGTTGAAGATATTCAAGCGTCTTTTGCTCAAAGGCTTAGTGGAGTTAATATAAGGGCTTCTGCAGAACTTACAAAACAAGCTGCAATGGAACAGGGTATTCCTTTTAGAGGTGTTAGTACTGAAGAGGAGCGTCGTAACGTACTAGAAGAAGCTATAGCTAAAGATGTTTTTATGTTTAAGAAAGGTTCAGGTTATTTAGGCGATATGGTTTCTGTTTTTGAAAAAGGTGTAGGCGATGCTAGTGAAAAATGGGTTAAGTATTCTGTTGAAGTTAGTAAAAATCAAGAAAAAGGGCTTAAATTTGTTACAGATACTTTAGAAAATTTTAAGAAAACAGCAGTTATTTCTGATAAATTTATTGGTGTAATAAATGCTGTAGGTATGTTAACTGATGTAGAGGTTCGTCTTAGAAAAATATCTCGTTATTTTGTTGGTGCTGAAGCTGGTATGTATAAACCAATAAAAGAAGGAAAATTAGAGTTAGGTAGTATGTACCGTTATCAAATTAAAACTCCTATATTGATTCAAAATAATGCTTATAAGGTTTTTTCTAAAGAAACTATGGGCTTTATTAATGAATATGTTAAACGTCAAGAAGAAGTTCGTAAAGCACAAAAAGCTGCGCTTGCTGTTAATGAAAAACACGGTGATGTTGCTGAAGAGACATCTAAAAATATTAGCGAATTAATTAATAGTTTAACAGGTCTTTCAAATGTAGCTATACAAGATGCGCGTGTTATTATGAATCTTAAGAAAGCTTTGGAACAAATTGATGTGACTTACGAAAAACAGGAACTTGTACAAAAATTTAGAACAAGAACTATGAAGCGTTTAACTGGACCGTTAGCTGGTATGGAATTGATACCTACTCCAAAAATTAATATGAGAAAAATGAGCGAATTACCTATTGCTGAGAGGGCTTTTATTATACCTGAATATGCAAAAAAAGCTAAAGAATATAATGTAAAAGAATTAGAATATATGAAATATGTTAAAAGAGGGGAAAAAATTGTTACGGCTGAAGTTGATTTAAAATATATAAAAGATTTATCTAAACAGAAAGGGTTTGATAAAAAAGAATTTGCAGCCGTTTCAGAAAACATATTAAAGACTGGTGAGTTATCAACTGCTGTTTTATTAACTGAAACACAAAAACAAACTAAATTGGAACAAAAAACAGCAAATACTCTTGGTGATATTAAAACTATTCTTGAGAGTAATAAGCCTACAGGATTAACTGCTTTATCCCAGGCTATGAAAGAAACAGGGGAGATTAATAGAGATATTGCTGTAAGGGGTGCAAGTTTAAAGGTTAAAGCAGATATAGGACGTTTTATTTCTAATAGGGATATAAAGGGTACTAAAGAATATCTTGCTGCACTGAAAGAAACTTTGGGCGAAAAGGAAGGTAACAAGTTATTTATAAGAGCTGTTACTGAGTTGGGTTCTTCTATACCCGGTATTGGTGATTTAGTTACAGCAGCACAACAAAGTTCTAAGTATAAGGAATTATCACCTAATGATGTGTCGGCTATTTATGAACAGGCTACTTCTAAAGAAGCGCTTACGCTTGTCAAAAGTACTAAAAAATCACCAGCTGAAGTACAAGAAAGTTTAAAAAATAGTGAATCTCTGATTGATTTTACAAAAGTTCTTTTACCTTCTATTATGATTCCTAGTCCGGCAGGTCTTGTTACAGCCGTTGCTACTGCAAAAAATTTACCATACAACCCAACATCTACACTTACACCAGAACAAGAAAAAATAGCCGGTAAAGAAGTTAGCACAATGGGTTTTGGTGTTGGAATTAAAAATAATGAAAAAATAGTAAGAACGTTTATTGATTTACTTGAAAATCGTTTTGAGGGGTTACAAGAAGAAAAGAGACAACAAAAGGAGAGTAAAATTGAAACTGGTGTTATTACAAACAAAATTGCAACACCGGAAAAAGTTATGGAGGAAGTACTTGAAAAGATTGGAATAAGCGCTAATAAAAATAAAGAAAAAATAGAAAATTTAAATGATGAATTAATCAACTCTGGTAAAAGTTTAGAAAATATAATAAATAGTTTTACTTTGTTTACTAAAGTAACTGATCCTCTTATTAAAAGTGTAGAAAATCTTTCATTTACTTTTAAGAATTTAGATATGCAGTCGGCAAAGAGTCAAAAACTTATTGAATCAAGGGCTAAAAGATTGAATGTAAAAGGTGGGCCTTTATATCGTGAAGCTTTACCTATAGGAGTTGATGTATCTACAACTGCTAGATATAGTCCTCATGAGATATTATATAATAGAGACCAAGAATATAGAGAAAATACTATTTCTTATTTGAAACAGTTGGAAAAAGTTAAAGCCGTTCGTAGTAAAACAGATATAATGGCTGGTATTATGGGACAGGTTGACTTTCTTAAACAACAAGGCATATCTAATGAAAGATTAAATAGTATGATTGAGGGTGCTTTAGAAACAGGTTCTGTAGAGCTTGGGCCGGTTATAAGTGTTTTAAATGAAATTGCAAAAAATACTGCAAAAACAGCAGAAGGTGTTGAACGTACAAGTGGTAAAAGATCAGAATTTGATGTAAAATCTGAAGAAGCTGTTGATAAAACAACACCGGGGTTGGAAAAACTACAAAAACTTTATTCACAATACCAAGCTAAGGCATTAGTTGAAGAAGATAAGGCTAGAAAAGAAGCAGAAAAATTACGTATTCCAAATATTAGACAACAGACTCGAATGGATATTGCTGCTGGGAGGGGTAAATCATTAGATCAAATAACAAGAGAAGAAAACGAGTTGAGAGCTACGCTTGGTCGTGTTCCTTCTGAAATAAAAGAAAGGAATAGAAAATTACTTGAGGTATATGAAGCAGAAAAGGAAGCGCGTGCTACTTTTGAGTTAGAAAAAAGGAAGATTTTAGAACCATTACAGCAATCTGTAAGTGGGATGAAATCTATAATTGATTCTATAAAAACAGGGTTATCTGGTATAGAGAGTGCTCGTAATATAAGGCCTTTAGAGATAGATTTTTCTAAATGGGCTAAAAGACAAGGAACGTCAGAATTATCCCAAGAAAGGGTAGCAGATAGGCGTATGCAGTTTGATCTTGCAAAAAATTTATATAGTCAAAATTTAAGCTTGAGAGCACAGGGAGTAGATACTGGAATTGATCCAAAGGAACTTTATAATATAATGGAGAGAGCGTCTAGAGGAGAGGATATTACTAAATATGGAGGATCTTTTGGTACGTTTATTGGTAGGGGCGGGCCTTTAGAAGCAATACAAAAAAACTTAAGCGTTGCGGTGGAAGCTAAAGAAAAAAGGATTAGAGATGTGCAGGCAGAAGAATATGCTACAGCTATAAGGGGTGCTATATCTCCTTCTAATGATCGTTTGGATTCTATAAAAAATAATATAGGAAAATTAATTATTTCTGGTGAAAATGTTGGGGCAAGTATTATTGATGCTATAAATAGAAGTGAAAATGTTAAATCACAACCTATAATTGTTGATAAAAGAGATAAAGTAGGCGCATCGTATGAACGGCCTTTATTAACTGAAGGACAAAAAAAATATAAAAGTTTTTTTGAAACGACTGGAATTACAGTAAGGTATCCTGGGCAAGAATTTTCTCAAGAGGAGAATCGTAGACAGATTAAGGAAAGTTTGGAAAAAAAGGGAATGTTTGTTACATACCCGGAACAAGAAAAAAATGTAACGTTTTTACCTAGTGTACTAGAAGCAGGTAAAGAGATTGCTACTAAAAGAGATAAGATTAAAGAATTTGCAGTGAAACCAAAAGCTCAACTAGATAGTCAAAAAAATATAGAAGTAAAGCAATCAGATGAAATTTTAAAGAAAAACAAAAAGTTAAACATAGAAGTATCTAACTTAAAAGATGAAATAGAGGTGTTAAAAGAATCAGTTATTGATGTTAATAAATTATTTGTAGATCTTTCTGATAATTTAAAAAACGTGAATAGTGTTGGTGAGGCATCAAAGTCTTCAAAAGATTTAATAGACGATTTGGGAGAATCTGCGTCTAAAACAGCCATCTCGTTAGATACACTTTCTACTAAAATAAATACAATTGATGTAGCTAAAGAAGAATCAGGACCGACAGCAGCTGCAGAAAAAGAAGTGGTTGAATATATTTCTGAAGAGGAAGCATTAAACTTGATAAACAATGTTAAAGAAGAATTATCTGAAAGCATAGATCAGCTTTCTAATGATTCGAAGACAGTAGCTGAATTAGTTGAAAAGACGAGAATTTTATCTGAAGATGTTGAAATTATTAAAAATACTGTTCCAGTAGAAACAGAAGAAATAGAAAGTACTGATTTTATTGCTTTTAAAGAAGAAATAGTTAGTTGTTCTGAAACAATTAAAGAATTAAAAGGGTTAGTTGAAGATTTAGATACAGACGTAGCTAACAATACAGCATCTGTTTTGGTAATGGAATCTGGATTTGAGTTAATAAATAAAAAGTTAGATGATCACGATAGTGCTCTTGTTCAACTTCAAACTAATTTGGGGACTATGGGTGCTAAGTTTACTAATGCGATTAATGAACTACGAGAAGAAGTAGCAGAAGCTAAAGATTTAGCATGGTCAGCACGTGTATTTGCTTCACAAACATAAAGTATTTTGGAGTATATATGTCTTGTTTTTATATGAGAAATAAGAAAGGAACGATGAATAGTGTTAGTTGTGGTGTAGGAGATACTGTTTTATCTATTCCTAAATTTTATAATGTAACAGAGTTGCAATCAGAAGTAAGAAAGAAAAAATTAAATGTAATAAAAGTTGTTCTTGATACTATAGGCCTAGTTTTGGATTATATTCCGTGTGGAGAATTACCAAAATATGATATTCATAATATGAGTGCTTCACAGGTATTAAAGCTTGGCTTACTAGAAGGGATAAAAAATGGACATTTTTATGATTTTTGTTTGAGTGAGGATGGTGTTCCGTTTATACTTTCTGTTGGAGAGGAGGATTTTGTTCCAGAAGTTATTTATTATTCTGTTATTCATGATTTTGAAAAAATTGATTATTGTGTTATTGTTAAAGGTTTAGATCCAATGCCTAGAAGAATAATAAAGGATTCGATACCATTAGTTGTAAACGGTGTTGGTAATGGTGTTGAAATAATAGGTTTGGGGAAATTTCAATATACAGCGTGCGGTAATAAGGTTTTTGATTATCATGGGTGCATAAGTTACGGAGATCCAAATTTACAGGATACAACTAAAGATGAAATGGATAGTGCTTTTGAGTTGGAACCTTTTGAAAGTTTAATAGGGTATGCATATACATGTAAAAAACCGAAAGATGTAGATGTAGTTTTTTCAGATACTACACAACTTATGTTAAATTTTGATGTAGGTATCGATAGGCAGGGGTTTGTTAAAGATTTAGATATTGAGGTTGAGGAGGGCAGTGTATCTTTGGGTATAGATATTACAAGCGAATATAAAACTATGTTAGAAGATGAGTGCCAGCCTTGTATGTTTCTGGAACCAGAAAATTTGGTAATTTTTTATGAGTCTGATACCGCTATTTTAAGTGTTGATCAAGTAATAGTTACATATCATAGAATAAATAATTATAAAACAGCAAGAGAACATAGTTATTTGAGTTCTTCTAAAATATGTGATTTGTTTGATGAAAATATTGTTGTTCGACAATTAAATATTGGACAAGATTTTTATTATAAGATAGAGTCGGAGCCTGGTGGAGTAAATACGGTAGGATCTGAGATTATAAAATATACTTTAAAGGCTGGAATACCTTATATACATCCTTATGAGGCCGTTTATGGGGCTTTTTATTCTAGTATAATAGAATTTGCAGGCTCATCTAGTCATGTATTTGTTCCCTTTAAAGGGGTTGCTTTGGTGTCAATAGATAAACCTTCAATACAGATAAAAAAAGAAACAGATACAGCAATAGGTCAGTTGAGTAAAGCAGGGGAGGCTCTTGTAGAAGACCATACAGAAATAATAAAAGAAATAGCAAAAGATATAACTTTATGTGCAACGCCGGTAGTTACATTAGATAGACCATCAAATACAGCTTATTATGTAAACGGTTTTACAACGCTAATAAAAATGGAAGACTGTATACAAGATAATGATCCTACAACAGAAGAGGACTTAGAAAATACTCCTTGTGAAATTATGGCAGAAATGTCTTCAGGTAAAGCAACTATAGATGTTACTTTACCTTTTTTAGAAACAGACGAAGAAATAGAAGGTGCTGCTTCTCTTTTAGGGGAAAAATTTTCAGCTAGTTATAAACAAAGTGTGTCTACTGTTCCTGGGCATAGTGTATCAGCTAGTGATTTGGGAAAAAGATTTAACGGCGGTATAATAAATAAAATAGTATGGTCTTATCAGGATAAATCATTTTATAAAGCTACTATTACTTCAGGTCCTTTTTTAACTGGAGTTGATTCGTTTAATACTTCTATGTGGATAAGGCGTACTGATCAGAATTTAAGTAGAGAGGGCATAGTAACTGGAGATTATGGAAATGGTTTAGAGTTTAAAGTATATGTAAGAAATATAGGAACTTACACTGCTTTAAACATGACCATGTCTACTATTGAAGTAGGAGATGCTGTTAATGTTACTATTTATAATAATCCGGCAGAAGCATATTACGAATAGGAGTTTAAAGTGGAAGTACAGTCTGTAAGGGCAAAGGTGGAAATTGGAGATGTTGTATTAAAAACACCTTATGTAAAATCTATTAGTGTTACCAGACAGCGCGGTGTTTTATGGGCATCTGCCTCTATAACAGTAGAATTACCGAGAGGTTCTAGTAATATAACTTCTGGTAATAATATAAAAATATATGTTAGTGTTGATGGGAATTCAAAATTATTATTTACTGGCTATGTCGAATCATTAGATATTACACCCTCTATGTCTAAGTATGGTGGGCTTATACTTAATATAACTGCTTATGATAAAATGTATAAATTAAGATTGTTAAAAGTTAATAGAAGAGTACAGACAAGTCCGGGTGATGTTTGGTGTGCTATTACTGGTGTTACAAGGAAAGTTGGAGAATCAACTTCTTCTCGTTTTGAACCTATTAAGTGGGGTATTAAAACTGTTGTTTCTAGTAAAACAACAGGAGATCCTAACTACGATCCATTAGATAAAGAGGCAAAAAATGAACTTTCTACTTCAAAAAAAGGAGAAGTTAATGTACCAACCGGAGAACCTGGAGATTCTTCACCTAGGGGTGTAGGTCCTGATGGTGGAATTCTTGTGCACTCACATTCTGATTGGGCAGAAGGCGGTCCAGCTGTTGGTGTTTTTGGTGATTACACTCTTTATGAGGAAGAAACAGAGGGAGAGTAGCTATGCCGTGTGAGTGTAGAATAGTTGGAGATTTAGATATTGGTCTTAATGGTGTTTTTAGTATAAACGTATCTGCTAATTCAAAAATATCGAAAACTTTGGAAGGAGATATTGTTAAGGGGCCAAAGGAAAAGACTATTAGCATTTCTGCTTATCCTTTTATGCCAGGAGAGTCTGACAAAACAGGCTGTGCTACAAAGATAAACAGTCAATTTAAATGGACTAAAGTATATTCGTGCGATGATGATTTGTATTATTATGTGTATCAGAATATTGGAAATATTTCTGTATTGGGAGATGTTCCTGAAGGTTTAATTAAACTCTCTGAGATTTTTGATCAAGGAGTTGGCTATAATGCTTCTTCTACGGCTGGTCCTTATAGTTATTATATTGGGGATGTTGTTAAAAGCGCATTTAGTATTGAGTATTTTGGGAATCCAATAACTTTTAATTCTGCCAATAGAGAAGACATGGTTATGAGTATAGGAAATATAGCAGATCGTGCTTTTTTAATGTCTTTTTCTTATACAGGTGGATTAGGTACTAACGTGCCTACGGTTAATTATACATTTGAGGCTACTGATGCAGAAATATTAGATGATCAAATTGTTCAATGTGATTCTATTTCTATAAATTATGATGTGCATGGGGTTGCAACGTTGAATTTGGTTGTTTATAGTCCTTTTAAAACTTTAGATATTTCTAAATTGCCAAGAACTTTTGGTGGTGTTACTTTTAAGCTTACAGGTGCTTCATGTGATTTGAGTCAGGTTCCTTTTAGCGATGTATATAAATATAATGTTTCATTGGTTGGTATAGGAGAATAGTATGAGATTAATATCTAGAAAATCGAGAATGTCTGCTCCATTAACTATAGGGCCTATTGTAATATTTCAAAAGTTTGGGGTGGATGTATTTAATGTTGATTCTTTTGATAGTACAAAAGAGTTAAAGAAGAGTGTGGATTTTATTGGTTATGATGTAAATGGAAAATATTCTTCTGCAAATTATAGTGCGAGTACATATAAGGATATGCAGGGAGATTATGTTTTTAAAGGAAAGGAAGCTTTTGAGGTCGAATTTGAGGATACTGATGATATAAGTTTTTTTTAAACTTAATGTTTTATAATTAGAAATAATAGATAAAGGCGGATATAAAAAAATGTCAGTAATTATAGGGTCGGCTACAACAGTAGATGGATTTACAGGGGTAGTATCTGTTAATTGGAATTTGTCTCCTAACGTACAAAGATTATGGCAGTTGGGTAGTTTTACGCCATATGATACTATAAAGAATTTTACTCAAACACTCTCTGTGGTTGTTTATGGAGGTGGTGGTCCTGAAATTCAAATTGTTAATGCCGCTGGTTGTGAAGATTCTACAGTTAAATTTAACTGTACTGTTAATCCTGCAGCGTGCGGTTCTGCTGTTTCTGGCCCCAGTGGTGACTTTTATATGACTGGATATACTTATAGTAAGGGTAGTGCACAGGGTGCAGGTCAATGTACATATAATGGACAACAGTGGGTTTCTGAGCCACACCCTAGTTATGTACTTTGTGGTGGTGCCGAGGGAACAAAGTCAACAGATTATGATATTACTGGTGTTGTTTTTAGTTCTATTGATGCTACTGGTTTTCAGGGCTCTGTTAGTGCTGGTTTTCCTGGTATTGGGAATGCCAATGAAACAGCATATGGTATAGTTTCTGCTGTTGGACATAATCCTTCTGCTATTGATAATGGGAAAACAGCAAATGCTAACGTAACTATTAAGCACCAACCTTTGTGGTTGTAAGTTTGTGTGGATAATTAACTGTTGTTAATACATTAACATTTTAAAAGAAACAGGATCGATAGAGATATCAACGGCGCTCGCAATATTTTATTGCGAGCTTTGGGAGATGCCCCCATCATTCTAAAAAAAGGAGAGTGGTGCATTTGTTAACGTAAGTTAACAAAAAAGCATCGGTTTTTATGGATAAGTATATTTTAGAATTACATTGGATAAATGTTAGGTATGTTAAGACAGGGAAAGATTTAAAGGCCTGTCTAGACGGTGCTTATTTTTCTGGCCCGGCTTTGCGTATAGCTAATAGGATAGCGTGTAATGAGTCTATAAGGTTAGATTTTACGGACCAGTACGTCATATTTCTTAAAAATTATTATATAGCTACATTAAGTTGGGGCGATGTTATATATGCAGGTAATATTGTTTATTTAAAGGACGCTATAATAAGTATAGACTCTTCTTGCAAAGTTCCTAAATTTTTATGTGATGATTTTTTAGTTATAGATACTAGTTGTCATGAGGAAGATATACATGTAATGTATTTAAATTACCCAGCAAGAACGTTTTCATCTTTAAGGGAGAGTTATGTCTTTTAATCGTTGTGCTTTAACTTGGGAGCAGAGATTTGGTACTACTTGTAGTGGGAATTTACCTACGAATAAAAGGTATAATGATGGATCTGATCCAAATAAGGCAGGGTATAGATATAAATTATGTAAGTATTCTACGCAAAGTACGGTGTCTGGTTCGTATCCAAAAGCAGACCATACACAAACTTTTGGAAGAATGAGATTTTATCAAAAAGGAAGAGTAAGCGGGTGGATATGTATGGACGATAATTGTCCATATTATACCACTGAATTTATAGGTAGAAGATATTTTGAAGTTTAGAAAAAATTAACAAAAGAGGATAATTAACTGTTGTTAATACATTAACATTTTAAAAGAAACAGGATCGATAGAGATATCAACGGCGCTCGCAATATTTTATTGCGAGCTTTGGGAGATGCCCCCATCATTCTAAAAAAAGGAGAGTGGTGCATTTGTTAACGTAAGTTAACAAAAAAGCATCGGTAAAAAAAATGGCCATAAATGCTACTGTATATGATTTGGAAGGTTATTCTGAGAATTCAAAAACTGTTACTTTGGATTTGTTAAAAATAGTACCTGTTGGTGCAGAAGGTGACGAAAAGTTTGTACTTACATGTAGGACAAATGCATATTCTGATTATGTTAATAAAACAACAATAGACGATATATTTATACAAGAATTTTTGTGTGGTTGGTGTAAAAGTTCTGGGTTTAAAGGTGCTGTTTTTACTATAAATTCTGGCAATAAAGAGTTAAAAGTTAAAATAGATAATGCTAGTAAGTTTTATAGTATAACGCTTGATGAGGGTATAAATTTAACTGGTGATGCTGTAGCATCTGATATTCAGACAAAATTACGGGCAGTTACTATGGAGACTGTTGATGCTGGAAAAACTCTTGGTTATAAGAATTGCAGATGTTCTTTTACTAATAGCAGGTTTGTTATAAAATCAGGTACGATATCTAAGACTTTAGCTGGTGCTTCGGCTTCTTCTGTTGAAGTTGATCCGTCTGGAACAGCAAGTGGTGTTTTGGGTTTTGATCTTCCAATAGATTCTAAAAGCCTTTCTGGTACGGATATTCGTGAGGTTGTTACTTCTAGCACGTATACAGCTGGAACTAGCACTTTATATGTTGAATCTGGGTTGGATGCTGTTGCTGGAGATTCTTTGTGTATAACTGCTAGTGGTAATAAGATTCCTGGTGATTATTTTACAATGGTGTCTGGAACATCGACTTCTATAGAGGTAGCAACAGCCGGTGTGCATGGGTTTAACGGAATACAAAATTCTTATGCTAAAGGATCTAAAGTACAAAAGCTTAGATATAATGATCCAGAATATTTTCCGAATTCTTGTTTAAATAGTGTTGATGATGCTTTAACTTGGGGTATTTTGTCATTAGCTAATCAAATAGATTATTCTGGATAAAAATAAAAAAAATGCCTGATATAATTGTTACTAATCCTAATTCTGATGGCGGGGCTATAACAATAAACGTTGATTTAAAGTCTATTATTCCATTAAACGAAGTTGGTGATCATAAATACGTATTTACTATATCTACTTTGTATAAGGACAAAGATGGAAACAGTATTAAGCCTATTTATGTGCACACTACAGCTATTAATGGTTTTTGGGATTCTTTGCCAAAAGCTATAGAATCTATATGTGATAAAATAGACTGGGGGAATGTAAATACAGACAACATTAAACCTTATGTTAGTTATTATAGTCCAGAGGGAGATAATGTTAGTTTGTTTTCTTTTGTTGTCGTTAAATTAAAAGATGATTATCCTTCTTCAGGTATAGATGTGGATTCTATAAAAATGTATATTAATAATATAGAAGTTACTGATGATTTGTTTATTGAAGGCACTTATAAAGATATAAAATTAATATGGAATCCTAAAAAGAGAGTGTTAAAGTAGAATGGCTAATATATCATTACAAGATCCAAATTTTGTTTATTTTGATAACTATTTTTATACTATAAATGATTCTTTGCAGCTTTTAGTTAAAAAAACTTTTGATGGTGAAACCGCCTTTTGTTATATTCTAGATGTTCCAGTATCAAGCCAAGTCTTATCTTTAGATTATGACGGTATATATTTTTGGAGTTTGGAGCAGGGTTCTTCTAGAGTAATAATACGTAAATGGAAGATAATAGATTTGGTGTGTGTTCAAATGGCTAAATTTGAAATTATATCTACAGCATCTGAGACAATAAGCGGTAGTGCTTTTGCTGTAGAACATTATACAACAAAGTTATCTTCTAACGAGGGGGCTGGTCAGACACTGCTATCTATAGTTGATGGTAGTAGATTAGCAAATGATTTACGTATTGTTATTGGTCCTAATTCTTTAGGACAGAGCGAGGATAAAATTGTTGATAGTTTTACTACTAGTACTGTTACAGTAAAAACACCTTTAACGTACTCATATAACTCTGGAGATTTAATTAGGTTTTATAAAAGTGGTTATTATTTTAATGACTTTGATGGTACAGATTCTTCTAAAGGATCTTTATATGAGATCGATCTTGAGTCTGGTTCTGTTATATCTAGAAATGCAGGAACTCAATTTAAAAATGTAAAGGCTGCTGTTTTTGGTCAAGTAAAGGATAGGGATGGAAATGCTGTTTATGATTTTAATGATGATGGTATTGTGAACAACAACGATCTTGTGTCATGTATTATGTTTGTGAAAGGTACTCTTATGTTTTTTTCTAATGTTGACTCTCCTACACACGCTATTTATGGATCAATGGTTTTGGATTTAATTAATGGCGGTTCGCCGGAAACAGTTTATGATCTTACTCTTGGTAGGGATACTTCTGCTGTTCCAGATCCTAATAGTAATGGATCTACAATTTATATGCTAAAAACCGGTTATGATTATCAAGTTGCACAGTTTGATAAAATGGTTAATTCTATATCTGTTACTTCTGCTCCAGCAATTTTGCCGGCTGATAGTTTGAGTACGTCTTATATAAGAGCTTCGGTATTGGATCAATATAATAGGCCTTTTCCAAATAAAATTGTTTATTTTGAATTAACAGGTCCTGGATCTTTATCAGTAGGTAATGCTACTACTGATCAAGATGGTATAGCTAGTATAAATTATATAGCAGGTGATTCTGTTGGAGATGCAACTATAACAGCAACTGTTCATCAAAGTTAAGTGAAAATATGGCTAATATAAATGTTTCTACACAAGCATGTTCTATAGGTCCAACTGAGGGCCTTTTTTATTATATAGATGAGTCTGGTTTAGTATCTTTAAATTATAATGGAGATGTTATATCTTCTTATATTAAATCAAGTTATACAGACCCTGTAAAATTTATTACATTTGCTTGTTCTTCAAAAGCTAGTTTTGATTATGATGGTGCTTTAGTTTTTACAGTTGAATGTGGTTTATCGAGTGTAACATTTAGACGTTGGATTTTAGATTTAGATACTATTTCTTTAAAAGAAATAAAATCTGTAAGATATGATACTGTTGGTTATTATAGTTTTGATATTAGAGGGTGTTCTATAGAAAAATATGTAAGAACTGTTAGTGCTTCTGCTCCGGCAGGGCAAAACTATGTTAATGTTGATGATACAAATAATATAAGACCAGGACAAGAATGTATTATAGGGCCGTCTACTATAGGAACACATTTGAATAATGTAACATTTACTGAAGTTGATTATATAGAAAGTAATCACGTTTATCTCAAGGATTCTTTAGATAATAGTTTTGCTGCTGGAAATTATATTGTTTTTGTTGGAGATTTGTTTGTAGCTAGTGCTACAGGTATAAGTAACGGACCTGTTCCTCTTGTTTATGTTTTGGATAGTAAAAAGTTTTTTGTTAAAGATTATAGAGCTATATATCAGGCTAGAGCTGTTTCTTGTTCTGATTTTTATAACGGTAAGCTGTATTTATGTTCTAACTATGGTATATATATAGTTGATTTAGATACGTATAAAGTGTCAAATATTTTGTATTCTTATCAGAGATGTGGTAATTATAAGGGAGTTTATGGTATTATTATTGTATCTAATGATTTATTTTATACTTTACAAAAAGATTTAGTTACTTTTAATAATTTTGATTGTTCTATTGAGAGTTTAAGTACTTATAATTTAGTTAAAAATTCTTTTGTTAGATATATTAATAGTTCTCAAGTTAGGTTTGGAGGTTATGTTGAGGAGAATAAAATAAAAGTTACAGCAAAAATTTTAGATCAATATGCAATTCCGGTTAGTAATGTTATAGCTAGATTCAAAACATCAGATTTAAATGGAAGTTTTTCCGTTAACGATGTTTCTACAAATGTAAGTGGAGAAGCACATACTATCTATACTTTGGGGGACGATTTAACTCAGACTGTAACGGCTTACGCTGATTCTACTTTTGCTTGGAGAAGTTCCGATTATGTGTATGGAAATAATTATATAAAAATTCTTAGTGATTCTGTATCACAGGGTTTAGTTTTTAGTTACGGTGATGTTGTTTCTGAGGTTGTAGAAAGTTTTTATTCTAATGATCTTAAATCTGATGGGGCTGTTGGTTTTTTAGAAAGATTTTGTCAAGAAGATATAGAAGTTAAAAGTGTTGCAAGTATTGTATCAGGTGGGAGGGTTACTAGCATATCAAGCAAGTTAGGTGAAAATAAGGTAAGTTTAGATGCTGGGCATTCTATAGAATCTAATGGTTTGGTTTTTAATACAGAATCTGCATATATTAACGATCCAATAAATAGTATTGTTGTTGTTTCTATATTTGATTTTTTGAGTTATTTTTTACCGGAATGTTATAGCACAAAAAACTCTAGAGGCGTTGTTATAGAGTTTCTTATTTCTCCGCAAGTTCATGCTTTTGATGTTTCTTCTTTTTCTTTTAAAATTAGGGAGATAAATAGTATTTTTAACTATGATTCTGGTTTTAAAGATGTATCTAGCGTTGGTACAATGACACTTATAGACCTTGGAGGTGGAAGATATTCAATAAAATTTATTTATTTTCCAGACCCATTGTATAAGTTTTCTTCACGAATATATTGTTATTTGAGTATATATGATACAGATTCTCCTAAAAATTTATTTAGATTTAATTGTTATTTTGATGTAATTGACGATTATATTCCTCCTAATGTTATAACTACTTCTCCTGCTTGTAGTGCTACAGATGTTCCAAAAAATATAGATATTTATGCGGTTATTGGTGATGGTGAAGGTATAGGTATTAATCCAGATACTATTGAATTAATATTAGATGGGGTACCAGTAATACCTACTGTTTATACTGTTTCTGGTGGGTATGCGTTGTCATATCATCCTGCTGTAGATTTTAATAGTGGAGCTGGTGTTTCTTTGAATATTAAAGCTTTTGATTATAGCGGAAATTTAATGTCAAAATCTTGCAAATTTTATATTGAAGAATCTGATAAGCCAGAGATATTTCCAGAAGACATATGTGCTGATATTGTTGATAATAGATTTAGTTTTTATTTTGATGTTTTTGATACTGGAGGCGGTGTTAAATATGATACAGTAAAATTATTTTTAGATAATAAGCTTGCCGAAATTATAGTGAAGCCTGTTATTAAGAGAATTAGGTAAAAAAAATATGTCACAGCCAACCATAAAACTTTTGTATAACTCAACAGCGAACGATGTAGAATATAATTTTTCAGCTGGTGGAAATTCTGACGGAACATTTTATCCTGTAATTAGTGGAACATGCAATGGTACTATTGTTTTTACAGGAGGTGGTATAGAAGATATGTGCAGCGGTACATATGCTTCTGGAACAAGATCTGCTACAATAAGACCTGAATCTGGAAGTACTATTGTTCCATATACTTTTATTGAATATGATGATTATATGTATAGGGTACCGTTGGCAGGGTGTCATAATTATAGGTATGCGTTTGCTGTATATGTGGGTGGTACAATTACAAGCAAGTTATACCTTGAAGCTTGGGATGATATGACTCATACTACAACTAATTTGCCTGTATTATCAGGTACTTTGTCTAATAATTATACATCTTTTATAAAAGCAAAGACAACTACTTATGATTACCCAGGGGATTTTTGGCATACTTCTGCTACATCATTAAGAGGGTATAGTAATCGTATCGAGCTATCGAATGTTTCATCTGTTTCGGATACTGTTTTATATTTTAATATATGTATAGAGATACCACATGATTCGTCAACTTTTGTTTCTATTCCGGTTTTAAGTCTTCGATACTTGTATTCATAATAGGGTTAGTAATAATGACAAATAACAAATTATTAAAAAACAAAAACAGCATTAATTTATATTTAGAGGATTGGGTTTAGGAGATTTTTATGGAAGATATAACAAAGTATGGAAAATATAACAAAATAACTCAAGTAGATCAAAGGGAAACTTATTTTGTTGCTAAGTATATTGATAAGGTAGTTAAGGGTACAGGATTAGATATAACAGGCTGGGATGATTTAAATCATGGAATTGTTAGGCTCAGCTATCACTTATCAACAAAAAAAATTATAAACATACCTCGTTATAAGGCTTATTTGCATTTGGTAGAAGTAAGTTTAAGTATTGATAAAAACGGCTGGTTAAATAATAAAAACTATCATTATACGTATATTAAGGGGTTGGCCGATAATTGCGTATATGTACATAGGGTAGCATTAAGGACTAATCCTATTTCTGGAGAAAGAATAGGTGATATAAAATTATATACGGAACCGATTCCGGCTGAGATAACAAACAGTTGGAAATGGTCTATTTTTTAGTAGGAGTCATAATGGCAGTAGGGTTCACATTATATTTTAACAGAAACGGTTGGAAGGATATCAACAATCCAAAGTTTGTGTTCACTAGTCCTAATATGGACGATCAAAGTCCAGCCGGGACACGGTCTCATATAGTTGCAGGTGAGGTTAATGTTGGTACTTGGATTGAAGATCAAATTAGAAATAAAATGCATAAGATTGCATGTGCGCAAGACGAGAGTATGGAGTATTCTGCGATCGTAAATGTTTATGATTATGATGATTATAAGGCAAACCGCGTTAAGGTGGCGGAAAAGGCAATAAGCCCATTTAATAAAATATATTTATCTGAGAGGCCTTCTGCTGTGCAAGGTCAGTGGTTTCCAAATCCTACTGTAAGTGGAAAAAGGTTTGAAGCAACATCAATAACCCCAGCAGTTGATAGTTGGTGGAAATTAAATGAAGAAGGGTCATCTTATCCAGATTTTTCTGATTCTGTTGGTTCTTTTGCTTTAGTTTCTTCTGGCGGCGTTGTTCCTGTTTATTACCCTTCTTTTGAATTTTATGCTCCAGAATTTGATGGTGATGCTGACAGTTTAATATACAGTAATGCTGATTTTTCATTGGATGGTGATTTTTGTTTTTCTTTTTATGTTGATAATTATGGGGCGGTTTCTTCTGGAATTGATAGTTTTGGTTATAATTCTACTTTTATTAATGTTGTAACTAGTGGAACATATTTTTCTGTAGGTTGTTCAAAAGATAATACTATAACGTATTCTATTAAGACAGATGTTGCTGAATATAAATCTGATACAGGTAGTACTGTATCTTCTGGGGTTTTTAATCATATAGTTGTTTCTTATGATCAAAATAGTGGATTTTATTTGTATAAGAATAATAGTCTTTTATTACATAATTCTATGGTAAGTGGAACCGTCGGGTCTGGTAATATTTGTATAGGTAATACTTCTTTTGGTTATACTTCTACTTTTAGGGGTTGTATTAATGATATAAAATATTGGAATAGCTATTTGTGTTTTGATGATGTAAATGAAATAGGTTTAATTGATCAGTTAGATAGTTATCCTATTTGTATGTTTGGTTCCTCTGTTGGAGATTATATTGTTGATGTGAGCCCAGATCCTGTTGAAATAAATAAAGGTTTATTTTATAAGTTTCCTATCTATAAAGAGGACTGTCACTTTAGTGATACTTTACATTTGTTTATGAAATTTGGCGAAGCCTATAATTGTTATGTAACTGCGTGGGATGATGCAACGCACTCTTCTGTTTTAAACACTGTTCTTAAAAATGAATTATGTAAGTTATCTGCCTGTGTTTATAGGTCTCCTGATTCTGGTGGTTGGCCTAGTCAAGATCAGCAAAGTACTACTATAGATCCTGTATATGATTACGTGTCTGATTTTCCAATAAAAGGAAATGAGTTATATTATGGAAAATTTAATTTAGTATACTATGTTAAAGAGCCTAATATAATAGGTGACATGCTTTCTATTAGACCGAGAATTTCTACTATAAGTAGTTCTATATTTGATCCGGGTAACTATGATTTTGTGATTACATTTCATTATCAGTACACTTAGAGGCCAACGTCGTGTGGCACTTACCTCAATTTTCAAAAAGACTAGAATTACTAATAAAGCCTTCTAATTTTGGGTATAATGCTTATAACCAGGTCATAGTTGTTAGAATACCCAACCAAGTAATTCCATATTTAATTGAGAAAAATTATTATATAAGTTTTGTTGATGTTGATGGTAATATTCTTTGTTATTCTTGTAAAACATTTTTTCCAGAAGTGGATAAAATAGAATATTATGTTAAAATTATATTTATTGATGATATAAATTATACTAGTTTGTTTATTTATTATGATGGTGTTGAAATTGAAAATAATATAAAATTATTTGAAGACGATTTTGAAAGCGGTAGTTTAGATACAAACGGGTGGGTAAAAAGCGGTAATGGTGTTGCTGGTGTTGGCAGTCATACTGCTAAATCAGGGATTTACTCAATGTATACCAGGTCTGGTGCTGTTTGTGTAACATCAAAGGCTATTAATGTTGTAGTTCCTATAGTTGTTTTTTATTGGATTAGAAGAGGAAGTGATTCTTTTAGTGAAGATCCTGATTCAAATGAAAATCTTATAGTCGAGTATTTAAATAATGAGAGCGATTGGGTTCAATTGGATATTTTTTATGGTAACGGTACTCCTGGACAAATTTATGATAAAATTCATACGTTGTTTGAGGATTCTTTACATAATGAGTTTAGGATAAGGTTCAGACAAACACGTGGAAATGCTTCTAGTGACTATTGGCATATAGATGATGTTATAATTCATACAGGTATTGGATTTTTAGAGTATGTTTTTGACGATGCTTATATTGTGAATTTTTTAGATACTACTTCTTTAATTTCTAAAATAGGGCCGAATTTTTCTAATCATAGTGCAGCACTTCATCAACCTATTTGCGATACTTATGCTGTTAAAATTCTTGGCGGTACTACATATGTGTCATGCAGTATAAGTAAATCTTCTTTTACTTTATTTTTTAATTGTTATTTGTTATTTGGAGAAGGTTATCTCGTTTATTTTTCGTCTGATAATTACGTATATGTATATTCAGACGGGTCTTTGGTTGCTAAAATTAATGGAAATGAATATAGTGTTAGTTCTAAGTTATATTTTAATGAGTGTTCTACTTTTAGTATAACTTGTGACGGGTCTAATACATATATTGTTATAAATGGATTAACTAAGTTAGTAATAAAACGGACATTTAGTATTTCTGAAATACGTTTGGGTGGAAGCGGTTCTAGTGGATATTCTATTGAATGTTATTTTTTTGATTTATTTTTGTTGCCGCCAAAACCTCCTTTGTATTCATATTATTTACATAATACTATATATGATAATAGTAATTTTTTTAGAGAATCCGGGTATGATAATAATATGATTAATGGTTATTTAACCAATTGGCCAGAAGTTATATTTTCAGGAGATGAGGTAATATTCGAATCTAATAGTTGTTCTGGTGTTGTATACTCAGTTTCTTTTGATAATGGGGGTCATTGGCATGTTTCTGGTTTAAAATACGATTCCATTTTTACTAAATATTTTGGTTCTCCTTCGGAGCTTTATACTGTATTAAAACTTACACATAGTTCTGGAATTATAAACAAAAATTATGTAATAAAAGTAAATGATTTTAATAAGTTTAGTATAAATAATGAAATAGATTTTGTTGTTGGTAATAAAAAAGATGGATATTTAGATGTTATATCTGATTTTAAAACTGCTTTGCATGATAAGGATAGTGTGAGTTTGACTACTACAGAGTATGGTTATTACGATATTGCAGACTTAAAATCGATGTATTTAGAAAAGCCCGTGGAATTTTTGTGGGGAGATTTATCAGGTAGTGGAATTATATCTAAGCAGGTAGAATTTTGTTTTGATGTTATAGTTGATTCTTGGTTTGATGACATTTATATTGATTTTTGGTTAGGGGAGTTATATCAAGGATACTATGTTGATGTTGCTACTAAGTTTGTTGTTGAGTCTAAAAACGATATGTATACAAATGTTGATGTTGATTTTGTTTTGTCAAATTGGAAATATTTTCCACATGAAGTGAATGTAATATGTTCAACAGCAAGTCGTTGTGACGTAAAGACAGAAACGAAAACAGATAGGGGTAGTTTAGTCAGGTTTTTTTCAGATGTAAAAGTTTCTGATGAAGTATATAATGATTTTTATTCCTCAATAGTTTGTAGTGTATCTGGTGTTTTTCCTTATTATTTTTCCGATATTCAAGTTATTAGTGGTGCATTATCGAGTTATGTATGTAATACTTGTTGTTCGTTATTAGATGTTGATGACTATGGTTTTGAGGTAAAACTTAATACCGTTATAATAGAAAATTTCAATATAAATGTAGATAATTTTAGTTTTGGTACTCCTGATTTTTGTTTTAATGTTGATGTCTATGATAAACATTATGGCGTAACAGAAAGTGGAATAAATATATATATGAATACTAATATAATAACTGGAAATTATGTTGATGTTTTACAGTTTAGTAAAATTTCCAGAGGATATTCTGTTTCTTGGTGTTATGACATTAGTCTCCTTGAACCATTAGAGTATGTTGAAATTATAGTATATGTTGTTAATACGCGAGGTGATATAAATGTTTCTTCCTATTTTTTGAAATATGGAAAAAGATATTATTATAATATTTATCATATAGTTAAACATGAGTATGAAAAATTAATACCTATGCTGATGATTGCAGAAAACAATGTTGATATTTTTCCAAGCTTTTCTTCTGAAAGCATATATGTAAGAATTGAAAAATATAAGCGTAAAAATCTCGGTGCTTCTATTTTTGGTATTGGTCTTGATCGTAATGATTTGTTAGCAAGCATTAATCCAATAACGACTAATTTTTATAATGGAGGTAGTTATACTGTTCGTATTGAATGTAAGGATTTATCTGGAAATGTTATGGACCCGTTTGAGTTTGAATTTATTATAAGAAATGATGGATTGTAGGTTAACTAACTGTTTAGTTAGTAGGTAATGTCTTAAATTTTAATAAGATTATTTTTGGAGGTTATTTAATTATGGCAGCCGAGACAAGGTGGGTTGAATATTCAGTAGCTGCTGCTACTTCTACATATTTGGGAGCTACAACAAGTGGTGTTGGAACTAGAGGTAAAGTAAAGGCTAATAGCAGTGTTGGAGATAAATTTACTATAGGTCCAACCAATAACATATTGGGTATAAATATAGACGGCTCTGGATATCATAATATTACACTTACATCTGGAGTTAATTTAGATGCAAGATTTGTTGCTAAAGATATAACTGAGAAAATGCACGCGGCACAACCCTCAAATGATAGTTGGGTGCATGCTGTTTGTTTATGGGAAAATAATAAGTTTAATATTTACTCTGGAAATATTGGAGCAGCTTCTAGTGTAGCTGTTACTTCAGGTACTAATACTGTTTTTGATACATTAGGATTTACATCTAATACTCCTACGCAGGGTGCTGGAAATACATACAAGGCAAGTAATTTTTTTAATGGCGGTATAGCAGTATCTGGAACTTGGGAGGGGATGTTTGATGAAGAATATAGCATAATTATAAACAAAGAAACAACTATAGGGTCTCCAACTCCTGGTGGGTCTAATGAGTATTCTGGTACTTTTACTGCTGGTGGGCAATATAATCATTCTAAATCTGATCCTACGTATACGATAACTATAGATGGTACCAACGGCCTTACTGCGGGCGGTGGTACAGGAAATGTTCCAAAGTTTAGTTGGACCAGTACTGATTCTTTTGATGATGGCGGTCCTGTTGAAATATTATACCCAGATCATTGGTATAATGTAGGTACTCATGGGTTGAAGGTTAAATGGTCTGATGCTGTATTTGGTGATGGTGATAATTGGTCTATTACATGTACTAAACCGGTGCAGGCTGTTGAAGGTAATGCAACAGCTCCTGTTGGTACGGCTAAGTATGTTTGGACTTCTAATAGGGGCGATGAGTGTAGTTCTCCTATAACTACTTCTTCTTCTTCCTGGGTTCGTGTTGGAACAAGGGGTTTGTATATAAAGTTTATTAACGGAACTAACAACTTAGAAGCCGGAGATGAATTTAGGATAGTAAATGTAGGTCCTCAACCTACAAATTATAATATAAGTAGTTTAAATTACGGAAATGTTACAGTTACTACTGAATCCCCGGTTAAATGTGTTTTGTTTGAGATTATTGGTGGCGCTGTAATGATGAATTCTGTTAAATTTGGATTACAAAATCACGGGTCATTTAGTTATCATGGTACTGGTGATACGTATTTTCGGTTTGGAACAATTGGTGCAAAAAATACAGCTGGAGCTAGTCCTACTACAGGAAAAGAATGGAGAACGAATGTTGTTGCTTCAGATCTTAGCGGAACGCTTCCTAATTATTTGTATGCTAATAAGGCCAATTTAAGTGTTGTTGCTACTGCAGATGATTCTGAGCCTATAGGTAACTATAATGGGGCTTTAGTTAGTGATTTTATATTTGTTTGTATTAGGTTGGGAGCAGATGAAACGGGGAGTAACTCAAGTATTAATTATAGAGTTTATTTTGATTATAGTTAACATTTAGAGCGTAGATCTTCGTTCGCTGGTCGGAGATACAGGCTTTCAAATTTTGGCACAGAAAATGCATATAATATGTTTTGTGAAAGCAAAACCTGACACTAGCTCTCGATATTCAAATAATAAGAGATCTCTGCTAAACAGTAAGTTTTAACAAAAAAAGCGTGTTCGGATAAAGTATTCAAGCATTAACGTGAATTATTAGATTGAGAATAGCTTGAGAAGCTTCAAACGCTGTTTGGAATAAATTACTTGTATAATTTGTGTATAGATATTATGGAAGATAAAACCCGAAGGTTTGGAACCTTCGGGTTTTTGGTATGATAATTGTGTACATTTTAATTGAGAGATAAATCAATTTGTCTACTAATTTTAAAATAGAGATAATAAAAAATACAAAAATCTGGAGATATTGTATGAGTGTTTTAAATGGAAAGATGCGAAGAGGTTGGATAGTAGAACTTTATGATGGAACTACTTTGTGGGAGTGCGATACGGATTGGGCAAGTGTTCCAAAAAAAGAAATAAAATCTTTGACTTTGATTTTTGAAGGAAGAAAATGGAAATTAGAAAATAAACAAGCATATATACAAAGGAAAAGAGCGTCTATTGCTCCAGGAGAAAAAGTACCAATAATAGAACAACGAATAATAGGGTATTACGAGGGAAACCTTAAAGTTGAATATGTTGTAGATGAGTATACAGGTAATATGAAAATGCGCGTAGTGGATTAGTAGACAATGGCTGATGAGTATCGTTTTTTTGGAAAGTCTGGTTTATTTTTTGAAAAATTATATAGCTCTCAATATGTAAGAGTTTTATTAGAAAGAGCTATGGCTAGGGTGTCCCCATGTTTGTTTTATTTTGAAGGTAAGTGTAAATTAAAGGCAGATGAATATAGCAGTGACGAAGAAGCAGAAAATCCCGGAGAAGATTTAAAAACCCCGTGTGTTGGTGCGAAAGTAAGGTGTAGATATTATACAGGTGTGTTTAAATATTTAAATAAAGAATATGTAAAAGATGGTCGGTATATTTTAGCTCAGCATATTGTAGAACTATTTAGTGCTTATTTGAAACACCAGTGTACTTATGATGCAGTTAATGTTTTAGCTTATGAAAAAGGGGTATCTTCGTATTGGGGAATAGATGAAGATCCTTTGAGAACTGTAGTTGTTTTACCTAGGCGTGTTTATATTAAAGATAATGAAATTGTTTCTCTGCCTTACCATCCACCCTCTGTTGAGTATAAAGATTATGTCGATTTTGTTACAGATGATTTTTTTGAGTTTTTTTTACCGAGAGCTATTTATCCATTAAATGTTAATGAAATAATTTATCAAGGAAATTATATATCTGTTTTATTGGATGTTCCTGGTAATGGTGATACTTATGTTATTTGTATTTCTGAATTGAATCTTTCAGAAAATACTTTTACACTTATAAATGATTTTTTTAAAACAGGTGTTTTTAATGAAGGGAATCAAAACTTATCTGTTGTTTTTGAAGAAATATTTCATAAATTGTCAGATAAACAAAATAGCGATCTTCTAATTAAATGTGACAAGATTGGTTTTGGAGTATCTTTAGCAACTTTATGTTCGAGATTTGATTTATCTAAATGTTTAATTGTATATTCAGATAGTAATATAGTATTTAATAATAGTATGTTTGTTTTAAGTAAAGTTAGTGTTGGTATGTTTGATGCTAATAAAGCTGTTTGTGTAAACTTAGAAATGTTTTATAATGATATTAGTTTTGCATCAAATTGTATTTATGATCTTGCTACAAATTATACTTTGGATGTTTCATATAAAAATGTAAATATAGATGAATGTCCTAAAATACATGCTGATTATAAAGGTCAAGATTTATCGTTTGGTGCAAGGGTTTTTTCTTTGAATGCTGGTTTAACCGAAGAAGTTACAATGACTTCTTTACCATTACAGTGGTATTATTTTAATGAAGAAACAAGAAAATATTTATGGACATTAGAGAAGAAAGAGAAAAAATATAAAATTGATATAAATGTTAATAAAACAAAGACAGAGTTTGAAGATGGCGATGTAATATTTTTTAAAAATGTAATAATTTTAAAAATAAAAAATCAAGTATATCCGTTTTATATTAAAGATTGTACGTATAATTCATATAAATATAAAACAAAGTATCAAGCATATCATCCGATGTTTGAATACTATGATATAAATTCTGATTTTTCTTTTTCAGTTAAAAAGGCAGAAAATGTTTTAATTGAAGAGGATATATCTGATGAAAGACAGCCAAATCCGAATAGAAGCCAACCACAAAGTGAAGAAGTTTTAGAAGAAGAAACTATTATACTTTTAAGATCTCTTCCAGCCGGTGTTGTTATACTAATACCAGATGTAGAAGAATATAATAGTGATTTTGCTGATGAAGTTAAGTTAGAATTTACTCTTGTTATCGGTAATAAGGTAGAATATTTTACTAAAACTGAAGGGTGTAAGAAAGAAAATCTTTTTATACCTGAAGAATGTGATAATGTAGAATCTTTTGATATGAAAGATTTATCAAAAGATAAAGGTGTTTGTGAAGATCCTATTAAAGTTGAACAAAAATGTAGTGAGGAAGACGATGGGGATACTGAAACAAATATATCATTGTCTAATCTTATTAAGAACCCATTTAATAGTCCGTATTATATCAAAGTAACTTGCGATTTGGAAGTAGACGAAGGGACGGGTGCTACATATAAACAAGAGGATATAAAGAGTGTTTTTTATTTTTATTTTTCTTATTTAAGTTTTAAATTTCTTTTTGAAGACGTTATTAAAAAACAAGAAGAGGAACAAAGGGATTATGAAAACTCTAATATTCAAAAACTTATTAGAGGTGAAAAGCCTTTAACTGCTGTTGAAGATTTAAATGAGTGTCAAGAAAAAAGAGAAGGTGCTCATGGAGCTTTGGGACAGAAAGAATATAATTTTAAATATTTATATGAAAAAACTGTAAGATCTTATATAAATAATAAATTTTATGAGCCTTTTTCTATTAGTTTTTTAGAGGGGAAAGAAAATAACCCTTGGGCTCGTTTATTTAGTAATAGTATTTCTGATTTTTATATAGCATTAGAATTAAAAAAGAAAAAAGAGCAAGAAGAGCAAGAGGAGAAATATGTAGAAATAAAACATAATTTGACACATATTTCAGAAGTTTGTAGGTTTTTTGGTCTTCCTATTTGTGGATTCAATAAAGATAAACTTGAGTTAGATAATAAATATCCAGAAAACGAAGAAGAATCTATTTTTGATAAGATTGTTTTTGATAATTTTAATTGTAAGTTTAATGAGTTTTTTTATTTTTATATTTTAGGTGTAAGCAAGTTTGTTCAAGATTATTTATTTTTTATAAAATATAAAGAAAATATTATACCAATATTAAAAAGAATACCAGTAGTAGTATCGCAGGTTGGGTTACCAGATCCAGAGGTGATGTATAAATGGAAATCAAAATATGATGTTTATACATATTCGTATAATACTGGATTAAATCCTTTTGAAAAAGTTATAGATAGTAATAATTTAGATTTTTTTATTAATCCTTTTTATGTTATAATTCATGAAAAATATAGAGATACTAAGTATAGGAATAGAGGAACAAATCAAGATAATAGAACTGCATCTATTGATTACGGTTTTTTATTTACATCTAATTGGTGGATTAAATATAAAAAAACAATGGATAATTACGGATTCATTGGTTTACAGTCTATGGTAAAAGCTCGTAATTTATTTTTGGACGTGTATAGAACATTAGCGCACTCTCAATTATCAGAAATTAGTGAAGAAGATATAATTAAAGGGTTTGCACAAGGGAAAAGTATTTTATATATTGAATTAGATTCAATAGATTATATATATTGCAGTTACTGTGGAGATCATGATTTTGTTTTAGGAAACACTACTCCATATCTGTACGATAGGGCTTCAGATTTTCCTTTAGCTGGTGAAATAGAAGATCCTGTTGTTGAAGGTAGATCTTTTGATGGTGTTTATTATACAGGAGATTATGATAAATATGGTATTGGTATGCGAAGGGCAAGACCGTGTTCTAGGTTTGTAGGTCCTATGTGGTTTCCGTTTAGAGCATGTGAGGTATCTAGGTATAACGAATTTGCTGATTATCCAGGGGTTAAACATTTTAAAGATGGTCAGAATAATATTTATAGAAGATATATTAGAGGATTTAGCTGTACTGATTTAATTTTTAAACCCTATAGTGGGGATGATTTTGAGTTTAGTGATTTTAAGTATTTATTTATAGATGATTATTTTGGTTCTATAAACCCTTATAGGTATTCATCGTCTTTTTATAGTATAGACGTCTTAAATTATTATAAATCTGCAAGTTCTACTACTACTTTTGAAGTTGCTCCTACATATTTACCGTCAAATGCATCTGTTCCGTGGAGATCTATACCAATAATTTTCAAGGATGGGGAGAATGATTCAATAGTTATTGTTAAACCACGAGAATATATTATAGGGCCTGTTACGTCTGGAACATTAGAAAATTCAGAAGGGATTGATGAATGTGTTGTTTTAGATGTTAGTTCTTATAGAGATTTTGACATTTTAGATACTGGTTTTGTAGTTAATAGAAGTGTTGAACCGAAACCAGGTGAAATTAGATCTATATTATATAATTGTTTGATAGATATACCACCGATGTTGCCTTATAATTATGATAGAAATAAATATATATGCGGATATGAACGTATGCGTGCTGGAGACGCTAATTTTATATACCAATGTTTATATCCTTATCATCATAATTATACTTATTTACCGGGTTGTAAGTGTGTTTTTGATTATAAAAATAAAGGAAAAGATGCTTACGGCCCTATAGAAGGTACACTTTTACCTAGTGTTTTGCCGATAACAACTGACGCAGAAATGATTGTGAGTAATTCTGTATTTTTTCCTAGTCTTATTTGTAAACGTCCTGCTTATATGCCGTGTCGTTGTGAGCTTATATTATTTGCGCAAGATTATCTTAGTAAGGAAACTCCTTATGTATCTCTTGGGTGTAGAACTACTGGACCTTATAGTCTTATTGCAGAACCGTACGTTATACCTTGGGTTGAAGGAAATTATAGTTTTTGGGAACATTATGATAAGCTTGAATGTGAAACAGACGGTCCTGAACTTATGAAGCTATGTTTAAATGAATATACTAAAACCAAACCCGGGGCTACTCATTTTATAGGTGCTATAATAATTGATAAAAATTCTGATTGTTGTTCTTCGTCTTTTATTTCGGACGATGAGCATAACGCAATAAATTTAAAAACAGCTCCGTTGTATTATCATTTTGCTTCAGCTTGGCGGCAGGCATATGATTATGTTTTTTTGGGTGCTTCTATAAAATCTAAACCTATTTTTTATGGTGATGGTGCTTTACGTATGTTTGAAACATATGATGACTTAAAAAAATCATATTTTATTTTTGATAAAGAAAAAGAAGTTAATAATGTTGGAGTACTGCCTGTTTTTGGCGGATTAGGGAAGTTTTTTAGGTTGTGTTATTTTTCTAGTAATTATGGAAGAGTCCCGTTTAGTACGCTTAGCGGTGTTAATCCTAATGATGATAATTATGTTTATAAATTGTCTGGTTATTCTGATAATGACGCTGTGTTTAATAATAATTTTGAGTATGGGTATTTACCAGAGAAAGATCCAGTTTTTGTTACTGATGACTTTGGTTTGTTTGGTTCTATAATTAGTTTTACAGATGATGACAGTATTACTTTTGAAACACATGATTGTGTTTGTTTTAATGATTTGATTGAGTATATAGAATCAGAAAGAGAGGGAGAAAAAGGCTATTATAAATATAAAGGCGGGGATATTGAAATAAGTAATTTTGGTAATGAAGAGCCTGTTATTTCTGGACCTGCTTTAATTGTTATATATGATACTAGAGTTTCGGCATCAGATAAGTATAATTATTATAGCGATGTTGGTCTTTCTGTATCTATAGCCGAGCCGGTAGTTGGTGATATGGGGGCGGTTGTTGATCCTTTTCCTTTTGGTGAAAAAGTTAAAATAGAATATTTACCGTGTACTTATAGTAATGGCTATTTGTACGGGGATTCTATAAGATTAAAGTTAACTGGGGTTGGTGTTTGTTCGATAACACACCCCTGTTATATAGATATTAAAGTTAAGGAACGGCCTTCTAATATTTCTGGACCACCGTGGATGTTTTATGTTGAGTTAGAAGAGAGTGTTGTAAATAATGATGGGGAAGTAGAAACTAAAATTGTAGAATTGCAGAAAGTATATTTGAAATATTTTGATTGTTACAGTGTTGGTACATTGGTTCAAAAAGATGATACTGACGAAATGTCGTTAAACGATTATGATGTAATACAAAAGGGAAATATAAAATATAAAATTAACAGAGGTTTTTATTTGGAATTTGATAACATGTTTTTAAGTCACGAAACTTGTAATATTTATTGTCGATTGCAAGGTTTTCATTCTTCTAATTTTTCAGTAACTATGGGTAGTTCCAATGAAAGCAGTTCTTGTTGCTATGGGGTTGCTAAGGATGCTAGTAAATCTGTATATATAGAAGTTGATTTTGACTGTTTTATTATAGATTTTACTTTTGGGGTGTTTTTATCTGGGAAATACAGCTGTTCAACAACTGTTGGACATGTTTGTTTAGAAACCTCTGAGGAATTTTATGGTATTGGAAATTTAGTGGCAGATCCTGAATATGATACAAGTGGCGAAAATAAAGAAGATGGCGGAAAGTACCGTTATATGTTAAGATTTGAAGCATATGATAACTATAATAAGATAATGTACTGTGGTACTAAGTATAGATTTGTTTTTAATGATGTTGTATTTTTTTGTGATGTTTATAATGATATGCAAGTTAAAGTGAAATGTGGTAGATTTACTGGTGGAAAGTTGTGTGAGGTTACGTTTAATAAGGTTAGTTCTTTAAAAGCTATAACTTATTCTAGAAATATAGATAATATTATTAGTGGACAAGTTAAAGGTATTAATTTATATAAAGAAAATTTAAATGATAAAATAAAAGTTGGTGACTCTGTTTTTTATGCTATGCCTTTTGGTTTTGTATACAAACTTAGTGGGGGTATTTCATCCGATAGAGATGTAGAATTTAAAGAGGGATATGGAGGTGAGTTTTCTGAACAATGTGAAAATATAGAATACAACGATAAGGAACAGGCTTTGTTAGATAAAATTGTATTACCTGTGGAAAAAGATATTTTTAAGTTAATACACTATTCTACTTCTTTTATTCGATTTTGTTTGAAAAGCGAAGTTTTTAATACAAGAACGGAAGAATATGTTATTTTTAATGCGGGTTTAGTTCCAGATTTATATAAAGCTTTTGGTTATGTTCCGATTTCGCAGTGGGTAGCTCCGGGTCATAAGTTAGATTTGTATCCAGATTCTTTTTATTCAACATATCATTTCGCGGCTTGTAATAGTACCTATTTAGTTAAAGCTTTCTGTAGTGGGTGTTTGGATATGTATAGTGATAACTTAAATATTCTTGCTGAAGTTCCAAGCGAAAAAGAAAAAACATGTTTAGAACTTTTAAATTGGTGTAATGTTTCTTTTAATACTTCCGCTGTTGGTAATTATTTTGTAATTCCTTATAATATTCTTTTTGTAACACATGTAGAGCATGGAATGTTTGGTTATCCTGATGTAGTAGATGTTTCAACTTGGATTGAACAGCCAACAAAACCAACGGCTTATTTTTTTTATGATGAAAATGGAGAACCTATAGGAGAAGAATAATATTTTATGTATGGAACTAAAGCAGCTTTTGATTATATATTTGTTGGTGGAAGATGTGCTTATGAAACTAACAAAATTTTTGAGTTTCCCAAACAATCTTTTAATACAATAAGTAGTTTGTATATTACTGAGCATGATAATGTTTGTTGTGTTTTTATGGATACATCTTCTTATTTAGAGGTTTTGTTTGATGATTCTATTGATTCTAGTAGTTTTTATATGTTAAGGCTGGTTTATTATATTAAAAATGTTGACAGTTTAAAGTTAAAAATTGCTTGGAAGAAGGATGGAGATTTTGATTTTTGTGATAAGTGCTATGAAAATGTAATTTTAGAAAAATTAACTACTGGATTTTTGTATTCTGATATAGATTTAAGACAAAATGCTGCCTGGGTGGGAAAAATTACTAATATAAGGCTTTGTATTTTTAATGACGAGATAGTTCCTTTATTTATAAGATATTTTTCTGTATATTCTCCTATTGAATACAGGTGTTCTAAGCCTACGTGTCCTTATTATAGTAAGTATAGCTATATGTGTAGCGGCGGGAAAGATTTACATATATTATTGGGTAAATTTATTAACAGTAATAATATAAATATTAGTCAGGATTCTAGTTTTTTGTTTAATATATATGGTATAGATTTTGTTGTAGAGTTTGTGCGCGGTTATTACTTTTTAGATGAGATTTTAAGTAAATTAAATTCTTTTTTTGATTCTATGCCGATTCCGTGTCTTAAAATATTAAAAGATGGAAATAAAATAAGATTAAATTGTGATTATACAAAACCAGAAATTGTTTATACGGATATATCAGAAAAGCTTGGATTTTTTAATAGCGATGGTTCTATTTCTTATACTTATATTGTAGAAAGTAGTGGTAAATCTGATTATATAGACGTTGCTGGTAATTTAAAGGGTATATATAAGACGTCTGATTTAAAAAGTTTAGATTTTAATAAAGTGTTTAGTGTTGGGTTCTCAGATAGTAAGGATCTATATCCAGAATCTAGTTTTGAATTTTTGAATAAAACTGTTATTTTTTATACAATTGGTGTTAATTTTGATGGATATCTTAATTGTTTTGAAATTTATTGTAAAGCTCTTTCTGGCGGTGGAAAAATTTTAATATATAGGAAAAATAAAGATGTTTATGAGGTAGTTAATAGTTATTTTTTATCAGAAACAAATAAGATGTCAAAACATATACTAGATTGGGTATGTAGAGTATATAGAGGAGATGTAATAGGTTTTTATAATTTAAAGATAGGTATATCTAGAAAGGCTGATTTTGTTATAAATTATTACGGTGTAGTTTCTGGGTATTCTGATAGTATAAATAAAAGTGATATAGAGGAAACTTCATTTTCTTCTGTTTCTTTTTATGCTTATTTTAAAGCACCGACAAATAATGATATTCCAATACTTGCTGTTTATAATGAAACCTCTTATGTAGATAAACTGTCATTTTTATTAGAGTATTCCGATTCTTATGATAAAGAATTTAATATAATATTTAATAATAACTTTAATTATAAAATACTTGGTTGTCAACTTAATGTTAAAGACGATCAAGGAAATGTGACAGAAATTCCTGGCGAGATTGTAGGTATAGATTGTTTATCTGACAATATACTTTATGCAGATGTTACTGAAATAGAGTTAGATAATTATGATTATAGTCCTCCTATAGATTTAACATCAATAAAAAATAAAAATATTTTAAGATATAGTTGGAATGATTATATAATTAATGTATATGAGTATAATAATTATACATGTTCTTTTATACCAGGAAGTGTTTTGTTTTATTATGAGTTTCCGGTAGCAATAGATATATGTAGTGTTTTAATATATAGCACTGAAGAAGAAAGTTTTGATAATTATTTATTAGAAATTTTGGATAATACTAAAACTTCTCCGAGTTTTTCTAATATAGAAGATGTTATAATTTCAGAATATCAAATTGATAATTGGAAGTTTGATATAAAAAATGAGGTAAAAACTAAAGGGGTTGGTGTTTTTGTTTATAATAACAAGAATCTTCCAAATATAAGTTTTTCTGAAATAGAAATATGTACAAAAACAGGTAATATGTTAGCTTATGTTGTTGATGTGTGTGGTTTTTTAGACTGTTCTAAAATGGTAATGTTTGATTTAAATAATAATGGCGATAAAAAAGATATTTATATAGGTACCCATATAAAAAGTTTAGTTATAAATGTTTGTCTTATTTCTAATGACAGGGTTTTTAACCTTGATAATATTAATGTATATTCGTCTTTTGTTCCAGATGATTATTTTGTCTCCAGTAACGAATCAGGAGAAGGTGTTTTAACAATATATAATACTAGAATTAAACCATTAAATTGTTATTTGTTAGATTATACTGCAGACTTGTTAGACAGTTTGGTGTATGAATATGATTTTGATAACGACATTGTACATAAAGGTTTTGTTCCTACTAAGTATACACATTCTGAGTTTTATTTTGTTTCTAGTAATTATATAAATAGTGAATATAATACATATTCATTAAAAAATTTGCTTAACTTAGAAAATTTTTTTGTAAGTAAATATTATAATTTTAAGACTACTGTCTATGATGATTGGTACGCTCCTTATGATTATTTAGTTCCTGGTAAAGATGGTGAATTTGTTTATATAGATGTGGGGTTAAAATTAAGACCATTAAAAAATGAAGCGATAAGATGGTTTAATTATATAAATGTTAATGAGTTTTATAATGATATAGATATAGAACTGAGGTTTAATTATGTAGGCAATATAGAAGATTTTGTATATATAGGGCTGGCTTGTTGTGATCGGAATTACAATAATTATTTAAGATTTTATTCTTCGTTTCAACTCAGTCCGGAGTATGGTTTAGAATTTAAGTTAGAAAATCAAGTTGATCCTACTTATTATAATTTTAGTAATGTTTTAGGAAGAAATGTTGGATTAAAAATAAAGAAGCGTGACAATGCTTGGACTTTTTATTGTTTTTATAGTGACAAATGGCATGAGTTAACAACCTTTTCTTTATTTGATACTGAGGTATTAGTAGCTATTTCAACTATTTTTAATGCTCCGCATGTTAAAGGTAATATAATAGCCGAGTTTATATCTTGTGAGATTAAAGCGTCTAAAGTTGTTTCTGGAAAAAAGATTTGGTATACTGTAAACGATGGATTAAGTTATGTGTATTCTGGTAATGTTCTGGACAATTCTACTATTTTAGACAACTTTAACAAAAGTTTAACTTTTTGTAGAGATTATACTGTTAAGAAGTTTGTATATAATTTTAATAATATAAGTTTAAGATATTTAAAGTTTGTAAACGAATCTTCAAAAAGTATAAAAGTAACTGAGATAAAGTGTTATATTGATGATGTTCTTATTCCTATACGGCAGGGGTATGTTTCTTATTCTGATGATTTATATTTTGGTATTTTATCTGGAAAAACTTCTTATCTTGATGACAACGTAGTTATAAATTATGATTTGTCACATTCTATACAAAAGGGTGGAGATGATGTTTTGTCTGCTGTTGGGGTGGATCTTGGTAGTAATTGTGGTGTTAATAGGGCTGTTATTTATTATATTAGTGAAACAGGCTCATACGAACCGTGCACATTAATGTATAGTTACGACAATATTACTTATTATGATGTTTATGATAATTTTTCTTTGTTTTCTAAAAATGCATATACAACAGCCCATTATCTTTTTAATGAGTTCGTTGGTTATAAATCTAAAAATGAAATAGCTTATAAGTTTACATCTAATGATCAGTACAGTACTGATTTTTCTGAAGAAGGTGTTTTAGACTATAAGTGGATTATATCTTCTCCGTATGAGGTAGATAGCGGCGGAGTTTGGCTTGAGCATTTGGGAAGTGCTGAAAGTTTACGTTCAAGATTTTCGATAGATGGGGCTTTTATTATAGATGTATATTTTGATGGTTTTAGCGACTATTCTAGTGGAGAAGCTTCAGTAGTTTTAAAAGCAGTGTTTAAAAATAATACTTATTATAATGATGTTTATGTAAAACATCGGTTTGATAATCACTATGTTTATGCTTCTCATGGTTATAAAAGCGGCGGTGTTGGTAGTGTATCAGGAGGATTACGTATAGAAAGAACAGATTCTGTTTTTTATTTTTATTATAGAAAATACGGAACTACCTGGTGTGAAATTGGTTCATATGATTATGGTTATGATTATATTTATCCTGTAGATGTGAAAGTTTATCTTTATGGTGATAACAGTTTTAGTTTAAGAATAAAAAAGATTTTATTAACAAAGGGGGTAGGTATAGCAGATACTGATTTAGAGTTGTTAGAATCTCCCGGTATTAGTACTTTATTTGTACGTGGTAGAAAATTTATTAATGAAGATAGTTACGGTGTTGTTAATAGTGAGTTGGTTTCTAAACTCGACTATCCTTTTAGTTTTTCATGGATAGGAGGTGTTAGTTCTTCAATCCCCGCTGGCGGATTTTTAATTAATAAACCGTATAGTATAGGTTTAACATACAAAGAGAAGGATCTATCTTTGTGTTGGTTTAGTGAGTATTTTGTTGAACTTAAAATAGATAGTGTTTTATCATATAGTAGTGATGTTAATACTGTATCTAGTGTATCAGTAGGAAATTATAATATAGATAAGCAGCTGTTTACTAATACATCTGACCAAACAATAAAAGCAATTTATAAATCGAGATATGATGTAAATACAATTATTGATGAAACTTTTAAAGCCGGAGAAGGAACATTTAATACTTCATTTAGCGGATCTGGTTTTGTAGAGTATATGAGTGATGATTTTACAGGTAATGATGGCGATTTATATGATCAAACCTTGTGGTCTGGTTCAACTTCTAATATAGAGATAAAAAATAATAAGCTTCATGTAAAATATTGTGCTGAACATATTTATATTGATACTAAATATACGCCTGTTGGAGATTTTAATGTTCAGGTAGATTTTGAGTTAGGCAATTATTACTATTCGTCTGAATTGTCTCAGCAACTTGTTATTTATTTTGAGAATGGAAACCGCTTTGATATTAGAAGACAGGGGACTCATTCTAATTGTGGATATAAAACAACTATTTGTATAGATGGTGACTGGACTACTTTGGCACAATATGCAGCACAAAATGATGATTTTGGAAAAATTAGAATAATTAAAAAAGAAAATATATTTTCTTCATATTTTTTGCAAAAAAATCAGTGGTTTCGTCTTGTTGATTGGATGGTGCCAGAGGATGTTAATGTATCATATATTAGATTAGAGCACAGTTCTTGGGATGGTAGCTCGAAATTAGAATGTTATTTTGATAATTTTGTAATTAATGATGACTTGAATTCATATTGTGATGTTGTTATAGATGGAAATTATTCGTATGTTAATGATAATTATATAAAGTTAGAAGGTGGAAATATTCGTACAAATAAAATAATACGTTCAGCCGGTGTTATTACATTTGAATGTTCTTTTACTATAGAAGATTATAATAATAGTTATAGTGCTGGTTTTGTTGTTTGTAATACCCCTTTTCGTAGTGCTTATTATGATCATACTGGGGAAAGTATTTATATTAGTTATGATGCCGGTGTATTTAGACTTTATATTGATGGTTATTCTTATAGTCGTATATATGATGGCGATAATAGGTTGTTTTATCCTGTATATGGTCGGCCTTATATGATAGGTGTTAAATTTGTACCAGGAACTGGGACTATAATTTATTGGCAAGGTCCTACTAATGGTTATTTAGTATTAGATTATATTATAAATGGTGATTTATATGCTTGGTGGGGTAATTTGTATGGCAAGGGAACCTACGGTAATCAAGTTACTACAGTTCATAGATTTAGATGTTTTGAAGATAGAATTTTATATAGAGAATTAAAAAGAGATTGGTTGTTTTCTGTTGGGGCTAATGATAATTTTAATCTTTCTGATGGTAGGTCTCCAAATTTAAAAAGGTGGGCAGTTAGCGGTGATCCTAGAATATATAATAGTTCTTTGAAGCTAATGTCAGTTAATGGAGATAAAATACAGTCAAATATATTTTTCTGTGCTCCTTTTGAAGTAGTTTTAAGCTATAATGATTTATCGTTTGATTTTGTAAACGGTTTAGCTCTGTCTTTAAATGTAGAAGCGTATGATAGTTATAAAGATAGGATATTTGGTGTATCTAAATTTAAAGTTGGGTATAATGATGGGACTGCTTCTTGGGTAAATTATTATTGTAGTGGATCATCCGGCAATTCTTCTATTTACCACGTTTCAAATGTTAGTAATAGAAAATTGAAAATAATAAATGACGGTTATAATATACAATATTTTTTAAGTGATGGTGATGATTGGATAGTTATATTATCGCAGGATTGTGCTAAACAATATTATTATAAAGTGTCTGTGGAAGGAACAGGTCCAGGTGTTATAGCTTATTTGGATAGTATTACTGTTGATAGTGAAGAATTTATGACACCAGCAGATGCTGTAGCATTAGTTCCTACAGCATGGAAATTTTCACCAACAAATAAAGCATATCAAGATATTATATATGTTAATTTGAATGAGTTAGTAGATAAGTGTAGATATTTTTTTGTTGATTCTGTTGTTAAAATAGACAATTCAATATTTTTGTCTTATATTGAAATAAATGAAGATTTGGTAAAATTTGATGGGGCAAAAGTAGTTGGTGATAATTATATTACTCTAACTTCTGCTATATCTGAAGCTTCGAATGGGGAAATTATTTATGTATTGCCTGGTACTTATAGCATAGGTGGTTATACAATTAGTAAAAATATTATAATAATTGGTGTTGGTAATTATAGTGATATAAATATAGTTATAAGTGGAAGTTCAGTAAAATTAAATGGATGTGAGGTGATATTTAAGAATATAACAATAACAGAGCAGTTGCCGACTAATAATATTTCTTTTAGAACACAAGGTGACAAAGTTAGTTATTTTACAATGGATAATTGTAGGTATGTTGCTACATCAAGTACGTACGTGTTTAAGATCGAAGGCACGCGGTCTTTTTATGTTTATTTAAGAAAGTGTTATTTTTCTGGTCTTTCCTCTTATCGTTTGGCTTATACTGCTAGTGGTTATCTTGATATAATGTTTGATATATTGAATTGTAGAATTAATCTTTCTAGAGATTACTTATTGAAGAGTGGAAATGGATATCAAATGCGATCTGAGATTTATTCAGATTCTTCTTTATATGAACCCATAATCATGGATACAATTCCTGTTTTTGTATTATTTTCTCCACATAATGATACGAATATTTATTTAAATACACCTAACGGTTTAGAAAAAATAGTAAGAAGTAAAAAGAATGCATTTAATTATTTATCTTTTGGTAATACCCCTGGCGGGGTTACTTTTTATGGCGGTGATAATAACTATTATTTTTCTGAATATTTCATGCCTCCGGTTGACGCTAGTTTTAAATTATTTATTCAGGGATATGTAGATACAATAAGAGTATTTGATAGGTATCAAACATATAATGAGACTTTAAATAATATTAATATTATAGATAATCTGGGTATTAGTTTAAAGTTGGCACATAATAATACAATAGTAGATTATAAAATTTATGAACCAATAAATCAATATAGTTCTAGTTTAATATTTGGACGTAATACACCTTCTATAATAGACGAATTTATATGGTCAAATATAGAAACAAGTTCTTCAGAGTTATTATTATATTATAATTCCTATTTGGAAAAATTAGGTTATACTAGTTGTAGTATTAGTGACTGTAATATAAAATATAAATTTTTTATAGATTTTGGTTCTAATGTGGGGGTTGGGTTTCTTACCCAGCAACAAGCGCATAACTTTTCAAATGTTATGTATTACTCAGATAACATTGATAATCCTTGTTTATTGACTACTCAATGTTCTTTGTCTGATGCTAGGTGGTATGTCTTGTCTAATAACGTTAGTAAAGATGCTTTTAATTTAGATCCTGGGGTATTTAGTGTTTTTCCAACAATTAGCGGCTGTGAGGATTCGAGATGGGAATATACAGGAGATTCTAAATATATAGATCTTCTTTCGGCTTCAGTATTAAGTGTTAGTTCAACTTTGACAGATGTTTATAATGTTAAATGGAAACGAAATAAAACAGATATAAATGATTATATGGTATCAAGTTTTTCTGATAGTTTGGTAATACATCTGAAACTTTTTGGCGGTGGAGTTTGTGATCGTATTGTTATAAAATCTGGATATAATGTTGGCACTGAGTATGCTGGATATATAACAAAGTGTAGTATAGTTATGGATTCAGTTACTGTATTTGATATAGAAGATAATATTAATTCTACTATAATTGCTGAGTTTGATTCTGTTTCTTTTACTACTATTGATTTAATAATTTATGAAACCAAACAAGTATCAGAGTTTTTTTTCAATAATAATTTGCTTTCGGGTAATGTAGTATTTATAGAATATATTAAGATTTTATCATTTTCTAATGTTAGAAAATTTGATAATACTTTTTGTAATATTTATGAATTAGATAAAACGCTAGCGTTAGAGTCTATTAATTATTCTGAAACAGGGGTGTGCCAACCAAATTATTATTTCAGTAAGCAGTTTGTTAACGAATGTGTGTCGTATTCTGTTCTAGATTTAGATAGTTTGCCTGCGGGTAATTTTACTTCTGTATTAGCTAAAACTGACGGTTTGTATGACTGTGGTTTCATTATAGACGAATATACTGTTAGTGTTTCAGAGGATTTTATAACAGCCTCGGTTGATTCTTGGAGAGTATATTTTGGAGATGTAGAACTTTATGAAGAATTTTTTTATATAAAAGGATGTTCTACTTCTATAGGTGTAAGGTTTTTTAAGAATACTGTTTTTGAAGTAGGTACTTATTATGAAAAATTTGGAATGGATAAAGAATGGTCTATTACAGACGAATTAGTATTAAGAATATATTCATCTAATAACGTTGATAACTTTTATTTATGTATTGGAGATAAAAGAAACGGCACTTACTATAGATGGAATTTAAGTTTAATGAGCGGGTGGAATACTATTAGACTTAATTTTTATAGTAGTTATGTTATTAAGTATGTATTTAATGTTGTTACAGATAGTTTATTATTTAATGATTTAGATATATTTAATGTATGGTTTGGTGGAATTTATTTACATGAATTAGGAATTTTAGTACTTGATAATATTTTTGTTGATAAATCCTCTGTTAAGAATGTTTTGTCGTCTAATAAAGATGCTTTTTGTATGCATTTGTATTATGAGTCTGATTCGGGTAGTGTTCAGTTAGATTATATAACATATTGGGATAGTGATGGTAAGATATTTGGAAATATATTATCAGATAAGGTCTTATTATCAGTGTTTAGTGACGAGTTATGTTTTTCTCTTGTGAACAAGCTATCAGGTGAGTTCGTATTGGGTGTGTACTCTTATAAGCATGATGTTAGAACAGTTAAAAAATTTGGTAAGGCATGTAAGTTTAATGTAAATGATAGAATAAAGCTAAAACTTGATTGGTTTTGTAAAGGCGGGTGTTTTTGGTCAGAATTATATGTTAACGGGTTTATGGTTGGAAGAATTCAGTTTAATATAATAGAAATAATGAAACTAAAAGTTTTTGGTGTTATGGTAGGTGGAAGTCCTGTATATATAACAAGTATTTATAATTCTCTTGGTTTATGCGGACAAGTTAATTATATAAAGATACATTCAAGGAATAGAGAAAACCTATTAGTAAACGATAAACTATTTGTTAAGCATGGAAATGAATATAAAAATTTAGTAGAAAGCTCACCACTATATGTTGGGGAAATACAACCAGCTGAATATATAAAAATTCCAATACGTTATGAGGGAAAAAGCAAAGAATTAAATCAGTTAAATTTGAAAATAAAATGGTCAGGTGTTTATTAGAATGGAAAATATATTTAATTTATATCTAAAAATTGGAAAAAATTAAATGATACTTGATATTTTAAATGATAGTTTTATATATCAAACAGACAGTGATACAATAATACCGTATGTGGATTTGGTAAACGTTCCAATACAAGCGGGAAGTAAAAAATTTCGTTTAAATTTTGATTTTAATATAAATGTTGCATCTGTGTATGTTGGTTTATCGACAACAAGCGGTGTAACAGCTAGTGGATATTATGGTAATATTACAGATCTTGGCTATCCGTGTTGTCATTATTCTTTTAGTCGCTGTCTCGATTTCGTTAATGAAAATTATTTAGATTTAGATTTTGAAAATTATGGGGTTACACCTACTCATGGGGTTGTTTGTAGTGGGATGCTGTGTAGTGGAACATCTTATTTAAAATCAGAACCTTATTTTTTGTTTGGCTGTTCTTATACTTTTTTATTGTATGTTAAGCCTTTTGATTATTTAAGCGGTGTTACGCAGGATAATATGTTTTTTAGAGCGGAAGGTCCTAATGATGAGATTTTAAGTTTAGGAATAAATCAATATAATAATTTATCTTTAATGTTATATAATGGTACATCCGAAGAACTATATAATACTGGCATTACGGTTGTATCTGGAATTTGGAATTTAATATCTTTAAGATGTCAACCAAAAACTAAACTTAGGGTTGGATGTAACGATGCTTTTATTGAGGTAAATAAACCTTGTACTTTTCTTGGAGGAAGTTCTGTAATTTATCTTGGTGGGGCTCCAGGAGTAGGATATTTTAATGGGGTTTTGTCTGACTTTACTTGGTGGTCTGCTTGTTGTGATAATATATTTATAGAAAATGCAATATCTGATCCATTTGTTGCTCTGAATGGACAACGCAGACAAGTAAACACAACAATAACTTCTTCTGGTGTCAGTTTTGATTTAGGTAAAAACTATCCTAGTAGAATATATTTAGAGTTTGATTTTCCTGCGGTAAATAAAATAACAGGTATAACTGTAAATACTTATGATGATAATTATGTGTTAGCTTCTGGTGTTGATACTTTGTTTTGTGGTACAGTTGTTAGGGGGTATACTTCTACAGATTATCCAATTTCTCTTTATAATAATACAGATTATCAAACGTATGCTTATATGTTTGCTTATGATTCAAATAGATATAAAGCTTTATCTATTTCTAATGATGCTATAAATTATTATTCTAATCAGATATCATTACCTAATGATGTATCTTTTACTGTTGGAGAGTTTAATTCTGGAGTAAATAATGAGATAGTTATTAATAATGTTTATAATACAAAGATAGATTGTACCGGCGCTATAGTATTGCACGATAATAGTAGAAAATGTTTGTGGTATTTATCTAAAGATAATTTTGGTTTTTATGATCTTAAAACTGGTTATTTTTATGATAGGACTTATCCATATTTTATTTCAGAAACAAGTATAGTAAACCAAAAACATAACTGGGATTTTGATAATGAAAATAATTGTATTTATTTTATATATTATAAAACAGGTTTATATAAATATAATATAATTACAGATGCATGGTCTTTGTTGCAGTCTTGTTCTACTTCTAATAATGTTTGTGTTTCAATTTCTAGCAAATATGTTTTTTATGCTTATTATCAATCACCTGTTAGCGAAGTGTTCAGATATGACTTGAATACTGGTGTGGTTGATAGTGTAGTTGGTTTTAATGTATCTTCTTTGAAAATAGAAAGTAACAATAATGTATTGTTTGTATTTAACGGTAATACTGTGTTTAAATATGATGTTGATACTTTAGATGTTATATCTGTGTCACAACATATCGGTTTGGAAAATGTATCTGAGATTAAAGATATTTGTGGCTATATTTCAATAGTAACTACTTCTGCAGTATACAGCCTATCTTATTCTCAAGAAGAATGGGGTCTATTATTAAAAGTTTATGATTTTTCTTCTTCGTTTAGTATATCGAATGTTAACAGTTGTGTGCAAAATATAGCATTTGTTAAGTCTAATGTAGTTTATTTAGCAAGACTTTTTCATTATAGATACACAGACAAAGATGTTAATATTATTAATAATTATAATAATACTTTATCTTTATTGCCTCTTTCTACACCAAGGTATAAGATTGTTTGGGCGTGGTTAGATACTGAAGAGGGTGTGCCTGATTTTTATTTAATGTCTAAATTTAGTTTAAGTGAGTCTGTTATATATGGTTTTTCTAGGGATACTACACCGTCAATAGGTACGATGTCTGTTTTCATGTCTTTTAATTCTATTACAAAGAAGTATACAAATTTATCTTCTGTAGTTACAAATAATATAATTGACGTGGAACACGGGTTTTTAGTAGAAACTTATGATTATGTTTATTATATTAATTTTAATAAAGGTCATTATTATAAATATATAATATCTATAGATACTTGGATTCCTATTTCTTCTCCAAAGACATATTCTAGTGTTTCTAATTGTACTATTATATCGGCGGTTTGGGATTTAGATAAAAAAATTTATATTGCTGGGGAAAGTTTAGGTGGCTATGTACATCAAAATTATGATGAGGTTCCTGATAGGTATTATTCTTTTTTTGGATATATAAATGTTGATACAGATATTATACATAGTTTATATTATTTGCCTTATTCATCTGTTGTTGGTAAAAGTAATTCTGGAGAAAACTTATCGCTAGGAGGTACTTCTTTTACATGTGATTTAAATTATAATGTTATTAATAAATTTTTATTTTTGGCTGTTTCTCAGTATACCTCTAGGGCTTTAAGTTATACTTTTGATATGACTGTTCCTACACCTTCTGGCTCGGTTGATTATGTATTTGATTCTTTGGAAGATTTATATGATTATGGTTGTATAATATATAACCCCTGTACTAATAGTAGATTTAACAACCTAATGAATAATTATTATTTTTATACGGGTTATTATTTTAATGTTGACGATTCAGATATACCAGAAAGAGGATCTATATATGCTTGTAGTGTTAGTCAATATTATAATTTTAGGTGGCTTGGTGGTAGTGTTGGTTTTAAAACAGGGTATGAGTTTTCTTTAAATTTTAGGGTTAAAATACCAGATAGGGATACGTATATGCCAATTGTGCTTGATAGTCCGAATGGAGGTAAAGATGGTTTTGAAGTTGGTTTTGATAATAATGATATTATTTCTTGCTGCAGAAAAGGTGAAACAAGTTTAACTTTAGTTTATCCGATGTCGTCTGCTGGAGTATCTAAAGGAGATTGGGTAGATTTTGGTGCTTCATTGTCTTGTGCTAGTGGTACATGTATAAATTTATATATTAATGGCCAGAATATTACATCGTCTAGTATTAGTACTTCATGTTCTGGTTATAATTCTAATTCTATATTACACTTTATGTATACTACAGGGTCTCCGTATAAAAATAGCACCGGTTTTTATCATAATGGATGTAAAGGTAGGCTTACAGAATTTACCTGTTTTAATAGGGTTTTATCTAATCAAGAATTTTTTGATATAAGTTATAATGCTTCTGGGAAATTAATAGCTAGAATTTTAATGGATTATAATGTGATTAATGAATCAAGACTTCCACAAAGTAGTTATAATACTTCAATTCCACCTAATCCACCAGATTATCGCTATGATGGTGTAAAACGTGTTTATAGTATATATGATTATATTTCTGATTATATATATTATTTATCTGATTATACTATGATTAAACTTGATGTTATTACCTCAACACCGCAAGTTACAAATTTGAGGAAGAATTATAACAATAATTGTGATTATAATTTTGAGACTCAAATAATTAAAAATTGTTTTGTGGAAACAACACTTAATACTGTTGCTGGGCAGTCAGTGTATGGTTTAGTTTATATAGGAAGTAACGTATTTGATACTTCAACTAAATATTATGACGTTGGAACCTTTGTTTCTCCTGTTATTGATGTTGGAGAAATTGGAATTATTGCTTATAATTTTGAGTATAGTCTTACAAGAGATGCTTACTTAGAATTTTATATACGTTACGCCAACGATAAACCTGTTGATTTTTGTCATATTTATTATATTGATAATACTAATACTTTTATAGAGTTGTCTTTGGCTACGGGAAAAGTTTTTAACGAGTTTAGTGTTAATCTTTCTAAGTCTTGTGATGTCTATTATGATAATGATGTAATTAAAGTAACAGTCGATGGTTCTGTTTATAATAGTACTAATTATATTACTCCTATAAATGTCTTTGATTTAACCGGATATACTTTGGCAAATGTAGTGAAAACCTGGTTTTCTTACAACGGTTCTTATATTTTGTATTATACTTCTGATAAATATCTTGTTGGTTTTCCACAACATCTCGGAATACCATGTATGAGGGCCAGTGTTGTTTATAGTTCAGTAAACCACGTTTCTTGGGATAAATATGCACAAAGATTGTCGGTTGCTGTTGATGAAGGTGTTTATGTCTATAATTATATGTTAGGTGAAGAAGACTACGTTATTAACGCTTATCGTATATTTAGTATTTATTATGGCAGTGTTGTTATAAAGAATAGCGACAGTTCTGTTTTGCTTAATAAAGATGGTGTATATTATAATTATACAGTTGATGATATCGATTTCAGTAAATGTATAGAATTTGATTATGTCACAGAGTGGATGTATTATGTAACGTTAGGTGGAAATTTAAAGAGAATGCGCTTTGTTGAGTCAAATTCGGGATATGAGCTTGAATTTTTAGACACAGGAATTGATAAAGTTAATGATATATATAAGATTACTTATGATTATGTAATTTTAATTGTAGATTCTAATTTATCTATTTATACTAAGAATAGTTTTATTGCAGTGTCTAATTATCCACTCCCTTATATAAATAGCGGTAATGTTGTATTTTTTGATTATAATCCTACAAATAAAACAACATATTATACTTTGGATTATTTATCTAATAATGATTTGGTGTGGTCTGATTTGCTTGATTGGGTTCCATTAGGATCAAAAAGTTCTGGGTTTGTTATAGGAAAAAGGTATGTTCAATTGAAAGCGGTTTTTAAAGCCGGTTCTAATAGAAACGCTACTCCAATATTAAATAGGATTTATTTTGGTTTGCCAGTTAGGGTGGGGCCTATATTACCACATTCTGCTAAGGATTTTTTTGTGAAATTAAATGTACCACTTGATGATCAAGAAGATATTTATTCTGTAAAACTCATTGCTTTATCTGAAGATATTGTGAGATAATCGTGTATACAATAAAATATTCAGATGACAATTTTTATACAGGGAACATTAGCAATATTTCTGATATTAATTATGTTGATGTTTTTAATTTTAATTGTGATTTTGCTACAGAAAAATCTATAGTGTCAGATTATACTAATAGTAGTGCTTGTTTTTGTTTTTATAAGAATGTTGGTGATCTTCTTTTCCCAACAGGTAGATATAAAAGCAGCGGTGTATCTTTTTCAAATAAAACTTTTTATAATGATTTTGATATTAATCATAATTTAGATATAATGTCTGGTTATAAATCTACTTTTAATTTTTTAGGCCCTTCAGAAGTTTTAATTAGTTTTAATGGTAATTTTGGAATTAAAGTAACGTTTATAGATGTTTATAACCCTGTATTTTCTTTTTGGGTTTATGTTGATGACAGTAATTTATATATAAAAAATAACGAGAGTACTTTGTATAGTTGTTTTTTACAAGAAGCAGGTTTTAGTTTTAAATTTTATAATGGTAAATTAATAATAAATTCTGAAACAATATATATAACTGATAGTTATTTTTTACCTTATAATTTTTTTATATATGGTAACTTTGAAAATATAAATATTAATTCCGAATGTTTTATTCCGATGATTTTAGAAGGTACTGGTAAGGTTATAGATGATATTTATGGAGATGCTTATTGTATAACAGCACAAGAATCTGATTTAGGATATTTAAAATCTAAAGCTAGTAATATATTAACACAATGTGGTGGTTTTGTTTTTGATATTGCTTTTAGGGCTGTTGGTAATTCTATTCCTTTTAGTATTTCTGATGGGGCAATATTTGATGGTTTTAGTTTTATTATGAGTAACCCTAATATATGGACAGAAATCGACGCAGTTAATGAGATTTTTTATGGTAGAATTGTAACAACAAGCGGCGTAATAACGGTTAGTGGTACGGTTTCTTCAATAAATAATTATTATTTTATGAGGTGTTATTATAAAGATAATAAGTTTGGGATTATATTAAACGGCGAGGATATTTATGTTGATTGTGATTGTGTTACAATTTCTGGTGGATATTTAAATATAATAACAAATAATACTTTAATTATAGATTCGTTTGCTTTATATGAAGACAAGTATCCAACACGAGAATCTTATGATGTAATTTTGGATAAGTATGTATCCGTTATTTCTAGTACAGCCCTTATAAAATCACATGAAGTTAATAAGGTTTTGTTTGGTGTTGATAATTTTTATCCAAAAGATTATAATTATATTGGTACAGGTTCTGGTATAAACAATGTTCCAATTATTTTTTCAAATTTTGATTATTATGTTGGTTATTCTATTGCTGGCGGTGAAGTTTGTTTAACTTCTGACTATTTTTATGTCAGTAGACCGCCGTTTAAAGAAGATGTTTATAATTGTTTTGTTTGTGAAAATGATAAGACATTTTTAACTTATTTTTCAGATATAACAGTTTTATCAAGGAAAATAGTAGCAGAAAGTTTTACCAATTATAATTATATAAATGATAATTTTATTACTACAAATTCTGGTTTATATATACGTAATTATTCAAAAGTGTTTGATCCTATTAGTCCAGCCAGTGTTGTAGAATTTTCTAACATTGATTGGGTGAATTCTTTGAGTTTTGGGGTTTTACTTGGTGTTGAGTCTATACCAGTATTTCCAAATATAAATAGTACGGCAGTTGATAGTAGTGGGATTTTATATATAGGTGAGACAACTTTTTCTGGTTTGGACATAAATAGTAATGATTCAATATATTTTTATTTTGATGGTTTTTATGTTTTGATATCTGGATCTAATGTAGGAGTGTTGGCTTCTGGTGTTATTACTTCTGATTACGATTATATGAGATATTTTATAAAGAACGATTGTGAAACGTGGGCTTTTATAGATAAAGTATATATTTCTACGGCACAAAAAAATATAAAAACCTTAACTAATAAATGTTTTGATTATTCATTACCTGAATATTATAACTTGGATGATAGTTATAATGAATTATTTTATAACATAAGTAGTAATGTTCTGTCAAATAAAATAGTTTTGTATGATTGTGCTTTTTATGATTTAGAATGTTCCTTTAGCTCATATCAAGATGTCTCTATTAGTGGAATATTTAATATTAATAATTATAGTTTTTTAGGTATAAGTGATAATTTTGAACGTGGTTTTATAATAGAGAGGTGGAGATTAGTCTGTGATCCTTACGGTGTTTATATTTGTAACCAGCCTGGGTGGATACCTATTTATAACGGTGGAGATACTTATACAAATTTTGGTAGTATTACTAAAATGTTTGATGGTAATATTTCTGAACGTATTTGTAATTATGGGGATGTTTTAACAGATAGTGATTATTTTAGGTTACAGTTTAATGAGGTTTCTTTTGTTGATTCTGTAGATGTATATATTACGTCAGATTATATAAATCCCGAAGACGGGTTCAGTATTTCTTGTGATGTGTTGGCTTATTATGACAGCAGTTGGAATATAGTATTAAACAATTATGTTTCTCCTGTTTTGTCTGGCACTTCTTGGCCAATTAGACATACTATAATAGTACCACCAACAAGGTGTTCAAGAATAAGATTAAATGTAAATAGCAATTGGGATCAAACAGTACCAACAGAAATAAGGCCTTCTTCTTTTTATTATTACGGAGGAACTGCTGTTTGTACAACGAGTGGAGTAACTTGTATACATGTTGCTTTAGATGATGTTTTATATGTGTATTCTGAGTACATGTTAGAAGATAAATTTAGTTTGTCTGTTTCTGGTATTAATTATTATCCTTTTAATTCACAACTATATTTAAGGGATTATTCTGGAAATGAGTGTTATATAAAAACAGATTGGGTAAGTTCTTCTGGATGTAATATAATAGCAAGTTCTTTATATGGAGATATAAGTACCAGCATGTCTGGTATTTCTGGTACTGTTGAATACATTTTTAGTGTTTCTAGATTTTTAGATGTTATTACTCTAACTGGTTATGTTGATGCTTGTAGTGGAACAAATATATATAGTAGTTATTCTTTTTCTTCTGATTGTTTAGGTCTTGAGCTTATATTTTATAATAAAAATTTTCCGCATGCTGTTGGTTCTGGGTGTTTGTTTGGTTTTGAAGCAAATGATTATTTTGTTAATTTTTCTTCTATAGCTGTTGGTTATAAATATACTGCGCTTGATGGTACTGATAATCTTGTTAAAACCGGTGTTGGGTTTAATACTTATCCACCAAACTTGTTTATTGATAAAGTTGCAGGTAGTTACGTAGGACAATCACACAAGGCTTGTTACGAGCTTACGTCTTCTGGTTTTTGTTTATCTTCTGATTTGGTAGATAATAATATTTCTGTTAAAACTTTTGAACAAGTAGTAGGTGGTATACAGCAGGTTTCTAAATTTAATAGGATAAGTTTGTTTTCTGATTATTTGTTTGTTCCAACCTCTCTTTATAAGATTTATCTTGTAGGTAAAAACCAAAAGTATACTTCTTTTTCTAATGTTTCAGGTTTAGTTCAACATGGGGATAAGGTTTATTTTTATCCAGGTAATTATAATGTAATAACAGATAAACAAATATGCATTATAGGAGTTGGACATTCTACAGATATATATATAAGTATAGATAACGCCAGTGCAGGAATAACTGTTATTAATTGTACTACTACAAAATGTAACGGTTCTGGTGTGTTTAATATGTATAATTGTTATGTTTTACCTTGGGATGGCGGATCGGGAGGATCACATGTTATACTTTTGTATACAACTTCTAATATTAATTTTTATAATTGTGATTTATATAATTATAGTCATATGAGTTACCATGATTCAACAGCATTATTATGTAAATGTATAGTATATAGAAGTATTTTTGATAGACTACATGGTTATTATATTACTGTGGTTGATGGATCTACATATTCTACACGAGGGTATTATGGATATGGTCCAGAATTTAATAGAGTTAGAGTTATATCTGGGTTATCCCATGTTGAAAGTGTAAAAGTTTTGAGTTTTTATTATAATTTTATATATAATCATTTTCCGTTATATAACCAAAGTGCAATAGGGTCTGATTTATGTAGTCAATTTATAACAGGAGAAGATGCATATAGTGTCTATTTTTATGGAGATCTCAAAAAATTAAATTCTTTTTCAATGTATTTGTTTGTTCAAGATTTAGATGGATCTATGGAAATTAAAAACTCTTCTGACTTTGTATTAACTATTAATTCTAATGACTTAAGTTGTGGGATTCATCTTATAATGAGGATATATGGGCTTGCCGTAGACATGTCCGTTCCAATATCCCATTCGAATGTTTTTAGGTTAGCTGTTGTTGCTGTTGTTTTTGATGGTGGTTCAATTTCTATTTATTTAAATGGAGCAAAATTGGCTACTAAATATATTATTGTTGTAGATTTCAATGATCCTTCTTCTTATTTAGATGACTCTATTTTGTTTTTTGATGATAGTAAGTTTGTATGTGATGGAAATGGTTTATTATTAAAGGGCGCTGTTTTGTATGAATGTATAGACTTTTTGTTAGGTACTCATATTGAAGAAAAAGGATCTAATAGTTCTGTTCAAATAAGAGTTAATATGGAATTTGATATTTTTCCAATGTTAACTGAGTATCATGGTATTACTAACTATTACGGATATTCTGCATATAGTACAGGTGTTGGTATTTATTTTAATACGAGTTCTTATGAATATAAATATATTTATTTTAAGGCTAATAAGTCATGTAAAACATATAATAATATAACAAAAAAATATATTGGTACTTATAAAATAAAAGATGTACATGGTAATTGTGTTAATGAGTCTGATACTATATATATATCTCCACCTAGGTATGATTCTATAACTTTTAGTGCTGCTAAAATAGATAATTACACATTTGGATATTGTGATATTATAGATCCCTACGGCTATGTTGCTTTGTATTTGTCTTTACCTTTACCTGCGATAGAACGTTCAGACTATTGTTTTGACGCATCTTCTTCGATTATAATGCTTAGTTTTGATTTATCAGCACTTCAGGACATAGGGCCTAATCATTTAATATGTAATGCGTATTATGGATATTATGGAGTTATGTACAATGAAAATGGTATTTTTCATAAATGTATAGAGTGCTGGGGGAGAAGTTATTTTTATATTGAGCATAGCAGTGTATTAAATTTAAATAATAATTTTACAATTGAGTTTTTATTTACACATTTTGATGATAATGGGTTTGATGGAACTCTTTTAACAAAGGGAACTGCTGCTTATAATATAGCATATTGTGTTGGTATAAGTGATAAGCATATACCTTATTTTAAATGGTCTTGGGAAGGTGATAATATAATTTATGCTAATAGACAAATACGGATTGGTGATATAACTTATCTTTGTGTTGTTATTGGAACAAACACTGTATCATTTTATATAAATGGTGAAAACGCAGGAATTAAATATACAGATAAATTAACAATAGTAAATAATTCAGAACGATTAAACATAGTGTCTGGGTATTATTCCGGCTATCACTATAAAAAACAAGTTTGTATTGAAGAGCTGTGTATAACAAGTACAATTAAAACAGAAAATGAAATAATAAATACTTGGAATAAGATAAGTGGTGGTGATAGTGCTCCTTGGATAAAGATTAATAACGTAGTAGTTTCAAGCGACAAACCTATTAAGGTTTCTCCATCTGATAGATTTATAGAATCGGATGGTAAGATAGATGTGTCTAAATGGGAGTACAGGTCATATATAAAACCACAAGCTGAAGAAGGTCTTGTTCTTGATTCTAGATTAACGAAAAAAATTAAATCGAAGGCTATATCGTATAATGTTATATTTGATGTGTCTATATTTTGCGAATTTTTAGAATATAGTATTAATAGAGATTGGTCTATAAAATTTAAGTATAAATTTATTTCTGGAAATTATATAAATATAATTATAAATTATGTTAAATATGATTATATGTATATTAAGTGTGAATATTATTATGATGGTTATAAAAACAATACAATGGAAGAAAGACTTGTTATTTCTCCGTGCGGTATAAGATTTTTTACAGATTATAGTGGGTATACTTATGCACAAATGGGGAATAGTGGGTTTTGGTATACTCTATGGAAGTCACCTCAGAATTTATTCGTTGAAACAAGTGGGTGGTTAGAGGTAATGTTAAATAACGATGATTGGGATTCTTGGTTTGTTGCTAAATTAACTAATTTTTCATCTAAACTTTATTGTGATACAATTTCTGATGGAGTAACAGCACAATTTTATGATTCTATACCTTATGGTCGCGCTTTTTATAGTCAAATATTTGAAAACGTTGCGAATTTAACTTTGGATAATGATGTCTTTGAAATAGATTCTTCTTTTTCTGGTGACAATTGTATTCATTCATTGCAGTTTATAAATGGAAATTTAGATATTTCGCATGTTTTAACTTTAAATAATAATATTTTTGATAATGTTAATTATGATATTTTTAATATAGAAATACTTGTTTATTTAACTTATGATGATACAAAAATAATAGATTTATTTCCGTGGATTAATATAGATGTTAAAGATAAATATTTGTATGTTGTAATGAGAGATAATGATCATATAATAACAGATAGTATATCAGAGTTTTTTAATAATTATATATATATAGCTGTGTCAATAGGAAATCCTGAAACTGTTTTACGTATTAATAAGCAGGTGTTTGTATATGATACAAATTTTACAAAAAGTTTGCCTTATCATTTTTATCCAATAGGTAATAATTTTAGCGGAAGAGTAGTTTATTTTTGTGGATATTATGGTGATTTTGATACTACTGGTTATAATTTTAGAGTATCAAATCTTTCAAGGTATGTTGGTTTTGATTTTTGCGGGAGGAAAGTTTTTGGTAATAATATGGTTACAAGTTTAAATCCTGAATCAACAATTTATAGTTACGATAACCCTTCATATTTGTCTGTTTTAAAGACAATAGCGTGTAGTTTATCTTTTGGAAATAGTTTAGATATGAAGATTTTAGTTAATCCAAATATGTTACAGGCTGTTGTATTTTCAAATATAGTGATAAGGTGTGATTATTCCAACTTGTCTGGAAAAAAAGTTACATCAATAACAGTAGTTGCTACGGAATATAATGTAAGTCATAGTTATTATGATTCTTTTGGTAATATAGGAGAGGGTTCTTTAGTATTTAATTATAATCTAATAGGTACTTGTTATGATAAAAAATCTATATTTTATTTTAATGTTAATAAGGATGTGTTGGAAAAGATATTAAAAGGAACTATAGTTTTAAATATAAAGAATAATGAAACAAATATTATCACAAATATAACTGTATATTTAAATGGAAAATTATCTGTAAATGAAGTTTATGGTTCGTCTTTGTTAGTTTAGGCTGTATAATGATAAAAAATAATTATGACATATTTCCAAAAATTAATGGGGAAGCTGTTAATTTTGTAACTAACAGTTCCAGTAGAATATATAAAAACAATGTACTAGTCTCTGATTTTCCTATTGGTGATTTTTCTAGGTATATAGATACAATAAACGAAGGATTTTATATAAAAGAAAACTTGTGTAAATTCGTTGGAGTTTCATATTTTATAGATGACGCTTATGTTGTTATATCTTCTAGTCTTGGTGGTTGTTTAAAATTTGATTCGAATAATAAAACCAACTTAATTATCAAGCCTACAAACGTTTATAATACAGTTACTTTTGTTTTAGAGTTAACAAATGTATATAATTATTTATTTTTTGTTTGGGATGATAAGTGGGATATAGTTTATAAGGAGGCGGTGTCTGCTGGTGGGCAGGTGTGGTCTGGTAATATTCCAGAAGCTTATTATGTTTTATATATCAACACTAATAATCCTCCTACTACTACTATTGAATATGGAAATGGAGAATCGGATGTTTATACAGAGTCTTTAATAGTTTTTTATGCCGGAAGAAATACAACTATTACTTTTTCAGGATCTGGTACAGAAACAATTTATTTAAGATCTATTGGTGCTGGTGAGTTTTTAGTTAAAACCACAGCAGAAGGTTTATACATGTATTCAAAAAATACAAAGATAGGCCCTTTTAAACTTCCTATTAATACCCCTTGTGTTTTAGATTTTGAATATTTCGTAAATAAAGAAGATACAGATGTGTTTATTTATTGTAATTATTTTTTGATTGGTAGCGGTAAGCTTATTAATTTTCATTTAAATAAAGAAAAACCAATAAATATTAATATATCTTCTATTAATATACAAAGTACTTTGTTTTCGTCAAAAATGTATAGTTGCGGCCTGTTTGTAAGTAAAAAACCATGTCCAGCTTCTGTTTATGATATATGTTGTAGGTCTATAAATTATCCAATTTCAAAATCTAATATATACGATAATGATAATATTTTTATATATAAAACAGATTATGCTGTGTGGGTTTTAGATTATTATAATAACACGTTAATGGTTTTATACGGAGACAGGCTTAAAAGAAGTACAATATCAAGTCTTTATAATAATTTAATGTATGCCCATGATAATTATATAACAACGTCGTATGGATTTTCATTAGATAGGTATCGTATTGTTGATGTTTTGTATAACAATGGTGTTTTTATACTTCTTCTTGAAGATAGATTAGTAATAATAGATAAGTTTGGGGTTGTTCTTAGATATATTTATTGTAAAAATATATCAAAACTTTTTTATATAGATAATTATGTTTTATTTTATGATAAAACACGAGCTAGGCTTTATAGGATTTATTCTAATGATTTTAGAAATTTTGAATTACCGTCTGTATTAATGAATGTTGATTTTGATACAAAATATAAAATATGTCAAGTTGGTGGGCCTTTTTCTGTTGTTAATAATGACTATGTTTCGGTTGTTAAGGAGCAGAGTGTTTTTGGATATAGGCCTTTGTATGATTATTTTGATATTAGGACATATACAATTGATTCTAATACTAAAAGTAATCTTTTATTTGAATATGACTTGGTTCAAAATGCTACAAAATTTACTGGTATTAATACTTTAGCTTGTTATAGAATTTTTGCTAATAACCCCATTGAGGACGGTTTAAAGTGTTTTACTTTGTTTGTCAGTATTAAAGCCATGTCTTTAGAATTTAAAAGATATATAGTAAGGATACCAGAAGTTTTAGATGTGTATATGGAAGATGGAAAATTTAAAGTAGATTTATGCTGTGTAAACACAAAAGTTTCAGTAGAGTGTTTTTGTTTGTTTAATGTTAATGTGTGGTACGATATATATATAACTTATCATTCTAGTACTGGTATTTATATATATGTTAATGGAAATGAAGCTGGTAAAAAAGAATTTAGTTATGATACGGGAGGAACATTAGGACAGAAATATATTACTATAGGTGGTTACGGTTTTGATTCTTATTCTGCATATAAGTTTAAGGGTTTTATTAGAGGAAAGTGTTTTATTTCAAGGTCATTTGTAAATGAAACGGTAGTGCGTGATTTAAATAAAAACGGCGTTAGAGATCCTAAAACATTTTCTGAATATAATACTTACATAGATGCTGCTGGAGTAACTGATTTATTATATGAAAACGGATTAATGTTTGTTGGAACATATGATGGTTTATATATTTATGAAACAACTTCTTTTAAATTAATTAAAATTCTTGGTGCTGGCAGTGCTGTTTTAGATTTAAAGAAATTTAATGATAATGTTTTTGCAAATTTAATAGATATTCCAGCTTCGGGAGAATTAGTAGGTTTACCAGGAAATGTTGTAAAAATAAACGAGGAGTTATATGGAAAAATTTTTTTATCAGGTAATAAAGCCTGTAATTCCTGTATTTATAATGGAAATACCTATGTTGAGTTAGTAAATGGAAGTGCTTTTGTTATAGACGTAAGTGATTATTTTGGAAAAAATACTAATGTTGGTTATTATAATTTAGGTAAATTTTCTATTGATTCTCTTAACAATGAAATACAACTTGTTGGTGAATTTGGGTATGACGAAAAGAACGATGTAGTACTTGGAGATACCTATGCTAACTCTATACTTAGTGATAAAGCTATAGCTTGTTGTACTAGTGAGTGGGGAAGTAGCTCTGCCTATGCAGAAGATGTTTGTATGTCTTCTATTTTATATTACAATGATATTACTAGAAGTTTTTATGATTTGTTTTTAGATATAAAATATCAAAACGAAAGCAATGTATTTGTAAATTTATTTGATATACTTGTGGAATTAAACTATGTTTTGTTATGTCAAAATCCATATGAGTATACTTATAAGTTTATAATTGGAAGGCATGGGGTTATAAATTATCCTTATGAACCTGTTTCCATTAGCATTGCAGAAAGTTTGGCCGGGTTTTTAGGAATATCTCCGTGTAGGTTGTACCATTCTGAAAGTTCATTATTTAATTTATCAAGAATAAAATTTTGTTTTGAAGTTTCTAGTGATAATTTTAAATTATTAAAGGAAAGAAAAACAAAAGTATTAGAAAATTATATAGAATCTTCATCCAGATTTGCTTATGATTTTCGTGGTGGATTAGGAAACGGGGTTAAACATAGAATTGAAGACGGTTTTGTTTTTGGGACTTTTGATGGGAATGCTTATTTTATAAATAACGAGTTTAATGATACTCCGGTATATAATTTTAGTGCAGAGTTTGTATTGCGTTTAACTTCTGTTGAAGAATTTAATCCAATTTTTTCTAAATCAACTAAATCTAAACTTTCTTATGGGTTAGCTTTATATGGTCGCGAATTAAAATTTTTATTTGGGCAGAATGGTATAAATTCTGTTTTAGATTTAGACACATCTATTAATGTTGGTGGGTGGGTGTTTGTTGCTATTTATGTGAGCGATACTTATATTGATATTCTTGTTGATGGTGTTTATAAAAGAATTCCGTTTTATGGTATTATTGATGTAGTAGAGAGCGAGGTGTATGTAGGTTTTGGTATTTCTTTGAATAATAGGGCTTCAAATTTTGTTGGTGATATGTTATATTTCGATATAAATAAATCCGGGTCTTTAGTATCAATTAATTATGATTATTCTATATATATAACTTCTAAAGTTAATGAGAATTTTTATGATGAAGTTGTAAATTTGGATAAGTATTATAATGTTGATAATACTACTTTTAAAATAGCGTCAACTTTTTATTCATCTCCTAGTAATCCACTTACGAGGTTTTTTAGGTTGTATGATTTTTACTTTATAGGCAGTGACAGGATTTGTGAAGTATCTTCCGTTGAAGAAAATTCTATTTTTTCTAGGGCTTTATTAAAAAAAGTTATAAAAATTAATGTTGATACTTTAGATTATGTTTTACATTCTTTTACTGGGTGCTCTGATTTTGCATATGACGGTGTGGGCGGTTTATACAGTATAACAAAAGACAATGAAATAGAGTATAGTTTAGAAAATATATCAAATATAGATAAATTGAAGTATATTACTACGATAAAATATTTAAATAATTTTGTGTTACTTGGAACTATTGGTGGAGTAGTAAAAATAAATAATATTTTTGATGATAATTTAATGAAACAGTATTGGCTTTTTGATAATGGTGTAAATGACATTTTAGTTTCGGATGATAATGTTTATATAGCATCTGGTAAGTCGCTTGGTTTTGTTCAAATAAAATATTTAGAAGATATTTTAGATGGGGTTATTGTTCGTAAAGTTATTCCTGTATATAGTGGTGATTCTGTTATTAAATCTGTTATACAGTGTAATTCTAAAATATATATTTTATCTAATGAGAAAATAATTAATATAACAGATGGTGTTGAGGTGTGTTATTGTGGAAAAGCTAATGGTTTGTTTAATTACAATAATGATGTATTAGTTGTCTATGATAATTATATAAAAAGAGTAAAAGATGATAAAATTATATTGACTATTAGTGAAAAAATAACTGATGTTTCTTATGGTGATTTTCTTGTTGTTAGTTCTTCATCTGGTTTTTATATTTTTGATGACGTTTTTGATGAGTTTAGGATTAATCTTGTCGGGATTGAAGGTATATTAAAGGACTTTGCTCCTGTGTCAAATTACTGTTATCATGTTTATATAAATAATAACCATGTAGTTTATATTTATAGAGACGTTGCTGGGATTAGATTACTTGAATTTGATTTAAATAATAAAATAAAAATTAATGATGTTATTTTGGTAAGTTTAACTGATGGTAGTTTTTCTGATTTTGTTCCTATTACCTTGGATTCTATTGGAAGATAAATGTCTAGCGGAACGAGTATATTAAAAAGCTTAATAGATGCTGTAAACCCAAAAGATAGGGCTTGTGCTGAGCATAAAACCGGTCTATGGAAAGTAGAAAATGTAATAATTGGAACTTCTAAGGGGCTTAAAAAACTTACAAAGATTTTATTTGTTGGATATAGTACAGGGCAACCATTAAATTTAGCAGCTAATTTAAGAAGTTTTGAACAAACAATTAAAGATCTTAATGCTTTTATTGTGTCTGAAGATTTGTTTTTTAATGAAAATCTTAGAGCTTATATTAATACTTTTTTACTTGGAGAAAAAAATTTAAAAAGTTTTATAAGAAATTTTATGTTAGATTTTTTTGATTTAAACTCTTTTTTAAGAATGTGGAAACAGGCAGATAGCGTAGATTTGTTTACAAACATAGACATGATTGAGCCTTTAAATTTAATAGGGGCTTTAAGGGCGAGTAGAAAAGGAACAGACCAATATAAAGGTATAATAAGAGGCTGGTATTACGATGATATAGATTTAAATACTTTAATTCAACCTTATGTTGAAGAATACATAAGTGCTAATATAAAAGCAGTGCTGCCAAAGGATTTATCATCATATATTAAAGTGTGGCCTTATAAAGATTTGTTAGCGAGTTTACAGGGTTGGGCTGTTTTTGATCTTTTAGCAAAAATAGCAGTAAGAGAAGAACGTAGTCTTTTTGTAACTATAGCGGGTCATTATCCAAAAGATCTTCATACTATTATTAAAACAATTAAGTTTGGTAGTTATAATTTATCAGCTGGTATAGTTAATCAGCATATTTTTGATATTACTTCAAAGATTAATTGTTTTAATCGTAGTTATTCTAATTTTGTGTCAACTATTGTATGTGATCCTATTTATTTGTTGAAAGGTTCAATTGTAGGTTGGGCAAATAGAGATCTTTATGCAGTGATAAGTTCTAAAACGTTGCCGCAGTATTTAAATGCTAAGATAATATCCGGTGGCGGGTATAAGAATTTAGATGCAGATATTTTAGGTTTGTTTGGAACAAAACAAAATAAAAATTTATATGCGATAGTATCTGGTTGGAGAAGTCTTGATTTAATATCATCTGTTTTTTCTATAGGCGCCGTTTCTCTTATGGCGAGCATAATATCTACTGGTGGAACTATAGATTTAAAAGCGGATATTAAAGTAAAGGAAATAATATTTAATGAGTTTTACAGGTTTAGTACGGCTAATACTTTTGACCTTAGAGCATATGTTGGATTCTCTTTGTGTACATTAAGAACTCCAAGATCAGCATATAAATCTTTAATGTCTTCTATATTATCGATACCTGTTTATGATTTGAAAGCATTAATAAACGGAATTAAAGTTATGTATAGTGGGACAAAAAACCTCGGTGTTCTAATAAATTATTCTAATAAATATAGCATGTTGTTTAAGTTTTTATCTTTTAAAATGTCTACTTCTATTTCTGATTGCGTTAGATATAAGCCTGCTTTTTCTAAGAATTTATTAAATATTACATTTAAAATAATTAATGGTCAGACAAATTTAAAAGCTTTACTAAAAGCACAACCTCATAATTTATCTTTAGGTGCGACTATAAGATCTAAATTATTAATAATACACGGAAGAAGTAATGAAAAAGTTTTAACTGAGGAGCTTGTTGAAATTGAAGATTGTAAAAAAAGATGGTCTGACTATGTTGATGTTTATTTAAATATAGAAAAACCTCTTTATTATTCAGATGGTAAAGTATTTTCTAAAAATTATAATGATCCTATAATTTCATTTTTGTTTAAGCGTAATTCTAATATAGGTCTTAATTATGAGTATAGTTTAAGACATGATTTATATTTTGATAGTACTGATTCTGCTATAAGATACGGTCTTTTAAAGGTATCAGGAAAAGTTGGTGTCAAAAGACTTACAGCTAAAATTCAACCAGTAGTTAAAAACTTAAAACTAAATGCAAAAATAGAAGGTATAGTAAAAGAACCTATATATTCAGATTCTCCGTTTACATATTTAAAATCTGGGTCTGTATCTTTTATGGGAACATGTATTAATCATGTTCTGCATAAATCAAGAACAAGCGTTTTTAGTGGAATTCAAGATATAAAATGTAATATATCCGCTGTTCCTAATTAGGGGTAAATTCCGAATTGACCAAGTTCTATCCATTCGCTGTTTATTAATACCCAACAGTCAGTAGCTATACCGTTTGTAATATAATCATAAGGTAACCAGCCGTACCCGTTAATTCCCCAACCAGTTCCCCAACTATTTTTTATATAAAAAGCACCAACAGAAGTATAGCTTCCATTGTTTATTTCAACAGTATCATTAAATCCGACAGCTAAAACACAGTGGCCTGTTTCTGTTGTTTCACCCGGTAGTGGATATTTTATGTAGCCATCATCACAGGTGGTTATTGATGAATACATAGAAAATCCAAAGATTACTGGTAATCCTGAAGTTAAATTTACTTTCATATTATATAAAATTTGTGCTGTAGTTGTACCTGTTTTAGACAGATTTACGTAGCTTGTTCCTTGGTAATTTTGTGCTAAACCATGTACAAACGCAGTAGGCTGGTCATCAACACCTTTGGTATAAGGCCAGTATTTTTCTGGCGGCATACCAAATATTACTATAGAGCCAAGAGTAGCCGGAATTGTAGATCCAACATCTCCAGTTAGACCAAGTAATTGTCTGGACATTTTATATAAAAATTTTCTTGAATGTTCTATATAAGTACCATATGTTCTACGTTCTAAATGCTCTAATAAAGAAGCTCCGGCATTGGCTGTGCAAGTTCCTTGGGAGCCCTGATTTTCTATAGGACTGTCAAATTCACTTATATCTACTTGTGGCGGTATTGTTAAACCCTCGTCATCTCCGCAGAAAATACCAGCGCGTTGGTAGGCTTTAAAAACTTTCGGGTTTTCCATCGTGTAGTCTCGAATATCTGGAAGTTGTGGTATCCAACCGCCCTTGATTAATGTGTTTTGTATTTTTATAGAATTAAACATGGTATTATTATCTCCAATATTAGAGTGCTTACTATAATAAAACAGAAAGTTTAGTTTTTATTAATTACTAAAGCTGCTATATCAAAAATATGTGAATGATTAGGAAGTAGTATGTTTATTTTTTTCATAGCAATGTCTTTTTTTGTAATAGGCAGCATGTTATTTTTTTTATCTATAAAACATACTGGAAATCTTCCATCATATTGTGCTAATATTTCCATAAGAGAGGCTACGGTTATAGTTGTTGATAATGCTTTTTTTAAATTTTCTTTTTTAATAGTATTCATTAAAAATTTTAGCGTCAAAAGCTCAAAGACCTTAGCCTTTGTAAGAAACGCTCTCCCCTTTTTGCTAGTATTTAAGTATATTGATAATGAAAAGCAGTTTTAAATTCATAAATACCCTTGTTTAGTTGGCTTTCTGGTATATTTATTAGTATTGGTTTAAATATAACATATGCGCCATATCTATTTGGCAAAGCTTCATAATTTATTGAAAATTTACCGTAATAGCTATCGTTTCCTTTTAATATTTTATTGAATTCTGGTTTATAGTACATCGCTTTAATATCTGGCTCGGTAAGTGTGGTATCTTCTTTGGTTGCAAAAGCTACAGCGGCTATTCTATAGCATTCGTTTGAAAGTAAGATATTATTTGTAGAGGTATGCGATGAATCGTCCCAAGCAGTTAAGTAACAATTGTATATTTCTCCAAAAGTTATATTTATTCTAACAGTATTTTCAAAAGTTAAGTTACTATTTCCCCAAATATAAAGACCAGATGAAGGTAGCTGAGTTATTTCTTTTTTTCTATTTTCCCAGCTGCTAACTGTTAGCGCATATTTATATGAGTTTCCTGCTACTGTTATTTCGTATGGAGAAGAGAACGAATCAGAATCTCCATACTCATTGCAAGATTTAACAAAGTAGTAGTATGTTTTTCCTCTATCTGAAAGGGCGTCTTTAAAGGACAACGTTGTAGTTTTTCCTATGTAGTTGCGTAATCCTGTCTCAGCTTCACTTCTATATACTCTATAGTGTGTTATGTTCATGGTAGATGATATTTCCCAAGTGAATTCAACCTCTTTTTCTATATTTGATATTAGATTAAAGTTATAAGGAACAGCAGATGGCAAAAGATGACTAATGTTGTTTAAATTAAATGTTGTTATATTTTCATTTCCTATTAAAGCGGTACATTCAAAAGGTATATTTTCTGTGTTGTAATGTAAATAAATATCTGTACCAGAAAAGTAACAAGAAGAGTGGTGTCTAAAAGGAATAGGAGAAAAGACCGCTCCGTTTGTTTCTGGATGGTTTCTATTTATACGGCGTATGCTTGTATTACCACAATAATATATGTGTTTTTCGTCTATTTTTATTCCTTTTGAGTATATTTCTTCTGGTAAATATGTAGAAGAGTCCCAATTGTTTGTTGAAATGTTATACAAATATAATCTATTTGACGTTATATAATAAAGTTTGTTGTTATAAAACTCTAGAGAAGAATGCGTTGTTCCATGTTCTGGTATATTGTTTAGTTGTGTTACTGTTCCGCTACTTATAACAAATTTGTAAAAAGAATAATAATTTTTTCCTTTTGCAAAATATATTGTATCTGTGTTATCTGAGCAGGCAAATGTATGTTCTTCAATATCTAAGTTATTTTTTATTGTTGTAATGTTGCTACCGCTTATCGTTGATAATGTTTTATACTCAGGTTGTAATATATACACTGTATTGTTTACACTAAATAAAAACGGAGTTTCTCCAACTGTTTTATTGTCATATATTATAGAACTTGTTCCAGATACAGTGTCTATTAGAGAAATTTCATTTGTTACGCTGTTTTTTGTAAAGTATATTTTATTATTTATGAATAATAGGTTGGATGATTTGTTTGTTTTTGCAGTGTCACTTGGAATTTCAGAAAAAGTATTATTATAATATACATAAGTTGGACATGCATAGTGATCGTTATATACTATAATTCCAGAAGAAGTTGTAGAACACAGTGTTGAGTAAGGGGCGTTAGCTACATACTCTAGATTTAAAGTGTTTAAATCTAAAATTATTTGTTCTGTTGTGTTTATTATATATAGTTCGTTGTTTTTTTCTGCATAGTCTAAAGTGTTGTATAACGAAGAGGGTGTGTTTTTGGAATCTACAATTGACCAGTTCCCACTTCCTGTTGGTTCTTCATACGTTATAAATTTTCCACCGTCCGTAGGTGTAAAATATTGGTTTCCTGTAACTCTTAATTTTCCATTGTGTTTGTAAGTGTATGGAAAAGAAGATGATCTATTTCCTGCTATACCTTCTTGAAACAGTTCTGTATTTTCTGTTTCTGTGTAATATTTTTTAATTGTATTTCCTATTGCTAGAAATAAATTTGTTCCGGATGATGTTATCGAGGTTGTTAATTCCGGAGCAGAGAAATCATCAAGTATTTTGTTTGGTATGTTGTATTTTTTATGTTTTGCTTCAGAAACATCTAAATTTTTAGTATTTCTTATAAAAGAGGCCATGTACACAGTATTGTCTAGATTATAGTATTCTTGTATTGTGTTTAATTTTAAAGTCCCAGAGGTACAGGTTATTTCTTTAACATCGTACTCATCCCAAGATCCCGTATTATATTTGTATACATAAAATTTATAGTTGTATAGATCTGGATCGTATTCTATTTCCTGTTTCCCAAGAAGGTAGTCGTTGCTTCCGTTTTTACATATATAATAATTTACAAATGATTTTCTTGGTACAGAAAGTTTTGTTGTTGTGCCAGAAGCTGTGCTGTAATTGTATAATATTCCATTAGTTACTGAAGCACAATATAAATTGACATCGTTTGGGTCAGATATTATGTAATGTTTGTCTATCGGGTTTATCATCCAGTAATCTGACGTTCCTGTTGATACATCTATTTGTCTACATGTTGGCCCACTACATACAAAACCTAAGTTAGTAGCTGTTGTAAAACTAATATAAATTTTATTATTTAAATAGTATTGACCGTACATACATATATATTTTTCTTGGCTTATAGCATTTATAGTTACTGCTTTATTAACTTCCCAAGTATTGTTTTCTAAACTTGTACATTTATGATCTCTATATGTATATGTATCTACTGGATTTCCTGTGTATGAAATATCCCCGGCTAAATGTATATCACTTCCAGATTTATAAAATAACATATAAAATGATCTGTTTGTACTAGTTTTAGGGGCTACATAAGCAGACCAGGTTCCTTCAGATATGTTATATTTATAATAAAAAGTGTCTCTTGTAGATAATACATAATTATAATATAAACCTAAATATATAATATTACCATCTATAAGCAAACTTCCTGGACATGTTCCTTCATAAGATAGCGGTGCAGGCAAAGAAATGCTTTGTAATACTTCCCAAGTACTTGTTGTTAAATCATATCTCCAAAAATAACCGCATTCTGATATTATTATATATATATGTGTAGAGTTTGCTGCTATTATTGAATCAAAAGCATCTGTTCTTGGTAACGTTGTAAGTACAACCCACTTATTGTTTGTAGTATCATATTTGTATAAATTTTCATCATCAGTTCCATATATATTATTTTCATATTTGCACATTTTTCCATTAAAGAATACGCTACCTGCTTTTGGAACATTTATTTCTGACCACAAGTCCTCGCTTATACTATATTTGTATAAATTTGTTTGAGAATCCCAACTAACGCCTTTATTTAGACTTAAAAACAAGTCTGTGCCGTTTGTAGATAATGTAGTAGACTCGTTTGGTATTGTTGCATCTGTTCCTGATATTGTTGGCGATGTAAGGATGTAATTTTCTTTTGTATTTATGTTTATTTTTGTAAATTTGTTAGAATTTTCAATGTAAGTATATAAATAATTATCTTTTAATATTGAAGAACTTTTGTCTGAAGTTTCATATTTTATAATCATTTGATCATCAGTTTTTGTATCAAGGTCTATTTTGTGTAGGAGTTTTGATGATCTTTCTAATGAAAATAAATGTGTGCTATTACATTCTATAATTGCATTATTAAAATTAAGATTGTAGTATCCGCATGTTGCTATAAAAGTGCTGCTCCATGAATCAGAAGTTGGAATATAACTATAAATATATAAGTTTGGGGGAACAGAGTTTTCACTGTATTTTAGTGTAATTTTTATTGTATCGTCTAAAAAAACGGCTTTTAAAGCGGTTAATGAGGAAGCAGAGGAATAATATTCGTGGTTGCTTTTAGTATTCCATGTTGATGTATCCGTGTTATATTGTATGTTTTTTATTAAGCTGTTTTCTGTGTCTAGATAAAATATGTGTAATGTTCCACTAACGCCAAGCATTGTTACTGGGTAACTTATATTATAAGGACATTGAGATACTAAGTTATATTGTTCTGTAGAAGGATCATATTTGTATAGTTGGTTTGTATTAAAAATATAATTGTACTGTTCCATATATGTAGCACAGCCATTTATTATTATATCTCTTGTTGAGTTTAAAGTACCAGAAGATGTAAAGCTGTTTTTTAAAAAAGAGTCTTCATTTGGTGGAGAGTCAGCATAATCATATTCTGAAATATCTGTTACTACAAACCAGCTGTTGTCATCTATATAAGCATTTCTTGGTAGAGATAGTGACCAGGTTTGGTCTGTATTTACATATATTATGTTTGTTTGATTTTCTACAAATGAGGTATCTGAGGTAACTATGCCTGATATACCAAAAACAGGTCTGTCTATTCCAGTGTTATATGAGAGATCATAAATATTTTGTGCAAAAGCAACTCTGATCATTGTTGCGCCTGATTCATACCAGGTACCTAAATCTGTTTGTGTTGGTATTATGTGCGAACGTAAGCCTGCTGGGCTTGGGCTTGGCATATTAGGTGAAGTGAAAACAATTTTATCAATATTTGTGTTTAGAGATACTGACATGGCACGCCTTTTGTATTAATTTGTATTAATAATGTATGATAATTAAGTTTTGATTTTCTTTCTACTCTTTGTTCAGTAACTATATAATGAGTTTAATGGTTATTGGCACATATATTGCATATATAAATTATAAAAAAATTTATTATTTTATTGATTAAAAAAAAAGGAGAGTGGTGTATTTGTTAACATAAGTTAGCAAAAAAGCACTGGATGTTTTATGGTTAAATTTGATTTCATTATTTCTAATTTGTTATTATTGTCTAAATGTCTTAGTTTTTCTGATATTTCTAAAGATATAAACTGGTTGAATATTTATACAAAAGATGGAAGAGTTTTAATGGCTTCTGGAAAAAAAGTTAGAGTGGTTGTAGATACGCTTATAAATACATCTAGTAATATAGATATTTGTATTGATTGTAATAAATTTATAGAGTATATAAGTTATATTAAAAATTTTGGAAAAGAAGGCACGTGTTCCTTGTTAATAAAAGATAATGTTTTTAAAATAGTTAATAATAATAAAAATAAAATTAAAAATAATCTTTATTTGGAATATATTGAAAAGACTACAACTAAAATAAGAGCTAAAAATTTTAACAAAATAGCATCAATAGATCCAGCGACTGCAAAAGACGGGATGGCTTTTGTCGCAACAGGTGCTGATAATTCTGAAAAATATTCAGCTCAAACCGTAGGAGTTCTTATTGAAAGTAAAAATAAAATGTTTAGATTGGCTGGAACAGATGGTGTAAGATGTTGTATATATACTATAAAAAGTGATCAGTTTTCTGATCATTCTATTGTAATTCCATCTAATACTGCAAGAGCTATTTCTAATATCGCTTCTTTATTAGATAAAAATGCTAATATTTGTTATTCTTCTACTTATTTTGTGTGTGATTTTGGTGCTGTTGTTATTTATTCTCCAAAAATAAATTTGGCTTTTCCTTCGTTAGATTCTTTAATAAATTTTGTTGGTTCTGGTGTTTATGTTAATCGAAATAGTTTTATAAATGTTATTAGGGGTGCAAATATTGATACAAAAGGAAAGCAGGATAATAAAGTAAATCTTACTATTAATAATAATAGGATGAAGATAAATTCTGATGGATTTGATTCAACTTTAGAATTGGATACGGCATTAAACAAGAATGCAATAAACGTTAATGTTTTTTTAAATTCTCTTTTTTTATATAATCTGTGTTCATCGTTTAAAGGTGAAAACATTAATTTACAGTTTGATGGTAATATAATAAAAATTAGTGATGATACTGGAATTAAATTATCATTTATGGCTTTGCTTAAATAAATTAATTGGTGGTATAAGTACTAATGTTGTTTTTGGATGAAAAAACTTGTATTGAATTTTTAGAAAAAAGAGGGTATTGTATATATAAACCTTTTAATATTGAAAATGTACCGAAAAATTGTGTAGAATTAACAAAATATTTTTTTAGTAAGGTCCGTGTTTTTTATGGTATAGATTATTCTTCTATTTTATGGAAAGCAGAGATAGGATATGCAAACACGTTTGTAAAACAAATGTCTCATGATGGCAGTGCTTCTGATAAATTAGCTTTATTTAAATGTAAAACAATTATTGATATGGTTTTTGATAATCTTGATTTTTTTAGTGTTTATTATAGGTTTGATTCATTAAAAATTTTATCATCTAATAAAGGGAGTTGGATAATAGAAAAATGTCTTTCGTTAGATGAAAATGAAATTAATAAAAGAACAGGGTATACAGAAAAAGATTGGAAAGCTTTATATGTAGAATATGAAAGAGCTGTATATAAAAAACCAAATTTAGAAAAAATAAAATCTGAATTGGTAGATATGTTAGGAGAAAAATGTGGCTAAAAGTAAAGTTATTAATAAAGTGCAAGACGTAGATGCAATAATAAGCGCTTTAAATAAAAAAATTGGAATACCTGTAGCTGGTAGGCTTAAAGATTTTAATTTGTCTTATAATGTTAGACACACTGGAAGTTTAGCGGTAGATTTAGCAACAGGTATAGGAGGTCTTGCAACAGGAAGAATGTATGAAATATCGGGTAATTATTCATCAGGTAAAACAACTTTAGCTATGAGTACCTCTAGGTATGTGCAGAAAGAGGACAAATTGTCTTTGTTTTGTGATGCTGAGTGTGCAATAGAAGAATCTTTGTTTAAAGGAATGCATATTAATCCAGAAAAATTAATTTATCAAAGACATTCTATTGGAGAGGTTTTGCTAGAAGGGTGTGAATCATTAATAAAATCTAATATGATTTCTGTTGCAGTTATAGATAGTTTGGCTACGTTGCTTCCTGAAATTGAAGAATCTAAATCATTGTCAGATAATTCTAAGATAGCAGCTAGGGCAGTTTTAATTGGAAAGTTTTTACAAAAGATAAATGCTTTATTACGAGATACAAGCACAACTCTTATTTTAATAAATCAACAAAGGGTTGATATTACAGCTAGCCAGCATTCTCCAGGAGGTCCTGTAATAAAAACAACGGGCGGTTTTGCAGTAGAATTTTTCCCATCATGTAAAATAAAGCTTTTTAGTACACAAAGTAAGAGTAATAATATAGTAGACAATGACGGTAGAATTATAGGGCAAAAGATAAAAATATCAATAACAAAGAATAGACTTGCTCCTCCAAGAACTACTTTTGAAACACATTTAATTTTTGGTAAAGGCTTTGATATTATTAGAGATTTGATAACTATAGCTGTTGATATTGGTGTACTAGAGGTAGGTGGCCCTTGGTATTCTTATAATGGAAAATCATTAGCACAAGGTTTCGATAATCTTCGTAATGTTTTAGTTGAAGATAGGAAACTACTTAATGATATATTGAATAAAGTTCTTCTTTTGTTTGGAATAAGAAATCATAATTATGAGAAAGTTGTAGATGAATATTTGAATCCTGCATATATTGAAAAAACGGATTAATTTTTCAACATTTGATATTTGGATTGGTCTATGAGTTATTTTGAAGATAAAATGTTTAAATGTTTAAAAAGATGTTTTCCGTATTTTAAAATTGAATCTCAATTTTATGTAAATATTAATAAAAATAAATATTTTTATGATTTTTTTATTAAGGAATTAAATGTTTTAGTCGAGTGCCATGGAGAACAACATGTAAAGTTTGTTAAACACTATCATGGGGATATAGTAGGGTTTAATAGACAAAAAATAAGAGATAAAATTAAAGAGGTGTATGCTACTGATAATAATTATATTTTGGTTAGATTTTTTTATAACGAGTTAAAAAAACTATCACCAGAATATGTAAAGGAGAAAATAAATGGGGCTATTGTTAATTAAAGACTGTCCTTCGTTTGTACCATTAAAAGACGGAACAATACTTGGTGATGAAAGGTATTGTGATTTAAGTTTTAAATGTAAACAAACAGGAATGATATCAAAATATGTTGAGTTTATATCTCCAGAAGGAGAAGTTGTTTATGATTTTTTATGTACGGGAAACAAAATAAAAGATAAAAATGAAAATTTAGATTTTGATAAAGCTAAATAATTTTGTGGTGTAATTTTTGCATAGTTTGAGATATGTTTATAAACAATACTGTTAAAATAGGAGATAATTGGTTTGTTGTGAAACCTTACGTTCTTATAAAAAAGATTCCTAGCGGTAAATTTTTAGTTTATCCAAGGCTTGGTGGTGTTAGATGTGTTGCTATTCCAGAAGAAGGCAACTATTTTCTTTTTTCTGAAGAAGGTAAAAAGTTAATTTTTCCAAGGATAACAGAAGTTCTTGATAAATATTTTGGAAATACAGGCTTAGTGTTTGATGGGGAAATAACAACTGTTGATTTAAATAACCAAGAAAGTTTAAAATATAATATATTTGATTCAATTTATTCTGAAGAGTTAATTACAGATATTGCTGTAAAAGAACCACTATATAAAAGGTACAACCGATTATTAGATGTTTTATCTTTAATTCGTTCTGATTTTATAAGTATGGCTTATCATGTTTTGTTAGAAGATAAGAAGGATATTTTGGATTTTTATAAATACTGTTTAGAAGAAGGGTTTGAGAGTATTATATTAAAGAAGTTTTATTCATTGTATGATAAAGAAAATACATGGTTTGAAAAAAAACCAACAAAAGTTTTTAATTTAAGTATTGTTTCTTGTAATGAGGGTGTTGGAAGAAAATCAGGGGTTCTTGGTTCTTTTTCTGTTAATTTTAATGGTCTTATAGAAAAAGTTAGTGGGATGAAGTATTATCAAAGAAAAGAGTTTTGGAAAAATAGAGAAAAGTTGTTGGGTAAAAAAATAGTGGTTGAAGCAGAGGATGTAAAAAAAGATGGAAGTTTAATGTTTCCACGTTTTAAATGTTTTGTTAGTGGAGATTCTGATTATGGACATAAATAAGATAATACAAGGTTCTCTTAATAGAACGGGAATAGGAAAAATTCAGCCGAGCAGTGAAATTATAGATAACGCTCTTTCTTTTAACGTTAGAGATCTCGATACTGTTCCAGAGACAGAAATTACAAAGATGATAGTTGGGGTGTCGCAATATATAATTTATATAACTTTAGAAATAAACAAATTTAAAATACAAAGGGCTGCTTTAGAAAGAGATATAGATGTTGATATTGCAACTTTTGTAGCAAAAAATAATATAGTAAAAGGAACAAAAGCTGAAAAAAGAATGTTAGCTCTTGGGTCTTCTAGTGAGTTGGCAGATAAAGATGAAAAATTGAATCATATTTTAGTGGAGCTTGCTCTACTTGATAATATTGATAAATATCTTGAATTTTATGTTAATGCTTTAAAGAAAGAATTGACTAGAAGAGAAAGAGAACTTGGTTTTAAAGCAAGATGAGTGAATTAAACAAGCAATCAAAAAATTCACACGAGCTCGCCCCAAAGTGCCTTACTGTAGAACAAAATTCTCAAGATAATTCTTGTGAGAATTTCAATAAATTGAGCACTGATATAACTGTAGAACGTGTAATATTGGCTTATTGTATTTATTCATATGATAATTTTATGAATATACTTTCTATTGCTTCTGATGAAGATTTTCTTATACCATTTAACAGGCTGCTTTTTAGAGTTTGTTTTAGTATTTATAAGGACGAGATTAAATCAATAGATAAACTTACATTAGTAAACGAAATTTTAAGTGTAGTTATTTCTAAAAAAAATGATTTTATTGTACAACAGTGTAAGGATTCTGGTGTATTAAATACTGCAAATGTTAATTTGCAAATTGATTCTTTGTATGATATATTAAATTCTTTTGATTTTTTTAATATAGATTTATATATAAAAAGATTTTTAAATACAAGCAAAAAAAATAAGTTATTATTTTATTTAGATAATAAGAGTGATAATGTAAAAAAAGTTTTGACTAATCACGGGGTAAATTATGACGATCTTGTGAATGATGTAGAGCTTGGTATATTAGATTTAATGCAACATAATAGTACCGATGATGATCCTAAAAATATTTTTTCTAATATGGGTTCTTATGTAGAAAAAGTGTTAATCAACCCAGTTGATATGCTTGGAATATCTACAGGATTTCCAATACTTGATGACAGAATTGATGGGCTTGTAAATGGAACACTTAATGTTATAGCTGCTTATAAAAAAGGTGGAAAGTCTTGTTGTTGTATGAATATAGCTTTACATGTAGCTTTTAAACTAGATATTCCAATTTTGTATATAGATACAGAAATGTCAACAGAACAAAATTGTTCACGTATATTATCTAGACTTACAAAAATACCAGAAAAGAAAATAAAAAGAGGTCAATTTAATGATTCAGAAAAAGATTTGGTTATTTTAGCAGCTAAAGTTTTAAAAGAAAAAGAAAATAAAGGAAAATATTTTCATAAATATATGCCTGGATTTACTTTGGAAGCTGTTACTTCTTTGATAAAAAAATTTCATAGTAAACATAATATAGGGTTGGTAATATTTGATTATATTAAATCAGGCGCTCAAGAAGATTTTTCAACAATTAAAGAATACCAGTTGTTAGGTAATACTACAATAGCGTTAAAAGATTTATCTGGGATGTTAAATATACCAATACTTGCTGCTGTTCAACGCGGGCGTAGTGGGGATATTGCTGATAGTGATAGGATAGCTAGATATGCAGATGTTGTTATAATATTGGAAGAAAAAACTAAAGAAGAAATAGAAAAATTAGGTTTTTGTGGTGGGTTACACAAATTTGTAATTAAATATTCTAGACGCGGTGGTGAAACACCAGCAGAGGGTATTGGAGTTCATTTTAGAAAATCAATTTTAAATATTCAAGAATCTGATACACAGTTAATAGATTATAAAGATTACGAAGTACTTGATGAAGAAATGGAAGAAAATAAAGATGTTCTTATTGAAAATGTAAAACCAAAAAAAGATACAAGTAAAATATCAGAGGTCGCAGATTTATGGTAAATTATATTAATTTATCTACTGTTGTTAGCAGTATTGGGTATGATAGGGTTTTAAGCTGGTTAGGGTTTTCTAATATAACTAGTGATTCTTCGTCTCTTCGTGCTCCTTGTATAGTTCATGGTGGAGATAGAAAAGATTCTTTTTGTTTATATAAAAATACTCTTATTTGGAGATGTTTTTCTAACAAATGTAATGAAATATACGGGTCGTCTTTTTTTGATTTAGTTGGAGCTGTGTTTAAATGTTCTTTTAATGAAGCTGTTAATTTGTTTTGTGCGGAATTTGTAATTGATAAGTCTGTTTTTTTTGACGGAAATCTTAGTGATGATGGTAAAAAAGATGCTTTGTTTTTAAGTTATTTAAAAGGATTAACAAAAAAAGATTATAATATTAAAAATATAAAATTAGATACTAAACCCTGTAGTTATTTTTTAAATTCACCACCTATAGGTGGTGGACCGTTTAGTAAAGATACTTTAGATTTTTTTGGAGTGTCTGGAGAATGTTATGTTGACAAATTTGGTGTAACCAGGGCATTAATTCCTATATATGATAGTGATAATGTTTTAGCTGGTTATAGTGCAAGAGATACAAGAAAGGGTATTAAAAAAAGAAAATATTTACTTATTGGGAATATAGCTTCTGGTGATATATTATATAATTTAAACAATGCAAAAAACAGTTTATCCGATTATATTATAGTTGTTGAAGGATTTAAAGCTGTTTGGAGGCTATACGAATATCAATATGATAATGTTGTTTGTTGTATGGGTTCTTTATTAACACCAAATCAAGTTAAACTTCTTATACGCACGTTAAAAAAAGTGGTTTTGTTTTTTGATCCAGATTCAGCAGGAATACAAGGAACAATAATAACAAATAATAAATATGGTTTATTGTTACCATTAATTCCTGTTATTTCTAGTTTTAATGTTGATCCTGCAGATTTGACAAAAGAGGAGGCGGATAGTTTATTATATCAGTATATGAAAAATAATAAAAATATTTTAATATAAAATGATTTGTTTGTTGGTATGGATGTTGCATATAATTTAGTATAGAAATAAAAAAATGGAGGAATAAATTTATGTCCGAAGAAAAACAAGAAGGATACCTTACTGTAACGATGGTTGGGAAAATAGTAGAATCAAATTTAAATTATACTAAAAAAGGAAACCCCTATACTAAAGGTAAAATTGCTATTCCTTTTTTGACAAGAGATGGAGATAAGAAACATAAATTTTATAATTTTATAGTATGGGAAGATTTGGCAGAAACAGTAGCAGAAATTCCAGAAGATGTTCTTGTTAGAATGGAGGGTGATTTAAGAATTAGTAGTTATGACAGTAATTGTCCAGATTGTAATAGTGTTATAAAAAAGTATTGGACAGACATAGTAGTTAATGATGTAGATTTAGTATAAGTAAAGTAGATTTGATGTATTAGTATTTGTTTGTTGTTTGTTTTTTGAAATGACCATATCACTTTAAGAAAGGAGAACGGTGCATTTGTTAACACAAGTTAATAAAAAAGCACTAGTAACAGGTTAATAAAAACACCTTGTTATATTATAAAATGGAAAAAAATAATATTATAAAAGGACAGCCAGGCTTTGTTATTTTACCGTTTAAGGCATATTCTTTTAAACGAATAGTTAGTTCTTACATTATTGATGTACCTTTGCATGGTAAATTTTCAGAGTTGTATCCAGATTTCTTTGAGTTGACAAATAAAGATAAAACTAATGATGATATTGAGGTTGTAATACAAAATGATTTGTATACTTATATAATGTCAGTAAAAGTTATTGAGCTTTTATTTGCAACAGAGAAATATCCTGCGTTAAAAGAAAATCAGATTTTTTCAATAGCTTCAATAACAGTAAACAATAAAGATAAAGTACTATCTGTAGTCGGAGATTTGTTAGAAATTATGGAATAATATATAGGAAAACGATAATGGATTATTATAAAATATTAGAAGTTTCAAGATCGGCATCTGATTCTGATATAAAGAAAGCTTTTCGTAAAAAAGCTATGGAATATCATCCAGATAAGAATGCTGGTGATAAAAAAGCAGAAGAGATGTTTAAAAAAGTTAACGAGGCTTACTCTGTTCTAAGTGATCCCGAAAAAAGAAAGATGTATGATATGGGTATAGACCCTAACAGACAGGGTAGTTCTGGTTTTGATAACCCATTTGGTGGTTTTGGTTTTGGAAGGAATCCTTTTGAAGATATATTTTCTAGTTTTGATATGAATTTTAATAATATATTTCACGGTAAGCGTTCTTCTCAACCAAAAACTACAAATATACGTATTGAAATAACTTTGTATGAAAGTATTTTTGGAGTTGAAAAAAATGTAAAATTTAATTATAGAACTGTATGTAAACATTGTGGTGGTTCTGGTGTAGAAGAATATAGAACTTGCGAAGCTTGTGGTGGTTCTGGCGTTAGAAGAATACAACACGGTCGGAATTCTATAATAACAATGCCTTGCAGTTCTTGTGGGGGTTCGGGTAAGATAGCAACAAAAAAATGTACTTTGTGTAATGGAACCGGTAAAGGTGAAGTTAAAACAAAAGAAACACTAGTGAGTATAAAACCAGGAATAAAACCCGGCCAAAGTATTATTGTAAACGGCGGTGGTGTACCAGACAATTCTGGTAATTTTGGTTCTCTAGTTGTAAATATAGATATAAAATTTCCAAGTAGTTCTTCTTTTTCTGATGAGGATAAAGAAATTTTACGAAAATTATTAAATTAGGAGAAATATTATGAAAATATCTGCTTTATCAGCATCAAGATTAAGAACATGGCTACAATGTAAATATAAATATGGTTGTATTTATCATAAATTTCAGGCCAAACCTGTAAAAGAAAATGAGGATTATTTAACTATGGGTCTTGCTGATCATGCTGCTTTAGAATACGCAGGAAGCTTAGTTAAAACTAAATCATTAAAAAGTTTTGATGAGAACGATATAGATAAAATAGTTAGAGTTTATATGTCTGAGTGTTCTCGTTTAAATATTGGTGATGAAGCTGTTATTTTTGATGGTCTTAATTTGCTTTTATCGAAATTAGATAAATTTGAATTTAATCAAAAGATTATAACATTAGAAAAAAATTTTAAAGTTGAAGTTGCCGGTGTTCCTGTTATAGGGGCTATGGATAAAGTAGTTGAGTTTAACAATAGTACTTTGTGTGTTATAGATTACAAAACATCGCATAGTGTTCTTACTGATAATGAAATTAATGTAGATATTCAGCTTTCTTTGTATGATTCTGCGGCGAGAGTACTCTTTCCTGATTATAGTAAATATATTGTATGTTTAGATTATTTAAGATTTTTTCCAAAATATAGTGAAAGAACAGAAGAACAGAGGTATTCTTTTATTCAATTATTAAAAACTAATTATGAATTAATTTTAAAGGCAAAAAAGAAAGATTTAAAACCAGAGCTTAATAAATTTTGTCCTTGGTGTGAGTATATAAATGTGTGCCCTGCTATAAAAGAAATAAAGGATAATATACCAGATCATCATATTTTTGATGATGAAAATGCTTTGGCAGATGCATATGATAAGATGCGTATTTTGGTTAAAAGTTTAGAGTTAAAAATGAAAGAAATTAAAAGTATTTTAGTTAAAAAAATTAATGCTTCGAATAATAATAAAATAGTTACAGACGAATTCAATATTTTTACAAGACAAATACCCAGGATTAGTTATGATCCTTATGCTTTATATAGTATTGTAGGTGCTGATGATTTAGTTAAATGTGTTAGTGTTGTAAATAAGAAATTAAATGATCTTATTAAAAAGAAGATAATTACTAAAGAAGAGGCAGATGCTATTTCAAATGTTAGTTATACTACTTCTATTTTAGATATTCGTAGGAAGAAAAAATAAATATTATAAATGATTATTGTTAAGGAGAAAGTTTTATGTTTAATCAACCAAGACAACAAAAGAAATTAAAAATTTTGGCTTATTGCGATAGCCCTACTGTGGCGACTGGTTTTGGAACAGTGGCTAAGAATATTTTTACAGGGCTATATGAAACAGGTAAATATGATATTGATATTTTTGCAATTAACTACTGGGGATCACCTGCTCCACCATTAACACAGGTGTTTAATATTTGGCCTGCCGGTTTAAATTCAGAGCATGATCCTTATGGAAGAAAAAAGTTTATGGAAATGGCTAAACATATGGAGTTTGATATCTTGTTTTTTTTGCAAGATTCTTTTATTTTGCAGTTTCTTACAGAATATATTCCGCAATTAAAAGCGCAAGGAAAGAAATTTGTTAGTTTGTGTTATTATCCATGTGACTCTATTATTAAAAAGTCTTGGGCAGAGGCAGTAACTTCGGTTGATATTCCTGTAGCTTATACTCAGTTTGCTAAAGATGCTACATTATTGGCTCTTGGTGATACTGCGACTAAAAAAAATATTAGAGTTATTTATCACGGGGTTAATGATAAAGATTTTTACCCAAGACAGGATCAAGAAGCAGTAGATTTTAGGAAAAGATACTTTGGTCCTCAAGCAGATAAGTTTATTTTTTGTAATTTAAATAGAAATCAACAAAGAAAAGATATTCCAAGATTTATAAGAGCATATAAACAAGTAAAAGAAACTAATTCGAATGTTTTAGCTTATTGTCACATGGCAGTAAGAGATCAGGGGTGGCGATTAGATAAAGTCTGTGAAGTTTTAGGTTTAAGTACTAAAACAGATGTAGTATTTCCACAAAATTTTGGCCCAAATCAGGGATATCCTGTTCCAGTTGTTAATATTTTGTATAATTCTTGTGATTGTGTTGTTAGTACTGCGTTAGGAGAAGGTTTTGGTTTATGTATTTGTAATCATTCAACAATATATACGGAAGAAGGGCTTAAAGAGATTGGAGATATTACAATACAAGATAAAGTTTTGTCTGATGACGGAACTTATAATAAAGTTCGAGCAATAATGTCGAGAGATTTTGATGGTGATCTTTATGAAATAACTACGTGGTTATCTAATATACCATTAAAAACTTCTCCAGAGCATGGTTTTAAAGTTTTTGAAAATGGAGAATATATATGGAAAAAAGCTGAGAATTTAAAAATAGGAGATAATTTATTATTTCCAAAGAAACATTTTGAAACAAAAAGCGAATTAGATATATATGATATAGTTACACAAACTTTAAACGCAAGACAAATATTAAATTTAGAAGAAACAGGGGACATGTTTAGGCTAACTTCTAATTTTATTGAAAATGCTGGTATTTTTATACCTAAAAAAATAAAAATAACAAAAACACTTATGCGTTTATTTGGTTTATATTTGGCTGAAGGGTGCGTTAGTGCTTCTAAAAAAGATAGTATTTTATTTAGTTTTAATAAAAAAGAAACAAATATAATTGAATTTGTAGCGAATGAAATGAAAAAGGTTTTTGGGTTAAATGTTTATTATACAGATAACAAAAGTCGTGGCAATAAATATGGTTGTCAAACTATTAGATTTTATTCGTCTGTTGTTGCAAATTTATTTTATAATTTGTTTGATCATGGGGCTAGAAATAAAAAAATACCATCTATTTTATTGAATCAACCGTTAGAGTATTTAATCGAATTTGTTAATGGTGAGTTTATTGGTGATGGTTGTTATTGTAAAACAGATTATGAGATGACTTTTTCGACTACTTCAAAACACGTAGCTTACGGTCTTAGATTAATTTTAGCAAAGCTAGGAATACTAAGTTCTGTGAGAACTAGTAGGGTTGAATATAAGGTAAATGTTTCTGGTATTTCAAAAAGAAAATTATTAAAAATGTTTAATATAGAACCTAACATTATTTCTGATCGTGTATATAATGGCGAAAAATGTAGTCAAAATAAAAAATATTTACTTTTGCCTATCAAAACAATTAATAAAGTTCCGTATAGGGGAACTCTTGTAGATATTCAAGTCGAAAATACTAATAATTTTGTAGCAGAAAATATGATAGTTCATAACTCTTGGATTGAAGGTATGGCAACAAAAAAACCCGTTATTATGCCAAATAATACAATGATTCCTGAATTAATAAATGATGATATAGCTTATTTGGTAGATTCAGGAACAAATGAAAATTTATATACTATTTTACCAAACGATAATGAGGTTTTAAGACCTTTAGTTGATATAGATCATCTTGTTAAAGTTATGAATCATGTTATAAATAATCCAGAAGAGGCTAAAGAAAAAGCAGAGGCGGCTTATAAGTATGTTATAAATAATTTAACCTGGGAACGTAGTATTGTACCTAAATGGATTAATTTATTTAATGAAGCATCTAATATATTTAAATCACAGTTTACAGTAACAAATACTGAAGTAATTAAACCGTTTAAATCTGTGAGTATTTAATATTTTGGGGATACAAGTTTTCAAGATTTGGCATAGAAATTGCGTACAATAAAATAAAGTTATATTAAAAGGATTTTTATATGAGTAAAAAAATTGCAGAAATACCTTATGGTGATTATTGTTATACATCTCTTGGATTTAAAGACGGTAAATACAAAATAAAACCGTGTCCATATTGGGAGTATGGTGAAGATGACGATGGTTGTTCTTATGGTTATTGTCATTATTTAGAAAAAAAGGATTATGTTTTGTTATGGGATATGGTCAAAATATGTGGAATAAACGAACTTGATGATGAACAAATTTAGTCACGTAATTCCCGGCCTTCGATCGTGGGTGTATCATTAGAAATTTATAAAGGCTAATTAACTGTTGCTGATACATTAACATTTTAAAAAAAACAAGATCGATAGAGACATTAATGGCACTCGCAACATTTTATTGCGAGTTTTGGGAGATGCCCCCATCACTCTGAAAAAGGAGAGTGGTGCATTTGTTAACGTAAGTTAACAAAAAAGCATCGGATTTAATTATGTTAAAAATAAAATATTGGGGTTCTATACTAGACGGTAGTGGTTATGGTTCTTGTGCTAGACATTATATAAAAGCTTTGATAGAACAAGGTGTTGATCTTACATTATCACCTGTTAGTTTTGAACAACAACGGCCAGATCTTGGAAAACTTGGAGATTATTTATCAAGTTATATAAACAGGCGAATAGATTATGATGTTAATTTAATACATTTAACTCCAGAACACTATCCTTTATATAGAGAAGAAGGAAAAATAAATATAGGATATACTGTATGGGAGACTGATAAGATACCACATGATTGGATAAATTATTGTAATAGCATGGATGCTATACTTGTTCCGTGTAAGTGGAATGTTGAAGTATTTAGTAATAGTGGGGTGACTGTTCCTATATATTGTGTTCCTCACATTATAGATACCACGCAGTTTAATGGCATTGGTAAATTTATTATGAATGGCCCACAAAAAGATGATTATATTTTTTATTCTGTGTTTCAGATGGTTGAAAAGAAAGACCCAGTTTCTCTTCTTAGAGCATATTGGCATGCTTTTAGTGGTGAAGACAACGTAGCGTTGGTTCTTAAGGTTTATAGGTATGGTTATTCAGAACAGGAACAAAATATTGTTATACAAACAATTAAAAAAATAAAGGAAAGTATAATACTTCCAAAAGGAAAAAATTATGCTAGAGTGTATTTAATATTAGATATATTATCTAATAGAGAAATATTAGAATTACATAAGTTTGGTGATTGTTTTGTTAGTTTGAACAGAGGAGAAGGTTTTGGATTACCTATTGCTGAAGCATCTGCGGTTGGGAATCCTTCTATAGTAACTGGATATGGCGGAGTAAATCAATTTTTAAATAAAAATAATAGTTATTTAATTGATTATGTTTTAACTCCTGTGTTTGGAATGATTAATACTCCTTGGTATGTTTCAGATCAGTGTTGGGCACAAGCTGATGTTAAACAAGCTTCTGATATAATGAAGTATATATATGAACATAAAAACGAGGCTAAAAAAACGGGTTTATCTGCTAAAGAACATGTAATTAAATATTTTAATTATCAGATTATAGGCCAGTTATATATTGAAACTTTAAAAAAAGTTGTAGGAGCTAAAAAATAGTTATGAAAAAAATTTATATGAATAAGGCAACTATTGAAGATTTTGATAATATAGAAATAGGAGATTGGATTGAAGGTATTGGTAATGTTTTGAGTCAATATGAGTTAGAAGTAATTCGTAGGTTTGCTAAGGCTTTTTTTAAAACAACCGGAGATTGATACAATGAGTATAATAAGGAGACATCCGGAAGTTGTTGCAACTTTTTTAGTTTGTCCAAACTGTAAAGGAGATGTTTGGAAAGTTTGTGATAATTTTTCAATAATGTGTGTACATTGTAAAACAGTTTTTGAGTTTAAACCCAAAGCCTCTATGTATAATTGGAAACGTAAACTAGATAAAATATAGAGTTTTATAAAAATATACAGTTTTTAGGAGTAGTTAAAGTGGCTACACAAATACTTATGCGACCAGTATATAATCGGCCAGAAATGCTTTATCTTAGCATAGAAGCAGAAATTGAAGCAAGAAATTATTATAAGTTTTCAGACAGCTTACTTACTTTGTTTATTATAGAACATGGCGCAGACCCAATATGTATAGATATTATAAAACAGTACCCAGCAAAAAGTTATTGTATTTTTAGACAAACAAAATTAGGACTAACTACTAATATATTAGAGGGATTTAAAGACGCTTTTAATTTGACAAGTGATTATGTTTTATACATAGAAGATGACGTGTTGCCTCATAAAACTTTTTTTAAATATTTAGATATAATATTAAATATGCCTGAAATAGAAAAAGCAAGTATAATATCTTCGTTTAATAAAGATGATAATGGAGATGTCCATGTACTTTATAAAGGGTATCATTATGCAGCCATTTGTACGACAATATTTAAAAAGTTTTATTTGGATTATGTTTATCCTAATTCTTTACCAAGATATTATAATGATACATATGGATATATAGCACATCTCGATAAGCAGTATAAAGGCAATAAATTATATAAATATCAGAAACTTGCTCATGTAGAGCAAGCCGGATTGATAAATAGATGTGTTGATATAAATCATATACAAGAGGATGGTTATGTTATTATGCCGGAAGTTAACCGCTCTCAGCACATAGGGTTTACTGGAAAAAATAGGCCGGGTGGTGTTATTCCAGGCAAATCTTTTTATAGTCGTTTAGAGAATTTACGTGAAATTATTTTAGATGCCAATAAACTTTATAAGGCTTCTGCTACTCCGCAATATAACGATTACAAAGTTTTTAGCCCAAAATTAGAGAATTGGACAGGAAGTTTAAGATTTGCTAAAAAATAATTGTTAAATTGGCGTTTTACCCCTTTGGGTATGTTTTAAATACTATTTCTAAAAGGAGTTTTATTATGAAAACTGAAGGTCGTGATTTTATGAATGAATTTACAAGGTTAAAGGGTTTAAGTTCTAGAATGGTTGGATTATATAGGTTGGTAGTAGAACAACAATCTGAAAGTTCAATAGGTGATATATATATTGAAGATCCAAAAGAATCATTCGATGAGCTTAAAAATTGTATTATTAGCGAAGTAAGAAATAAAGTAAAATCTGAAAAAATAATAGAAAATATTATTAAAAATGCAAATAAAGAACAAGGTTCTCTAAATGAAATTTTGTTTTCATCTCTTCCGTTTTTTCCAAAACAAACATTGCTTATCAGAGTTGGTAATGCTGTAGAATCTGCTATTAGAAAATATCTTACGTCTAAATACGAAGATGTTTCTAGTGAAATTAGTCCGTTAATAAAAGGTTTTTTAGATAGAACTGTTCAATTAGATGTTGCAATACGCAAAGATAATACTTATTTTATTAGTGAACTTAAATATAATTTTAATTTAGATACAGAAAAGACAGCTAAAGTAATAGAAAAATTAGATCTTTTAAGTATTGCTTTAAAAAAGTTTTATAATAAAAATAATATTAATACAAAGGTTAGTTTTGTATCTTTAAGATATCCACATGTTGATGATATAGTAAAATTAAATTCTGATTTTAAAGCTATTAAAAAGCAGTATATTGTTGGATATGTTGATTTCTTTAAGTTTTTTAATATAAATGTAACTAAAGAAGAGTGGGAAGCTTTTCATGCTACTTTGGGTGATGAGTTACTACAAACATATTTTAGTATACTTAACAAAGATAAATCAGAACAAAAAATTAAATATGCTATTTAGCATTTAGGATTGTTAATTTGAACCCGATAATTAAGTGGAGTGGTGGCAAAAGTAGAGAAATAGCTCGCTTTTGTCGCCATTACCCAAAAACTTTTGATAGGTATATAGAACCTTTTGTTGGGGGCGGTTCTGTCTTTTTTGATTTAAATTTTGAAAAAAATGTCATTGCTGATGTGCACGAGGAATTAATAAATTTTTATCAACAAATTAAGGAAGGAAACGCTCTTGAAATATATAGAACGGTTTGTAAATGGGATATAGATGAGGCTTTTTATTATTTTGTAAGAGACGAAATGGATGTTAAAACTAAAATTGAAGAAGCAAGTAGATTTTTTTATTTACGTAAAACAGCTTTTAGAGGCATGCTAAGGTATAATAAAAGTGGTAAATTTAATATACCGTGGGGGCGTTATAAAACAGTAAATTACGAATTAATAAAAGACTCAAGATACACTGAATTATTAAAACGAACCGATGTAAAACTAGCTTCTTTTGAAAAAATTTTTAATGAATATAATGATGAAAACAATTTTGTTTTTTTAGATCCACCATATGATTCTGTATTTAAAAATTATGGTTATTGCCAGTTTGGTAAAGAACACCAAGAAAGGTTAGCTGATTTATTTAAATCTACTAAAAACAAATGTCTAATGATTATAGGCGATAGCGAACTAATAAGAAGACTTTATAGTGGGTACATTGTAGATTCTTATTTTAAGAAATATATGTTTAAAATTCATTCTGGTAGGATAAGTGGAGATAGCGGAAATCAACATTTAATAATTAAAAACTACCATTAAAGGGGTATAGAATTGAAAAAAGAAAACAAGAAGTGTTGAATATAATTAATAAAATGATTAAATTATCAGAACCAATTTATTATGAAGACATTAACAAATTCTATGCTGCATTGGATAAAAATAAACTATTAAGTGCAGAAAAAGATATGCAAAAATTGGGTATAGCCTATTATTTTATACGTGATAATGATGGGGATCTTGTTTTTAATTATGATGACGTAGGCATTAGTACTCTGTCTATAATTGCTACTATAACTGATTGTTTATGTGATGAGAGGCTGGGTTTTATAATTGAAGACGATGGGTTGATAACTGGTGTGTGTTGGTCGGATTTTACAGATGATAGAAAAAAAAATAAAGACAATACTTAAAATTAAATCTTCATCTATAGCTCTTGATTATATCAAGAAAAAAAATATGTCAAAGAAAATATTTAATAAACTGTTTGATAAAGATTTAGAAAAAATAACTAATGAAATAAATGATATTATAAAATAAAATATGAATAAAAAATTATTATTTTTATCAGCCGAAGGAATAGGAAATTGTTGTCAACTTATTCCATGTCTTCGTACTATAAAAGAAGTTTTAGGGTATAATATTGATTATTATCACGTATTTGGTAATTTTTTCATTCCTAAAGTGATTCCTTATGTTAATGAGTGGTATGTTGGTAATCAAGCTAATCACATTAATCCTAATAATTATATAGGAATGGTGTCTACATATTGGACTCAAAGACATGTTAAACTTTTTTTAAATATTGGAATGAAATTATTAGCAGGTATTTATCCTTTAAGTATGGATATCTCTGAAGTAGATACATATATGCAAATTGCGAGAGATTTGGGAGTCAAAGAAAGAGATTTAATTTGGCACGGTAATTGTTTATATAACAAAGTAGACAGACAGTACGACATAGTAATAGCAAATGGTTACAATCCGCACGGTAGCGCTGATTGGAGTATAAAAAGTTACCCTTATTATGAAAAAGTAGTAAAGCTATTAAATAAAAAATATAAAATATGTTCTATTGGTTCTAAACAAGAGTATGTTAAAGGAACATACGATGAGACTGGATTATCTTTGTTAGATTCTTTGGGAGTAATAAAGAATAGTAAGTTACTAATTTCAAATGATAGTGGCATGTATCACTGTGCTAATGCTTTAGAGATACCTAATATAGTAATTTTTACAGCAACTAGTATAAAGAAAAATTTTGATTTGAGGTTTCACAAATATTCAACCGTTATTAAAAGAAATGATTTGAAATGCCAACCGTGTCAGGGTAATCGTGGTTGGAAAAATTGTAAAATTTGGAAATGTAGAGAAATAGATCCACAAACAATAGTTAATGTTGTTAAAGAAATAATTTAGTATGAGAATTTGTCATGTTAGATTATATAAAAACGCAAGTTAGAAAATTTTTTAGTAGATTGGAAGAAATATAAATGAATTTTCTTATGCTAAGAGGCCAGGTTCCTCAAGATAGAGATCCGCAAGAAATCGTATTTGATAAAATTGAAGACTGTGATGATGTTTGGACACAATTGATTTTTTCTATATTAAAAAAAGGAGATAAGGCAGAACTTTGGTATTGGGGCGGGAATCGTGAAAAAAAATTTACCTTTAATTTCACGGAGAGGTGGATTCCTAATTTTCAAACCTATAAAAGTGTTTTTATTCCTGATGTTATTTTTTGTCGTGGCGGTTTCAAAGAATATCATAGCATATTGAAACAATTCCCCACTTCTTTTAAAATACGCTATGGCGCTGGAAGAAGATATTTGCCATGTCAAGGATTTTATGATTATGATTTAATTTTACAAGATTCTATTGAACAATTAAAAATATGTAAACAAAGATTTCCACGAATACCCAGCAGTCTATTTATAAAACCGGCCCCAGATAATTTATTTTATCCATATCCTGAAATAAAAAAAGAATATGATATTTGTTTTCCAGCTAACGGGAGTCAAAACTTTAAAGGACATGCTTTTGTATATAATACCTTACCACCGCGGTTTACATTACTTAATCTTGGAAATAACCCACGTAATTTTAAATACCCGAATAACGTAACATCTTATAGAGTATTAAAATCAGAAATGCCAAAACACATAGCTAAATGTAAAATGGGTATTATTGCTGTTGATTCTGAAATAGACAGTTGTCCACGCGTTATTGCTGAAATGTTGGCCTGTGGGTTACCAATAGTAGTATTGGATACAGTAAGATTTTGGAGGGATAAATATATAAACTCTCTAGTTAATCCGAGAAGTCGGTGGGCTACAGGCGAGTTGGTTACTAAAGATAATTTTTGGACAGCGGTACAATATGTTCTTGATAATTTAAATAAATATAATCCAAGAGAGTATTATAAAGAAAATCTTTCTTTGGAAATAGCTGCTAAATTTTTAAGGGAAAAAATAAATGTACTTGGCGTTTAATTGTTTAAATAGCGGACTTGGAAATAGCGGCGGCTCGAAAACAACTATTATGTGTGCTAAAGTTTTAGAAGATTTAGGCCACAAATGTGATATAGTAGCAACTGTAGACAATTTTACGTGGTTTGAGCATAAGTCTGTTATTAATTATATACCAGAAAATTTGGATGTCATAGTAGCAACAGCGTGTACGACAGTGCAAAGCACATTACAAGCCAATGTACCAAAAAAAGCCTATTATATTAGAGGTTTTGAGACTTGGGTAATGAAAGAACAAGAATTAATTGCAGGTTATAATTCTGGGCTGTTTAATATAACAAATTCATATGGATTACAAAGAAAATTAAAAAAACTTGGTGTCGAATCTGTAGTTATCCACCAAGGAGTAGATATCGAACAGTGGGAAGATAGAAATTTTAGACCAAAAAACAAAATAAGAATTGGGTGTTTGTATCAAAAAAAACCCACAAAAAGATGGGTAGATTTTATTAAATTGGCCGAAGCGTTAGGGTCTAAAAATTATGAATATGTAGGGTTTGGTACAGAGATGCGTAAAGATTCTTTTCTTGATTATTTTGTTTGTTCTCCTACACACGAACAACTAGTTGATTTGTACAGTTCATGTCACATATGGTTTGCCCCTACTGAACTTGAAGGTCTTTTTAATGTAGCAATGGAGGCTGCATTATGTGGTTGTTTAATTGTTTGTAATAACATAAAGACAAATGGTATGGTATTAGATTATGCCTTTGGTGATACAGCTATGATATATAAATTTGGTAATTTAGATAATGCAGTAAAATTGATAGAAAATCCTGATTGGTCGTTAATTAATAATATGCAAAAACTTATTGTTAATAAAATAGGAAATAGAAAGACAAATATGCAAAAATTTATTAAATGTATTGAGCAGATGTAATGTGTAACAAAATGGCATTTACGACAACAGCGTTATCTAGACCAGAAATATTAGAGCAGACGTATAAATCTTTTTTTACTAATATAGAAGGTATAAATATATCTAAATGTATTTTATATATTAATATAGATCCTGTACCTAATAGTAAATTACAACAAAATACTTTAGCAGTAGCAAAAAAATATTTTAATAATGTAATTTATAGATTGCCTAAACAACCAAATTTTACAGATGCAGTTAATTGGTGTTGGTCTAGCGCAGAAACACCTTATATTTTTCAGCTTGAAGATGATTGGGTATTACTTGAAAAAATAAATATTAATAACATATTTAATTTGTTTGATAAGACGGGGGCATTGGAGGTAATTTTAAGAGCCTATACTACTAGGTATACTAAACTTGCCCTTAGCCCGAGTGTTTGGAAATATGATTTATATAAAGTTTTTGCTGGAAAATTAGATGTTAGTAAGAATCCTGAAGTACAGTTGAGGAGTAGTAGGTTTGCAGAAAAATTTACTAAGAAAAATATTATAACAGTTGGTAAGAATATTATTGTTAAAGATATTGGTAGAAAATGGTTAGAGCTTAAAGGGTTAAAAAAGCCAATAAAATTTAATTTTATACAGTATTAGAAAAAAAAATAAAATAAAGATATAACACATAGAAATGTTTGTTAAACATCATAGTAAATTAAATAATTGGGGGGACAAAATAGGTCCTATTTTATTTGAATGCATATCAGGAATTAAACCTAAAGCTGTAGGTATGTCTTTTGAAAACATTGAAAAAAAAGATGTTTATTTAATAGTTGGCAGTATTCTTCAAAGAGCAGATCCTTATTCTATTATATGGGGGCCTGGTTTTATTACAGAATCGAGTAAAATTATATATAAACCAAAGGAAATTTACGCAGTAAGGGGGCCACTTACTATTAAAAAATTAAAAGAGCAGGGGTATACTTGTAACGTTTATGGTGATCCAGTTTTACTTTATCCGAGATTTTATACACCTGTTAGTGTTAAGAAAAAATATAAATTGGGGGTTATTCCTCATTTTATAGATAAAAATTCTGAATTTTTAAATAAATTTAGAGGAATTTCTGATATTTTAATTATAGATATTCAGGAAGATATTAATGTTTTTGTTGATAAAGTTTGTAGTTGTGAGTTAATAGCGTCGAGTTCTTTACACGGTATCATAGTCTCTGATGCTTATAATATACCCTCAATATGGATTGAATTGTCTTCTAAGGTAAAGGGTAATGGTTTTAAATTTAGAGATTACTTTGAGTCTGTACACAGAGAAGAAAAGTTACCACTAGTGATTAATGAAAATACTACATTACAACAGGTTTATGATAAATTTAAAGATTATGTTCTTGATATAGATATAGATAGATTGTATAATGTTTGTCCTTTTAAAAAAGTAGCGAGGTAAAACATGAAAGTAGTTTTTATTTATTTACCACATGATTTTTTAAACCAACCCGATGCGCAAGCGCCTTTAGGGTTAATGTATTTGGCTGCAGTATTAGAACAAAACGATATAGACGTAGAGATAAAAAATTATTCTTCTTATTCTAAGAAAACAGCCATAGAAGATCTTTCTGAAGCAGATATGTATGGAATAACAACTACCTGTCTTGAGTTACCTGTTGCTAATGAGTTTTCAAAATTGATAAAAATTAAATATCCCAATGCCAAAGTAGTTCTTGGTGGTCCAGGTACTATATCGAAAGAGTTTGTAGATTTTAAAGTAGTAGATTCTATTTGTGTGGGTGAGGGAGAAATAACTATTTTAAATATTATTAAGGATATAAAGAAAAACAAATTACAACAAGTTTATCAGGGGGAACCTGTAAAAGATCTTAATACTATTCCTTTACCAGCAAGACATTTATTAGATTTTCAAGGCGGAAATATTTTTATCTTTAATAAAAACTATCGTGAGGGTGGTAGTACAATAATTTTGACTTCAAGGGGCTGTCCTTTTTCTTGTGCTTTTTGTTGTGCTTCTAAATTCACATATAGAAAAGTAAGATATAGAACTGCCCAATCAATATATGATGAAATGCGTGAAGTGATAGATAATTTTGGAATAACACAATTTAGGTTTTCAGACGACATGTTTACGGCGAGTCGCCAACATGTTGAAAGTGTGTGTAAAAAAATTAAAAGTCTTGATGTTGTATGGCGAATATCTTGTAGAGTAAACCCATTTGATGAAGATATGGCTAAAATTATGTATGATGCTGGATGTGTTGAGGCTTCTTTTGGTGTTGAAAGTTTTGATGATAATGTTTTAAAAATATTAAACAAGAAAACTACCGCAAAAGATAATGTCAGGGCGTTAGAAATATGTGCTAAGGTTGGTTTAAAAACAAGAATATTATTTATGATAAGAACGCCCGGTCAAACAAAACACACCGTACCTATTAATATTAAATATTTACAGGAAGTGCCTTATGATATTATTGCATGTACTTCTTTTGTTCCAATTCCAGGATGTGATGTATGGTATAACCCATTGAAGTATAATATAGAAATTCTTAGTAGAGATCTTAATGATTATAATTTTTATTTTTTTGGTCCAGATGGTGTTAATAAATTAAAACCCCTCATTAAAATTAGAGATAGAAGTCTTGAAGAATTTCAAGAAGAATCTGAATATTTTAGAAAGTGGATACAAGCTACAGGTAAAGTTAATAAAGGATAAATAATGGCCATATTAAAAGAAACACAAAAAGAGAGGGATTTAGAATTGGCGGAAATATTAAATAAACCCTTGAATTATATACAACAACTTAGTATTTGTACACCAGATTCTATTAGAATATTTAATGAAAAAGGGGTTATTGAGACAGAGAAAGATTTCTTATCTTTGTATCAAGAATATAATTATTTAGATTTGGATGCATATTTAAAAACTATGATGTTTACAAGTGTGATGCGTAGAGGAGCGACGCTTAAAAAACTAATAAATGATACGTCAAACAAAGAGTGTTTGGATTTTGGAAGCGGCGTTGGTACACACGCTATTGCTTTGTTGGAAAATGGAAATGATGTAGATATTCTTGATGTGAAAGGTCCGCTATTAAAATTTGCTAGAGCAAGAATTAAAAAACGTGGATTTAAAGTCAATGTGTTTTATCATGATTCTGTATTACCAAAAAACAAATATGATGTAATTATTTGTTCAGATGTATTAGAACATGTTTATAACCCCTTAAAGGAATTTGAAAGGATATGCTTATCTATTAAACAAAATGGTAAATTATTTTTAGAGGTGAGTAGAAAAATTAAACCATCATCTGGACATTTTGCACATTCGATAAGTTTATGGAAAAAAGAAGGCGTTACTATTTTAAACAAATTATTTAAAAAAATAGATGAGAATTTATACATAAAAAAATGATTACGGCAAATTTAATTCAAGGCAATAACTGTAATATATCACCTGATGCTTATGTTGGTTTTAAAGAACACGGTGGGAAAATAATACTTGGTAACAATGTAAGAATAATGCATAATTGTGTTATAAGAACCTGTACAGGAATAATAAACATAGGTAATAACGTAAGTATAGGTTATTATTGTGTTATGCACGGTATGGGAGGAATAGAAATAGGAGACAATGTTTTATTTAGTCCAAATGTTCATATATATGCACAAGATCATGGAGTAGCAATTAATCAACTTATAATGAAACAAAAAAATATACCAAAACATGTTATAATAGGTAGTGACGTGTGGATCGGTGCAAATACTGTTGTGTGTGGTGGTGTTAAAATAGGAAATGGGTGTGTTATAGGGGCCGGAAGTGTTGTTACAAAAAATATTCCTGATTATGGAATTTGGGCAGGGAATCCAGTAAGGAAAATAGGAGAACGTGTATGAAAATATTATATTTTACTGATAAATATACCTTTAATACTTATGGTACAAAGAGATCTATATATGAAGAAGTCAAAAATAAGGGATATGATATTATTTGGGTAGATAAAAGTAAAATTATAAGTGTTTTAAATTTAATTGATAGATTGAACCCAGATCAAATTTGGTTATCTCATTCTGGTTTAGTACTTCCTTATGGTATTAAAAAACAAATTAAAATTCCAATTATTGGTTTTGGTTTTAGTGATCCTTATTATTTTTCTTCGGAAAGATTTAAAAGTTATGACGTTTATGTAACAAATCATTATGAGACTTTTGAAAAGTATAAAACAGTAATACCAGTACACTATAATCAAACAGCTTGTGATTTTAAGTATCACAAAAATTTATATTTAAAAAAAGATATAGATGTTTCTTTAATTGGGTGTGGTTTACATCCAAGATTTAAGAATAAAAAGGAACGCCTTGAAATAGTTAAAGATATAAATAACACTGTAAGTTGTAATTTACAGGTTTACGGTTCGGGATGGTTTAGTGCAAGTTATACACATAAAGCAATAACAGGTAGTGAATTTCTTAATGTAATTAACAGAAGTAAAATAGGTTTAGATATACAGGATTTTTTTTCACCTTTAGCACATAGAATGTTTGAGTATTCAGCCTGTGCTACTCCGGTTATAACAAGAGAAAGAGATGAGGTTTTTAAAGTATTTGAAAAAGATAAAGAAATTTTAACATATAAAAACAAAAAAGATTTAAAAGAAAAATTAAATTATTATTTAAAAAATGCAGACCTGTTAACAGAAATAGGAGTAAATGCAGCTAACAGGTGTAAAAAAGAGCATGATGTATCTTTTAGAGTTGCCGGTATTCTTGATTTTTTAAAAAAGAATGTGGCATAATTATTGCATAAAATATTTGTATGAAAAAAAAAAAATAAAACAAAATAAACGAAAAATATGTACCAAAGAAACACCTTGTGATGGTAAAGGCCGTTGGGCACATCCGGATGCGGTGTTAAAATATGATGATGTAGATGTTTTATGGTATGAGTGCCCTATTTGTGGGACGTATTTTGCTGAGACACAACCTAATTAGTAAGAGAAAATAGTCATGAAAAAAATATTTATTTTATTAGTTTTTGTTTTGTTTTTATTTGTTGTTCCTGCTAATTCATCAGAACTTTGTACTGATTGTGCAGATATTTGTACGGTAACAAAAGTAATAGATGGGGATACTATTAAAGCTGAATGTGTATTTAGAGGCAGATCTACAATTAGATTAAATACTATAGATTCTTTTGAATCTCGTAGGTTTCCTAGGGCGTACAAACAGGCAAAAACTTACAATATAACAATAGATGAAGTAATAAATAGAGGAAAAAAAGCAAAGAAAATAACAAGTACTTTGGTTTTAAATAAACACGTTGTACTTTTTTTTAGAGAACATAAATACGGACGCTATGGTAGAATGTTGGCAGATATTTTTATTGTTATAGACGGAAAATGGACAAATTTAAACAATTTTCTTTTAATTAAACACCCCGATGTGTTTTTTAAATATGGAAAATAGTTAATTATAGTTAGAGATTTGCATGGAATTAATAAAGTCTTTAAAAAGAAATGAAGGTTTTAGAGGAATGCCTTATAAATGTGTGAGAGGGAAACTTACTATAGGATACGGCTGTAGGCTTCCTATTAGTAGAAAAGAGGCGGAGTTAATTCTTGAAAATAGAGTTTCTATAATTAAAAAAAGATTACAAAGAAGGCTTTCCAATGTCTGGGCTGATTTACCAGAAAATGTCAAAGAAGTATTAATAGAAATGGCATATCAAATGGGGGTTGCTGGGTTGTTTAAGTTTAAAAAAACTATAAGATATATACGTGCTAAAAATTTTGAGGCGGCTGCAGAAGAAATGCTTGATAGTCAATGGGCAAGATGCTACAAATCAAGAGCACGAAAATTATCAAGAAAAATGAAAGGAAATAGGAGATAAAAAAAATGGTTACACCAGAAATGATTCCAAACGTTGATCAGTATTTAATAGACGCTATTACGTATGTCAGTGTATTCGTAACTAGCAATCCAATAACTATTGGTGCTGTTTTAGCAGTATTAAAGGCTATTGCAAAAGTTACAAAAAGCACTAAAGATGATAGGGTTTATACGTTATTGGTTAATAGCTTGAATAAACTTGTTCCTGGTAGATATAATACTAGTAAAAAAATAACATCTAAAAGAAAAAGAACCGTTTAGTTGTTGGTTGGAGCAAATTATGGAACTAGTATTGTATGATGATTTAGAAGAATTTATCAAAGACATAGTTAAATTTTTAGTAATAGAAAATAAAAATGTTGAAAAACTTTTAAAAGAATTTAAACAATTAAAAGTAATAACAATATTTTTTGATGCTGAAGATGGTAAATTTTTATGCTATATGTGGTTGAAAAATAAAAAGATAAAAAAATACGAGATAATAGATTCTATAACTTGTGGGTGGGCACAGTATTGTGGCATAGATGATGCAGATACTTTGACAAATCTTAAAACCTGTTCTTTAGTTAATTATTCGATTTTAGAAGGTTTAAATTTGTAAATGGATAAAACAAAATATTCAAATATAAAATTAATAGTTTTAAGTGTTGATGGCGTGTTTACCGACGGTAAAGGTGCTTATAAATGCGATGGAAGTATTATATCGAAAAATTTTTTAGATAAAGATTTTAAATCTTTATCTAAGCTTCGTGAATTTTTTAATATCATTATTTTGTCTAGCGAAGAACATATAAATAGAGGCGTGTTTAAGAAAAAAGGATTTAAATTTTATTGTTCAAAAAATAAAAAGAAAATGTTAAAACAAATATTAAGAGAAAGAAGTACAATGCCTGATGAATGTATTTACGTTGGGGATGACTTGTTAGATTTGCCATGTGTTAGGTTAATTCCTAATTCATTTTGCCCAAAAGATGCTTTCTACGAGGTTAAAGAGATTGCAACGGTTTTATCAGCTAATGGCGGTACTGGTGTAATTTATGAGTTGTATAAAGTTTTGTTTCAAGAAATAATTCTTAGATATAAATTTTATCAAAAACTACCGTAAAACCAAGGAGCTTTAGCCTTTGAATACGAGGCGACAATATTTGGCATGTTAATTGCATAAACTAATAGCACGAGTTGATAGAATTCGACAGGAATGAAAAACTGTGTTTTCAATTTCAACT